ATTTTGGAAATTTTTTTGACAAAAGTATGATCAAAACTGTTTTTTAAAATTTCCAAAATCCAAGACCCAAAAAACACAAAAAACCCAAAAAAACGAGAGTCCACTCCACATCACCTTTTTCTCAAATTGAAGATTTTAATCGATGTTTTTAACTATTTTAATAATATTTTAGTATTTATGGTTTAAAATGAATGTGTGGGTGGACTTAGTTTTGTCTCGAGAAAATCAATTTTCCAATGTGTAAGTATATTTTGTTATAAATGAATCGATAAAACTAATTATTTCATTATAACAAAATATACTTACACAGAATATATAATCTATTCTCTTCCTCATATTTCAGCAGTTATAATACACCATAAAAAGCTGTCCGTATTACATTTAATGTTTTTTTATTAAACACAATTGTTATTTCATGCTTTATATTCATATACTTATCTTTATTTTCTTTAACATGATTTATTAAACTATCTGGATAATTATATTTGTTTAAAAACTTTATAAAATCAACCAAAGAAATACCTAAATATTGAATAAAAAATTCCTTATCATTCTTATTATGAATACAAATATCTTTACATTTATACAACTTTAATAACTCCTTACAATTTTTAACATTTTCTGATTTTATTGTTTTTGTGTACTCCTCAAAATTATTATAAAAATTAATCTGTTCATCTAATACATAATTACTCTCAAACTCAATACTCCCATCCTTCAAAATTGTTTTTCCATAACCAAAAAAAGGCTTTGAATAACTACCCGCTTTATAATATAAATGCACATCTGAATCAACCGGGTTCGAATCTAAATTTATATCAAATGAATGTATAATTAAATCTTTATTCATACACTCTTTATTGTATTCATGTAACGCTTTATTATCATTATCATCATTATTTTCTATACATACTGTAATTAATTCTTCATTTTTATTAGTACTCGTATCAGGTAAATAATGATACATATATAACTCCCATCTCATTTTCCCATCTTTTAATTTACACCCCCATACAACTTTATTATAAATCATACTAGAAACCATAGTTATCGTTTTTAATATATCTTTATTTCCTAAAGCCACAATTGATTCATATAATAATCGCGAAGATGGAAAATTTGATTTATCATCCAATTCATTCACAAATGTATATGTATTATATTCAAATTTAATAGGTTTAGATAATGCCCATGATGACACAACACTATACGGTTTTAAGTATACAAAATCAGATGGTGGATATAATGTTATCTTTTTCTCACCTTCTAATACACATAACAACCCAAAATAATCATCATAATGTAACCCTGTATCATGATAAGCTAGAGAAATCCAAAAATTTTTATCTACTTTATTCTTATCAAATATATCTGGTACTTTTATATCTTTATCTATATACTTGAATAATTCTATATTTAATTTATCCTTAATTGTTCTATACCCAGGTAACGAAATGACATAAGACATATCCTTCTGCTTTAATTCCTTATTTTGTATTTCATCAATATCACTATTCCATATATTAATCTGTTTTTTATTTTTTAAATACTCTTTTATTTTATGTTTAACTTTATCTGTCTGATACGTACTAGATAATTTATGTGGCTCATCTCTCATTTTATAATCAGATTCCTCTGACCAAAAATTTATAGCAATGCTTGGCCCAAGTGTCTCAACCCAATGCCACCAACCTTTAGGAATCCATAAAGACTCTCCCTCTTTTAAATATATCGTTCTAGGAGATGTTAATAAATATGATGGACTTAAATACCAATTATCTTTTGTTATTTGACTAAAATGAGCATAATGATAATCATTTGTTAAATGCCTCTTCATATTTTTATAATCTTCCTTACTCGTAAAATTACAAGATATTACTACAATACAAATTATTAATATAATCAATATTTTATACATATAATATTATACTTCAAAAAAAAAATCTTAATAAAACTTATTTAAACGTTTACGCGTATTTATAGTAAACCATGCTTCAATTTATGAAATCTAGAATTCATTCTATAGAACAACATTTACTTAAAACATCATCCTTACCATCTACTTTTATACAAGCTGTTAAATTACGAAGAGAATATTACGAAAAATTATATAATGTTAATTTTAAAAATATACCCTACCACAACTTCAATTACCAATCGATATACAAAAAAAACTGCGAAAATGTAATTGGATACACATCAGTTCCTATAGGAATCGTAGGACCAATTAACATAAATAATAAAAATACTTTAGTACCACTTGCTACAACAGAAGGTGCTTTAATAGCAAGCATAAACCGTGGATGTAAATGGATTTCACAATCATTACATTCAAAAGAAATCGTCATTACTGATACGGGAATGACACGTTCACCAATTATAAAATGTAAATCCTTACACGAAATATCTGATATCAAAAATTATATACTATCTAATTTTAAATTATTACAAGATTTATTCTCATCAACAACAAATCACGGTAAGCTTAAAGATGTATCTTTCCTTCAAAATGGTCATTATTTACATATACGTTTCGAAGCTACCACCGGAAATGCTATGGGTATGAATATCATCTCTAAAGGTGTAGAATATATCATGACTCACCTTACAGAAAAATTCCCTATCGAATATATAACCATATCCGGAAACACCTGTGTTGATAAAAAAGCTTCCTCTATCAATTTTATTAAAGGACGAGGAAAACATGTTGTGATTAGTATAACTCTACATAATGATAAATTTGAAGAACTATCTAAAATACAAACTAATTCTCTTATTAATTTACATATTCAAAAAAATTTAGTAGGCTCTTCATTATCTGGAACTATTGGAGGTAACAATGCTAATGTATCTAATATTATTTCTGCCTTTTATTTATCCACTGGACAAGACTTGGGTCAAATAGGAACAAGTTCAATGTCTATTTTAAACATCGAAAAAACAAAATGTAAAAAATTTTTAAATATTTCATTAACATTACCATGTCTAGAAATAGGAACTATTGGCGGAGGAACTACATTAGAAACACAACGAAATTGTATCAATATTATCGGCCCCTCTCAAAATGAAATCATAGAAGCACTATCAATAACCATTATAGCTGGAGAATTAAGCCTAATGTCATCATTGTGCAAAGGTGACCTAGTTAAAGCTCATATGAATTTAAATAGAATTAAAACATCCGAAAATAAATAAAGACCGAATAGACATCAAAAACTATTCTAGACTAAGTATATATTGTGATAAATGAATCGATAAAAATAAAATTTTATTAAATATTTTTATTGATAACTTGTAAGTTTACATAAAGAAAGCTTAGATACCTTCTCCTTAAATTCTTTCATTGTAATTCTGTCACATGGTATCAAATTGAAAACACTCTTAAATATATCATTTATAATATCAATGTCTTTTTCATCAAGATTCATTTTATACTTTTTTGAACTAAAGAGTGTTGGTTCTAATTGGTTGTTTTCAAAATAATAGTAACACTTTGCATATAGTTCATCTTTATGTCTATGAGCATACTCCCAAGGCATATAATCAAATACCAAGTTATATAGTACAACACCGCAACACCATACATCAACTTTATCTGGCATATATTCTGTTTGATTATAGTATTCTGGTGGAAAGTATCCTTCTGTACCACATAAATCATACGCATATTCATACTTGTCATTTTTCTTAAATTCAGTAGACTGTCCAAAATCAATTACTTTAACATCTTTACCCTCTTTACCTAACAATATATTTTCAAGCTTAATATCCCTATGTGCAATACCTATATCATGCATATATTCTAATGCGTGTAATACATGATAAAAACTAGTAATTAAATACTCTCCATTTGTACAACTATTCAAATTAAGATAATCAAGTAAATCTGTTCCTATAATATGTTCCAACATTAACAATTTCGATTCTTCATCGATATCAATCGTTCTCATAATATTAGAGTGATTTAACTGGCTTCCTATTTTATATTCATTTAACAACATTTTATTTAAAAAATCATTCTTTTTCTTCATATCTTCCTTGTTATAACATGGACCTAAATCCATTCGTAATTCTTTTATTACAAAACATTTATCACATTCATTGTCATACTCATGACAATGTTTACATTGAAATAATTTAACAATAGCGAAACCTCCATGGCCTAATACCTTTTTACATATAGCACTCTGAAGATGATTGGAATTTTTAAAGTTAAAGTGTCTCATTCTTATCCTTTGTTTGTTATCCTTTACAAAAAAACAATATAAATAATTTTTTCATTTTTTATTAATTTTATCCTTCAAATTTACGCTTGAAATTCTTCACAAATTCCATTAAAACAACACTCTAATTCTCTTAAATCACCCATATATTGATTCGAATAATCAGCTTCTTTAAGTCGTTCTACTAATAGGTCCATAACTGCAAAAAGACCCTTGTATCCTCCAATTTTATAAATTTCTTTACCCATGTCATGTCCCCTTTCAGCAAAAACAATTCTATCATATGAAAAGTCATCATTTCCAAACATCATATCAATAATTTCTTCAATTAATTTGTTATACATTTTGTTAAATTTAATTAACATTTAATTAAATTCAATTTTAAATTGTTACAAATACATCTAATTTTAAATTGTCACGAATACATCTAATTTTAAATTGTTTCTTTACAAGCACCAATGAATTCTTCATAGTCTGATTGATAATCATCTTTGTTTAAATTTCTACATTCTATTTCTAATCTATTTAACAATCTAAACGTTGGTCACATATTTAAAATAGGAGCACCATAAGCCATACCATTTATTACACCTTGAACAATTTTATTAGATGTTAAATTCGTATCTTCTTTACCAGAATATGCCCGATAACCTCTTGTAAAACCATATCCGCCCATACCAATACAAAAAGTTCCATATAATTTTGTTAAAAACGCCATGATTTTTAAAATTAGTTGTTAAATTAAAAATCATTTTACAACACACCTTACATTAATACCCTAATACCTTCCAGAAAAAATTATAAAGTGACAACCAAAAGTCCCATAAAAAACTATTATCTACAACAGTTTGTAATTCATAGTCTTTATAGTCTTCTTCACTTAACGACTCAGACTCAGTAAATTCTGAACTATTAATTTCTTCAACATCCAAATCTGAATCTGATTCTGTTTCTGTATATGTATCTGTATCTGTATCTGTATCTGTTTCTGTCATTTCATCTAATTTACGCTTATAAGAACGTCTTCTTATACATTCAAAAGAATTGTCTGAATTGTCTGCCATATAAGATTCAGTGTCACTGAATGACAGTGAAGTTTGTTTATTAATTCGTCTCCACCATCGTTGAATAATAATTGCTGCATCCGTATCTTTCAAACCCTTGTCTGTTAAAAATGTAATTGGTGGACAATTAAGTGTTGATGTACAATATCTTCCATTTTCTGAATAATACAAGCCCATTTTATGTTTTAAAACAATTTATTTTTAAATTCATTTAATTTTATTTAATTAGTTATAATATAAAATGTCAATTGCATCTCAACCAATTAACCCAGAAAGACGTATTTATAATCTTATTGAAGATAAACCAGATGAAAGAGATATCGTGTTTAACGTAGAAAAACTTAGAGCTGATGTATCTAAATTACCATTAACATATGATTTACGTTCTACTGGATTTGTTCCTCCAATTTTAGATCAAGGTAGTTTAGGCTCATGTGGACCTAATCAAATTAGTAATTCATTACGGTTTTGTTTAAAAAAATTAAAAGCACCAGTTGATTTTCAACCATCTAGACTATTTATTTATTACTTTGCTAGATTAACAGATGGTTCTTCTTTAACTGAAGATTCTGGTATTAGTATTAGAGGAGGATTAAAGACTGTACAAAAGTACGGTGCGTGTAGCGAAAATAACTGGGGATATAATATAACTAAATTTAAGGAGAAACCATCTGATGAAGCTATCAAAGCAGCTCAAAATCATATCACTGGATTTAAGTATATTAGTGTTCCTCAAAATTTGATGAATCTTAAACAAGCATTATTTGGCGGATTTCCAATTATATGCGGTATTCAATTATATACTTCTTTTGAATCTGATAGAGTTAAAAAATCAGGTATTGCACCAATACCTAATCCACAAAAAGAAGCTTTATTAGGTGGTCATTGTGTTGCTATTGTTGGTTACGATGATGTTAGAAAATTTTTCATTCTCGCCAATAGTTGGGGTAATTGGGGTAATAAAGGATATTTTACATTGTCCTACGATTACATCACTAATCCCAAATTAGCATCCAGTTTTTGGATTGTAACATCTTTTAAATAATTGTATTATCTTACCGTGTTATTATTTCTTTTAATTTTTCTATTATTGGAAGTTACCATTATACAAATATAAATCAGCAACAAACACATAAATGCTACTATACCTATTATGGCATAAATATAAGGTAGTAATTGAACTAAAAGCTCTTGTGCAACTTTACTTACAGATAAATTGGCTAGATTACCTATATTATCTAAATTTGGAATTGATGACATATTTATATTATGTCATAAATTTAAACTTTAATCAATTTTAAGTTAAAAATACAGTTATTGGAAATGTTCCATATCTGTACATATCTGTTACATTTACGATATTATTAGTATCTATAATTTTTCCCAATACCTTGCCATTACCATAAACTGTATCAATTTCTACTAAATTTCCATCAAAAATAGTTAATTCATTGTCATTCTTTGCTCTATAATCTGATATAGCATGGGTAACAATGTTTTCTGGTAATTTGTATTTTGATAATAATCTAGCTGAAGTAAATGCATCCTTTAAAATATCTGGTAAATTTTCTGAAATATCTGATAAAGTATATGCTGTAAGTCTATCATCTGTAAAATAAGCTTCATTATCTGTATTATCTATTGAATATATATTGCTTGATATTTTAGATTTGAATTTATTCGATGGGGAAATGACGCCGGGACTAGCTACCATTTGTCCAGCTAATATTCTTGGTATAAATTTTTTAGTTTTGAAAATATTACTTACTGTACTTCCCGTACTTCCTGTACTGTCAGATGAATCTACTCTTCCTTTAAAAGGATTGAAATTTGAAGAAACCTCTGACACTTGAGACATTTGAGATACAGGAGACGTGTAACTAGATATTTCATTTAATTTTTTTTGTAATAAATTTCGCTGTTTTAAAATTAGAGGTCTTGTATTAGTATCAGCTTTTACTAATGCTTTATTCAATTCGTCTAGTTTAATTTCTAATATATGTTGGTCATTTAAATCTTTGAATAAATTATCCATTTTATCAAGTAGTTCTTTCTTTTTTGCTTCATCTAATAGTTGGTCAATTTCTTCAAGGTATTTATCAAACATACCAGGTTTATTCTCACCTTTTCCTCTTTGTACCGTATTATTATTCTTTTCTATAAATCTAATAACGGTTTTAGGAATATCTAGATGACGGTCCTTAATAGTTTTAAGTAACTTGTCTTTTTGTTTTAACGATATCTTACCATTAGCTTTTGATGTAATACTTAACAAATGTTTTATAATAAAACAATATCGCCCTTTCCATTTATGTAAATCTTCAGTGTATCCTGATTGTTCAAGTGCCATTTTACATAAAATCTGACTATGTCCTCTACATATATTAAGTAATTTAGGATTCTTTTCACATGCCTGTGCTAATGTTTTTAAATTTATAGTAAACATATTTATTACATTATACCTATAAAATAATTTCTTGCATTATATTATATTTTAAATGAATAATTGGCGTCTCTCAACATCAAAAATACACGGAGTTGGAATTTTTTCAACTCAAACTCAACCCCCAAACTCATTTATAGATGTAGCTATCGATAATAAAGATAACATTACCTATTTTGGGTCTAAACTTAATCATTCATGGAATCCTACATCTAGATTGATTTATAGTAGAGGTACAAAAACATACGATATTTATAGCATAAAACAAATTAATAAAGGAGATGAAATTACAGTTGATTATACATTTACACCAGATTTTATTGTAAAACCATCACCCAATTGGAGATAAAGATTCGTATGGTGGAGGTAAAGGTTCATATACTGGTAATTGTTCTTGTTCTTGTTGTTCTTTCATAAAATTTTTAAGCATTCTATATATTAATAGACTAGTCCAAATCATAATGTTCACTCAATTTAGTCATAATATATTTTTTAAATATTATGAGTATTTTTCACTTATTTTGAATTAAAAATAATGAGGGCCATAGTCACAGAAAATTTCCTTGAGACCCTTAATATTTCTTCCAGCAATCATATAAACATGCGTCTTTCCATCTTTTCCTTTTCTTGTGTCAAAGTATGCATTATTTCTATGTTTGGAACCATGAGCATCGTTTGCATTTCTAACAATTGTACTATTCTTATCTAACCCATCCCAGCATTGGACATCTTTTTCCTTTTGTCCTTTCTTTTGTTCATCGCAAAAGACATAGGAATGGTTTACGTCTTTATATTCTCCTGATTTATCTTTGCCATTACGTTTATCTAATCTTCCACTTTTGACTTCCATCCATTCTTGAGAATACTCTCCAATAATATCATTTTTCTTAAAGCCTAATGGGCCTGCGAATAATCCATTACCTCCGTTTGGAATACTAGAAGGAGCAACATATAAATTCTCAATTAAAGTTGTATGAATATGACAATATTTTGGATAAATACCAATATGTAATTTACATCTACGATTAGATACTGGATCGATATAAATACACCTCTCGTGACTAGGTTTTGTTTGAGCTACTTTTTCGTAATTACTCTTTTTTGGTGAAGGACTAAAGGGTCTCTTCGCAGTTTTGAAATTGGGAGAACGATATTTCTTATTAGGACTTTTGAATTTTCTTAAACGAGCACCACCGCTTTGCATTTTATATAGTATAAGTATTTAAAAAAAATTTCCAAATTAAAAATATATTTATAGATAACCAAATATATTTATAGATAACCAAATATATTTATAGATAACCAAATATATTTATAGATAACCAAATATATTTATAGATATATACCAAATATTTATTTGTTTGTATATATCATATGAAATTAAAAGTTGGTAACAAATACACTCTTCAACTTAAAGGAGAAAATTTACATGTCAAACTTTTTGAAATTGATGAGGATTTAAAAATTTTATTGTTTACATTTTTAACATCGATTAAACCATTAAGTGCAGATATTATAGTTGATTATACCGGTACATTAAATGACCCTCACTTTTATTCCGGTGAACATAAAGCCACTATAAAAGAAGGTATTAAAGGAAAACATACCTTTACAGAAGAATCTTCAGATAAACCTAAGAAGTCTAAAAAGTCTAAGAAATCTAAAAAGTCTAAAACTTCCAAGAAATCTAAAAAGTCTAACAAGACTAAAAAGTCTAAGTCTGTCAAAAGAAAAACAGTTAAAAGGAAAAGTGTCAAAAGAAAATCAACTAAAACTAAGAAATCTAAGAAATCTAAGAAATCTAAGAAATCTAAAAAGTCTAAGAAATCAAAGTCTGTAAAAAGAAAAACAGTTAAAAGAAAAAGTGTCAAACGGAAATCAACTAAAACTAAGAAATCAAAAAAGTCTAAGAAATCAAAGTCTGTCAAAAGAAAGACAGTTAAAAGGAAAAGTGTTAAAAGAAAATCAACTAAAACTAAAAAGTCTAAAAAGTCTAAAAAGTCTAAAAAGTCTAAAAAGTCTAAAAAGTCTAAGAAATCTAAGAAGTCTAAGAAGTCTAAAACAAAAAAAGCTGAACGCTCTGTAAAGAAACGTTCAGCTCCAAAGGTTAAAAAAAGTAAGAAAACGAAATCAACTTAAAACAAAAACTTATTAAAACATCAAAAAATGTTTTCTACAACATGGTGAATATAAATCTTTTGCGCCTACTAATACGTTATTAGATTCGTTGTCACGAGATTCTGATTTAATTAATTTCGTAAAATTAGCTGGTGTTCCATCTTTACAATAAACACACAAAGCAGATAATTTTACAATTTCATCTGCCAATGGTACTAGATTAATAATACTACCTATTGGTTTCATGTTAAAATCAGATGACAAACCAGCTACAATAAACATTTTATTATTATGTGGAAATGTTAGTTCATAATTAATAAATTCGTATAAATCATTATAAAATTGAGCTTCGTCAATAATAATGATATCAGCATAGTTGTACTTTGATTGAAAAAAAGAATTTGTCTTTAATTCTTCCAATTTATTTATCATCAATGCTGGAAATGTTTTATTATCATGAGTTTTCATTATACCTAACCCTTGTGCATTTATTTCCATATCTGTATGACGCTCTTTATCCAATACACTATTAATTACTAGAATTTTATCAGTGATATACTTTAATCGATTGATTTCAGACAAAAGACTTGAACTTTTTGAACTAAACATTGGTCCAATAATTAATTTAAGATATCCTCCATTAAGTTGATGTAACATGACTACGTTATTAATTAGATTACATAAAATAATTTCAATTTTTGATTAATTATTTTATGTGTATATATTAATTGAAGATGAGAGTACTTTACCTTTTATTTGTAATATTGTGTATATATTTACTTTACACCTTTACACAACCAACACAACCCAAAGAAAAATTTATTAATTCAAATTATAAACGACAAAAATTACCATACAAGGTTAAAGAAGACATCTATATGAATTTCTTGGGTGATCTCAATGATTCTTTCGGAAAGCATCTTAAGGAAGTTAGTAAAGACTCTACTTCACCAATACGACAAAAGGCATTATGTGATGACCGTGTTCGTAAAGAAGTACAATCAAAAGCTTTAAATGAAGCATTTGATAAAGTAATACCAAAGAATATCGATGATTCTGTATTATTTGATAAACACATCCCTAAAATAAGTCAAATACCTTTTACGTTATCAAAACATACAGATAGACAGTGTCCAGATAGAGCATCAGCATTATGTGATTTAACAGACCCTATGTTATATATAAGTCAAAATACACGATTCCCTCCGAGATGGATTTTTAAACCGTATCGTGATACACCATTGCCAAAGCATACTGATTTAAAATGTTGGTCAAATATGAATAATTGTTGTAAAAATAATTTATAATTGTTTTTTAGATAATCTTTATTTTTACGCCTTGTGATACAACTGAATATGTCTAACGTATCCTGTACCAACTGAGCCTCCATCTCTAAATCCGAATCCACAAAAACTACCAGAATTTGTAATATAAGTTGCATTATTTGCGTCACTATAATTAAATATATTGACACCATTCCACCAATAACTCCAAGTATTAGTAGTTCCTTTAGTATAATATACGTAAACACCTTGCCATGCACTCGCTATATATCCAGATGTAGCATAATAAGCTACCTGGGTTCCAGTGCCATTCCGAAGATAAATACCTTGAGCTAAACCACCTCCAGTATAAATTTGAAATGTTAATGTAAAGGCGTTATAACCACCTCCTTCTATAATAGCAGTACTATTTGAACCAACAAAACTAAACAAAGCATCTGCACCACTTCCAGTTGCTATATTAATTTCAAAATACAATGCAAAACTAGAAAAGTCTTGTATACGTAACGTAGAATAGATTTTATTATTTGTACCACCTGTTCCGAAGCCTAATTGGTATTGTTTATCTGGGTCAGTTCCTGTTAAACTTGGTGCGGTTCCGCTGGAATTAACAGTTGTAAATGCACTTACCCAATTATAATAATGTAATAAGCATTTTGCATCAGCAACCCATGTTGTATTAGTATAAGCTAAAGTAGTACCACTTGAATTTTTAAGTGTCATTTGAAATGTTCCTGGCCCGCCAGTATTCGTGACAGTACCCTTTAATAAATTTTGGCCTACATTAAGAGTTGTTGATAAAGTATTTGCTCCATAACCATAATTAGCAACAGAAGAATTATTAATAGATAATGTTAAGGTATCATCTTGGAAAGCGTATATAGTAGTTGGTAAACTTGATCCAGTTGTATTTTGATAAATATAATAAAAGTTAATTGGGTAATTAACAATTGGTGCAATAGTATATTGATAAGGATCTCCATTAGCCCATACTTGTAAAGCACTAATGTCTTGGTTAGTTGTATTTCCTATAATCCCATTTTGTTGAGTTACAGTATATGTACCAGATGGATAATTATATTTTGATGCTGTATAAAATTTACTGAATTTAATTAAAGAATTAGTTGACGGTATACCGTTTGGATTAGATGCTAGAATACTACCAAATGTACCAGTTGTTTTATACTGACTCATACTAATTGGTGCTGTACTTGAAGGTCCACCGAGTTCATTACGAATTTGGCTAAAGGATATGGGTCCGCTATTATGTAAAACCATAATTTATATAATATATGTTGATAAATTAATTTTAAAAATATAAGTCATTAAATTTTTAAAAAGAGAAGGGTAATTTAGATTATTCTCGACTTGAGTTCATTAACTTCTCCCTTAAGTTCTCTAATACATTCAAGTAAAACAGCTACTACGTTTCCGTAATTAACAGATTTAAATCCAGAATTGGGATCAGTTGCTACTAATTCTGGGAATTGTGCTTCAACTTCCTGTGCAATTAATCCAATATGTTTAGTACCAGTATCAATTCTGTTGAAAGATACACCTCTCATGTTATCTATTTTATCTAAACATCCCGATAATTGAACTATATTTTCCTTCAAACGGATATCAGAAAATGCTGTTATATCACCAGATGCATATATATCACCACTTACATGAAGTTTATATCCAGGAGTCACAGTACCAACACCAACGTTACCACCACCAGCGCCCAATGATATATTTCCAGCGTTGTCTTGATTTAAATGTAACATACCTGAACCACCAGAACGAATTTGTAAGGGTCCAATATCATTAAAAAATGATAATCTTGAAGCACCGCTAATTATAATATCTGAATTACCTCTAATAGTTCCATTAACATCAAGTCTATATCCAGGTGCAGCTGTACCTACACCAACATTACCACCAGTTGTAATAATAGACCCAAGTGTGTTGTTGTTAAATGATGCAATTAAACTCACAGGTATAGTTACCTGGTCTGTTCCAGATGATGTACCTTTTGATTGTACTTGGAGTAAAGTATTTCTGTCAGTTGAGTTATTAATAATTTGTATTATGTCTCTTGATACTACAGTTTTTTGTGTATTAAACCCAAAAATTATTGAACCACCGTTATTGGCACTAGGTCTATCGAGAAAGAAATTTGTATTACCAGTTGTACCAACATAAAGAGTATCGTTAGCAGTTTGACTTGTGACATTACCAACCAGAGTATTTACAGTAGCGATACCTGTTACCAACAATGACGCTGATGTCAATGTTGTATGAACAGCATTTGTAACAGTTGTATTTGTTGCATTGAGAATACCTGAACTTACACTTGTAGTTGCTAATAAAGTTGCAGTTGTAAGACCTGTAGTGAATGTGGCTGTTCCAGAACTTAAAGTTGTATGAACAGCATTTGTAACAGTTGTATTTGTTGCATTGAGAATACCTGAACTTACACTTGTAGTTGCAAGGAGTGTTGCGGTTGTAATATTAGTTTCAACCATATTTGTTGATGTGATATTCACAACAGTAAGAGTACCTGCAACATTTAAGTTTCCAGATAAACTTATACTTCCACCAGTCATAGTAGTTGCAGATAACAGACTTGATGAAACTGTACCAAACGAACCAGTTGTAGAAAATAATGTACTAGTTGAGATATTTGTATGAACAGCATTTGTAACAGTTGTATTTGTTGCATTCAGGATACCTGAACTAATACTTGTAGTTGCTAATAAAGTTGCAGTTGTAAGACTAGTTGTAAATATAGCATTTCCAGAACTTAAAGTTGTATGAACAGCATTTGTAACAGTTGTATTAGTTCCTTGAATGGATGCGGAGCTGACGCTTGTTGTAGCTAATAAAGTAGCGGTTGTTATACCGGTTGATGCAATTGCTGAAGTTAAATTTAAGGTTCCAGTGCTTAAAGCAGTGTGAACCGCATTTGTAACAGTTGTATTAGTTCCTTGAATGGATGCTGAGCTGACGCTTGTTGTAGCTAATAAAGTAGCAGTTGTTATACCAGTTGATGCAATAAGTGTTCCAGTGCTTAAGGCAGTATGAACAGCATTTGTAACAGTTGTATTAGTTCCTTGAATGGATGCTGAGCTGATGCTTGTTGTAGCTAATAAAGTAGCGGTTGTTATACCGGTTGATAGGTTTAATGTTCCACTTGAAATATTTGTATTTACAGTATTTGTATTAATAAGTGTTCCTATACTAGATGTAATTAAATTAGCATTTGTTGCAGATACATTAGCAATATTAAAAGTATCATTTTCTACACTTAATGTTTTATCTCCTAGATAAATAGTATTACCAGACAAATATAAGTCTCTCCATTTCAATGAAGACGAGCCTAAATCATATGTTATATCAGTAGAAGGGACTAAATGTCCACCAACGGTTCCTGATGACGCAATAAAAGTCCCAATAGTTGATGAAGTTGCATTTAAATTTGTAAATTGAGCATTACCTGAACTTAAAGATGTATGAACAGCATTTGTAATTGTGCTATTAGTTCCTTGAATACTTCCCGAACTTATACTTGTTGTTGCTAATAAAGTTGCAGTTGTAATACCTGTACTCGCTCTTATTGAACCATTCACATCAAGTGTGAATAATGGTGCATCTGTATTTATACCTACAAGATTATTGACTTGTGATATTTGAGTACTTTCATATATACCAGTATTTATCACGTTACTAGCTGTTGCGCTAATATCTGAAACTGTAACTGGACTTGTAGCACTTTGGTATATTGTGAATGTGCATGTAAATCCTACAGTTGAACCAGTCCCAGATACTCTTACTAGTCTAAACGTCGATACACTCTGAAAAGTTGTCATATCAACTGCCCAGTCATTTTCGCTATATGGTCCAGATGAAAACGGGGCAAGACGTTTCCAATTACCAGCGGTGCTATTAAATTGAATAGGAACAATATATGTTTTAGATTCAGAAGAACCAGTTTCACTGTGAACGATATTTAAATATACTATATATGAACCGTGTGTAGCATTTAAACTACATATTTCAGTAGAGTTATTTACAGTTGTATTGAGTGTTCTATTAAATGTACGAACTATCATTGAACTTGTTGATAAAACATTTGTAATATTTAATGAACCAGTGCTTAATGCAGTATGAACAGCATTTGTAATTGTACTATTAGTTCCTTGAATACTTCCCGAACTTATACTTGTTGTTGCTAATAAAGTTGCAGTTGTAATACCAGTTGATGCAATTGCTGAAGTCAAGTTAAATGTACCTGTGCTTAATGCAGTATGAACAGCATTTGTGACAGTTGTGTTAGTAGCATTAAGAATACCTGAACTGACAGATGTAGTTGCAAGGAGTGTCGCTGTAGTAATATTAGTCTCAACCATATTTGTTGAAGTAATATTCACAACCGTAAGAGTTCCTGCAACATTTAAGTTTCCAGATAAACTAATACTTCCACCAGTCATAGTAGTAGCTGAAACTAAAGTTGATGATACTGTACCAAATGAACCGCGTGTTGCATTTAATGTACCAGTTGATATATTAGTTACGTATAAATTACCTGTACTTAATGCGACTGTATTCGTTGTTCCTGTAACTGTTAAATTTCCAGCTGGCGTAAGTGTCATTAATGTTGTGTATGTATTTACACTTGGATTACCAGCTGAATTTGAATTAGATTTCTGAAATAACATATTTGAAGTAGCGTTTGTTGAAATTGAGGGTGGTTCACCATATTTTTTAACAAGTGCAAGTCGACTTTCTGAACCTGTATCAATATTAATTGCTGAATCATCATTTAATCTCATATTAGTTGTACGTAATGTACCATTAATGTCAAGTGTATAAGCAGGACTTGTAGTTCCGAGACCTACATTACCGGCTGTATAAAATACATCTGTTTCGTTTGTTTGCCAGATTGAAGAACCACTATACAAGGAATTATTTTTGTAGAAATTTCCAGTAAAGTTAATATCACCAGAAACATCTAAGGCGAATGATGGATTAGTATTGGCAATACCAACCTTTGCTCCTACAATTAATTCTTGAGCAACAGATGCGTCACCCATGGCAGTTATGGAACCACCATTTGAGAAATTAGTAAAAGAATTTGCGTTTTCAGCAACTATTCTAGACCCAGGGCCAATTTTGAAAACATTTGAATTATAAACAAGGTCGGTACTAGCTAATGTATTAACTGTGTTTGAATACAACAACGTGTTAGCGATGTATGGACCATTTGTATTATTAATTATACCAACAGAACCTGTAGGAGTTGTACCTATAGGCGCTGTAGTAGTAGCTCTATATCTAATAGTTGTTGTAGACCCTTCCCCATTAGAATTTATATATTGAATTTGTCCAACTCCATTTGTATTTAAACATCTGAAATTGATATTAGTTAGGTCTCCCGTAAAACTTGAAGTTATTGACCACCCAGATGGTTTATATATACCATTGATTTCCCATATGGCGTATTTTGAAATACCGGCAGCGACTGTTATATTAACAAATGCTTTAAAAGAATTTGAAACAGAATTATTAAAAGAAAAATCAGGAATATTAGTCCATTCTGATTTAGATTGATCTAAAATAGCTTGTTGTTCAAAAATTATATCATTTAAATTGGGTGTTATTTTAACGTTGTTTACAGCGACATGACCTGTTACATATGTATCTTGTGTAGATAACCCACCAGACACCATTAATGATGCACTTGATATGCTGGCATTTGTTGTATCATTAATAACAATCTGAGATTGAAATTGAAGAGCGTTGTCGTTGTATTCTGTACGAGACATTAATATAATATACTAAAATATTTTAATTTATTGAATTATGTAATTTAAACGGTGTAGGTTATATACAAACCATTGTTTAGAAATTTAATTATATGATTATTTATCGATACAAAAGTTTAATTAAATTGTAAACTTATTTTAAAAACACATTATATATATAATGAATAACATTGTAGATAATGTATTAATAAATTTAAGAACCAAACGTTATTTAACTCAATATGATTATTTAGAATTGGAATTAGAGGAGACACAATACATGTTTGATAAATATAACAAACAATTCTTAAAGGAATATTATAATGTAGATGAACCCAGTGAATCTAAAATAGTGATTCCAAGTGAATCTGATATAGAAAATATGGAGTTAGGAGAAATTGACACAGAAATACAAGAACCAGAAGAACCAGAAGACATACAACTTAAAAAATTATATAGACTTTTATCATTGAAAACACATCCTGATAAAAATAATGGAAGTCAAGAAAGTAAAGAAATTTTTGCAGAAATAAATAAAGCATACAAGGAGAAAAATATCCTTAAATTATTTAAATTTGCTTTGCAATATAAAATAGAAATAAATTATGTTATCATTGAAAAATGTAGTACATTATTTGAAAATAGTATTAAAGACATGCAAGCTAAAATAGAACATATTAAAAAAACAGTTGCTTGGAATTGGGGAATTTCAAGTGAAGAAGAAAAAGAATTACATAGAGAAATCTTAAAAAGAGCTAATATATGATGGTAAAGCGAATCACCTTAACGGGTCGCATTCGAGAGGACAGCTCTGCAAAAAAAGGACCCGAAGGTCCTAATTACAATTTTATTAACAGTTTAAATTTACAGTTTAAATTTACTTATTTCAAGTTGTTTTGTTCGATTTTCTGGTTCAATATATTTGTATCCTAATTTGTTAAATATTTCTTCTTCACTTTTTAGAATAATAGGTTTTTCTTTTTTATCTAAAAGACTGTATTCATTTAATCGAAGTCCCATTTCAATCGCATCTTTTCTCATTATTATATTCAACTCTTGACTACCAGTAAAATATAATACAGCAAATGGATATTCTTCAATTGAAGTAACAAGAATATCAAGTCTTCTATTAATACGACGTCTTTTCAATTTTACTAATCCCATAAATTTAGATTGACCTAACGCCAATGAACTTTTAATATAATTGTCATCTTTTAACGTTTGAATAACTTGACACATTAGTTCCGAACGCTCCTTTGATGTTGTTTTTCTCCGAAGTGTAACTAGAACATCAATATCTCCTGATTCCTTGACTTTACGACGATAACTACCAACTACTGTTATTTGAATATCTTTATCTAATGGGGTTAATGTGTCTAATAAATATGATTCATGTTGTTCCATTTCTTTTCTTGGGATTTTAAGATTGATATCTTCATAATATTTTAGACCAATTTTTTGTTTGTTATTAAGAATATCGGGATTCTCTTTTAATTTCTTTTCGAGGTCTTCAATCGACATAATTCCAAAATTTTCAACTAAATCTTTTGCCTTTGTTGCCCCGACACCGTGAATTTTCATGAGGTCATCGTAAATTTCTAGATTGTGTTTTGTGCGGGCTTTTTCAGCAGAGCGCAATTTTCCAGTCTTAAAAATTTCTTCGATTTTCTCATTGATTTTTTTACCAATTCCCGAAATATCTTCAAGGTCTTTCCATGATTCAACTTTGTCGATACTCTTCAATTGTTTAATGACTTTTTGATAAGCACGTACTTTGAAAGTGTTTTTTTCGATTGTTTCTTTTTGTGCTAGAGTTTCTAGCTCGGCGATAATGATGGTTTTATAGTTCATTTTATATTGATTGATTTATTGATACTTTTACAAAATTGTTATATTTTCTATTTAAATTCATTTTTAAATTAACTTTTAAATTAATTATTTTATTGAGTTATATTATAAAATGGCTGCAAGATTCGTTGAAAATTTTTATCGAGTAGGTGACCTCAAAATGTCGGTCTTTAATGAAGACTATTATGGTTGGTTAAAATGCGATGGACGTAGTTTACCACGTTCTAGTTACCCTTCACTTTTTTCTGCTATAAATACTTCTTTTGGAAGCGTTGATTCTGAATCATTTAACTTACCTGATTGTCGTGGACGTGTTTTAGGTACTCTTGGTCAAGGTGCTGGTTTGACAAATAGAGGCTTAGGTGCATTAATTGGCGCTGAAACCCATACTTTAATTGTTGATGAAATGCCAAGTCACAATCATGGTATAACTGACCCTGGCCATAATCATAATATTACAGACCCCGGACATACACATGCTTATGTGAATAATACAGGTGATCAAAATACAGATAATGCATTTGCAAGTGAAACGGCTGCAGATCAAGTTGATTACAATCAAACAACTGGTTCTTCAAGTACAGGAGTTACAATTAATACAAATACAACTGGTATTACAGTCAATAATACTGGAGGTGATGGCCCCCACAACAACATGCAACCTACTGTTTTTATTGGTCACGTTTTCATTTACAGTGGTCTTGAATAAATCAAGTCTTGTTTATATCAATTAATTTAATATAAACAACAACTAAACAACTAAATAATTATATACTTGTAGTGCTTGCTTTGAACTTCAAGGTATTTGAAGTAAAATTACCTAATGATGTACTTGTATATTGGACGTTTCCTGCAGTATTTATAGAGAATGTTACTCCAGTATTATCTCCCATAAATGAGGAATTTAATATCCATCCATTTGCTTGTTGTATTCCTTTTAATTCATAATTTGCATATAAATTACCACCAGTTGTTCTAACAACAGTTGACGTTAAAAGTGCATTAAATCCACGAACAATAGCATTGCTAAATGACAATCCAGTTATATTTGAAGCTGACGTGACACCATTACCTGCAGCGAATGTTAATTCAGATGCAATATCACCTACACTTGGAGTCATATTAACCGTATTAACTCTTAAAGTTCCAGAAGTTAAAGTAGTATGAACAGCATTTGTTATTGTACTATTTGTACCTTGAATCGACGCTGAACTAATACTCGTAGTTGCTAATAACGTTGCAGTTGTTATATCACCACCAGTTGCTCTTAAAGTACCTGTAATATCTAATTTGTAAGTTGGACTTGTGTTATTTATACCTACGTTTCCATTCTCGATGATTCTCATCCATTCTGTAACGTTATTCGTTGTGTTGGATGTTCCAAAACGAATACCTGAGTTTACTCCTCCCATTCCTTTTTGGTTAATAATCCATGATTCACCCTCGCCAGCACTTCGATTCCATTGAATATGTGCACCTTGAGTAATGATACTATTCACACCCCCTACGTTCATGCCTCCGTTGAATATTGAAAGTGCAGTACTTGGGTTTCCTTGGCCAATACCTACATTTCCACCAGTTGTGAAGATATTACCAACTATATTTGAATTAAATGTCGCATTCAAAGACCCTCCAGTAATTACCATTGCACCAGATGTGATTGAACCTGCTGCCATATTAGCAGAACTTACACGTGTCGTTACACTTAAAATACCATCATCAGCAATACTCATGGTAGTGAAGTTATTAGTGTAATTTGTAAAAACAGTATCAGCAGCTCCTGAGACTATACGTAGACCTGCGCCTCCTTGCTTGTATATCCTACCTATATGAAAAGTAATACCGGTACCATCGCCTGATGCAACTATCTCACCAGTAGCATTTATATTACCATTAACTGATAATTTTGCAGATGGTGTAACTGTACCCACACCTACATTACCACCAGTTGTAAAGATACTACCAACTGTATTTGAATTAAATGTCGCATTCAAAGACCCTCCAGTAATTACCATTGCACCAGAAGTTAAAGTTGTCGTTCTTAAATTTGTTATTGAACTATTTGCACCGAATAAAGACGCTGAACTTACTGATGTTGTAACATTTAATGTACCATTTCCAAATACTTGCATTGTTGTACTATTATTAGCTGCATTTTTGAATTTTATACCACCAATACCATCTGCAGGATTACCATCAGTAGATGGAATTATATGAATTCCATCATCGCCTTGTTTAAATATTCTACCACCTCCAAAAAAGTGAATACCAGCAGAATCAGCTGATACATGAATACTACCTGTTGTTATACCAGTACTAGCTCTTAAAGTTGTAGCTAATATACTTCCTGCGGTTATATTTGTTTCTACCAAATTTGTCGAAGTAATATTTACAACTGTAAGTGTTCCACCAACATTTAAATTTCCCGATAAACTCATATTAGCCCCTGTATAGGTTGTTCCAGATATTAACGTTGATGAAACAGTACCAAATGAACCCCTAGTTGCTATTAATGTACTGGTTGAAATATTTGTTGCAACTAAATTTGAGGTTGTTATATTTGATAATGAAAAATAACTTACTTCTTTTGATGTAGTGTCATACGCTAATAAATTCGCTTGTGTTACATTTCTTACAGAACTAACATAGAATGCACCTGCTGTACCTGAATTTAATGCTGTTGAATTTGCATTAAGGATAATCGAATTGGTATGCTGACTTGTTTGACCTGCAAGATTACCTATTGCAACTGCGTTTGAACCTTGAGATGTATTACCTGCATTTGCACCTAACGCGACTGCACTTGCACCTTGAAATGTATTACCTGCATTAATACCTAAAGCAATTGAGCCAATACCTTGAGAAGTCTGACCTGCATTATTACCTACAGCAACAGCTTCTGAACCTTGAGATATATTACCTGCATATGCACCTACCGCAACTGCATCACCACCTTGCATTGAATTACCTGCATGCACACCTAATGCAACTGCACCTGAACCTTGACTTGTTTGACCTGCATCACTACCTATTGCAACTGCTGCATCACCTTGACTTGTTTGACCTGCTATATAACCCATCGCAACTGCATTTACACCTTGAGATGTAGAACCTGCATTCGTACCTACAGCAACTGATTCCGTTCCTTGTGAACTACCACCTGCATTCGTACCTACTGCAACTGCACCTTCACCTTGAGATGTATTACCTGCATCCGCACCTAATGCAATTGCTAATAAACCTTGATTTATTTGGCCTGCATTCACACCCATCGCAAGTGCATTATTACCTTGGAATGTATTACCAGCACCAAGACCAATAGCAACTGCATTATTTCCTTGTGAATTATTACCTGAATTTAAACCCATCGCAACTGCACCTTCACCTTGACTTGTTTGCCCTGCACCACTACCCATTGCAACTGTATAAGACCCTTGTGAAGTATTACCTGCATTCGTACCTACAGCAACTGCAGAATTTCCTTGCCAGTTATTACCTGCACCATTACCCATCGCAATTGATTGATATCCTTGCCAGTAACTACCTGCAGCACTACCTACTGCAATTGCGAGTCCTTGTTGATAATAATTACCTGCACTCGTACCCATCGCAATTGAATCTCCACCTTGATACAAATTACCTGCATGATAACCAATCGCGACTGAACTTGCGTTTTGCCCCTCGTAACCTGCTTGATTACCTATAGCAACTGTATTCGCTTGTTGAGTATCCACACCAGCATTACTACCTATTGCAATTGCAAAGTCTAATTGACCACTTAAACCTGCATTATTACCAATAGCAATCCCATCAGTACCTTGTGCGGACATAGAAGCACTATTTGCACCCAGTGCGATGTTTGTTGAAGTCAAGTTTAATGTACCAACCGTTATATCACCACCAGTTGCTCTTAATGTACCTGCAATATCTAATTTATAAGAAGCATTAGATGTTCCAATACCAACATTACCTGCACTATTTACACGCATTCTTTCAGAACCAACAGTATAAAAGTATAAATTACCATCAGTTGTACTTGGACTTGCTGATGCTAATATCTTTGTAGTTTGAGCAATATCAACTACTCCTCCAAGAGAACCCCAAGCACTTCCAGGTCCATATCCTTCAAATTGACTTGTTTCGGTATTATATCTAACATGACCAGCTTCAGGAACAACAGGACGAGTTGCGATATTTCCAGTAGGTATACGTAAACCTGGACCATTTACTGTAAGATTTCCACTTAATGTAGAAGCACCTGTAACATTAAGAGAGCCAAGAGTTGCACTACCTGCTCTTAAATTAGTTGTAGTTATATTTGTTGCTTGTAAATTATTTACGTTAAAAGACCCTGCAGTTAATCCACCGGATACAACTGCGTTACCACCAATATAGGTATTACCACTAGCGGATAAACCACCGTATATAATACATGCACCGGTTGTAATACCTGTTGCATTACTAGTGTTTATGATAACTAATGGTTCTACGTAATATAAGCTATTATTATCGTTTCTTTGACTCATCTATAATAATAGTTAATAAAAAAATAATCTACAAAAAAAATTTAATTCACAAAAATCAACGCATAATCGCGTTTTAAACCATAAAAGTAATATAGAATTTAGCACTATTAGACATTCCTGTAGCACATTTACAATTTAATGAACAACTATATGTACCATCTCTTCTATTAACTTCACTACATTTACTGCAATCAAGGTTAAGAAGTCTAATAGCCGATACATATCCAGATGGACATTCATCACCAGTAATAGCTAATCCACCAGGAACTGCCCAATTAGCTCCAGTATTTACCATTTTCTTGTAACCTCTAATGTAAGCAAGGTCCCATGTAGGAACACTATTTCTAAAATTATTCATAGCATTTCCAATTTCTGCATTATTTGCATTTTGAGGAACTTTACGTTGACACGCACGTCCCATCCAAGCATCATGGACTGTATATAGCCATTGTCGTGTAGTGAGGTCCTTACTAAACCAAGAGACATGTTCCATTTCTGTATCTAAATCAATAACAAGTGCTTCAGGTTCTTGAACACCCATCAAAGTTGTAAGTTCAGCTTCAAATAAATCAGCTGTTTTTTTTCTGAATTCAGGACTTGTAAATGTGCACATTTGTTGTTTCTTAATAAAATCTTTAGTATGCAATGGAACACTACTTCTAACAGGTGGGTCATTAATACGGATATTTGGAGAACAAACGTCACGATAATATTGATTAGACCATTTATACATTCTAAGGTCTGCACACGCTTCAATTGTTGGGTCACATTGTGTTCCATTTGTTCGTTGACATCCTCTATTATCAACAAGACTATGAGAACCCATAAGAGCAGTCATTTCTTCCATTGTTAAATTTCTATTTTGTGCAAAGTTTGCAAAACCTTCTAAATTAATGTTAGAACCAGGTAATTTATTAGCAGGATTAGGATTAATAGAATCAAATCTTCCAACTAAAAATGGTTGAACGGTGTCATCTTTAACAATAGTTGGACCGCCTTGAAATTCAGTGGCCACAGCACCGCATACAGAAATAATATCTGCAACAGATGTATCATAACGTTTAGCTAAAGCTAAAGCATTTTGAGATAAAATATGTGCCCAACTATCATATTTATTTTCTGCCCTGTTAATCTCATCTTGGGTTAATAAAACCGAACCATCGGCACCACCAAATCCTTCAGAAATAGAAAAAGAGTCATGAGCAGCAGCTCTAATATAAAAGTTACATAAACGTTTTTCGTATCTACATGTAGCTCTACAAGCTGACACTACACTACGCCAATCAACCTTATTAGGATTATATGTATTAGTTATTGTTTTAGGTTTCCATTTAGGTAATTTTATTTGTAAAATAGGTTGTTCAGCATCTTTAATTAAAAGATTAGAATCACTTGTAATCTGGGCCGAGACAAAATAAGGAGCAATCAGAAGTAAACTAATGAGTTTCATTGAATTTATTATTAAGGATATAATAAATTTAACTTTAAATTCGTTTGCGTTCAAATTTTAACGTAAAAAAAGGACCCAAAGGTCCTAATTTTTTTTTTTTTTTTTATTGTTTTTATGTTTTTATGTTTTTGTAATTTTTATTTAAACAACTGGAACAACTGGAGGTGCTGGAAGATATCCGTAAAAGTTTCCATCAGGGAAACGACACACACCACCTACGCAACGTTCACCATCTGTAAATGCATGATTAGTATCACATGCTGAATTATCTGGTTTACCAACACAACCAATATTTTGGTAAGGCATTTCTTCACCAATACCTAACCATAAACGTTGACAAGTACCACTAAGACAAATAGACTCATAAGCTACATTGAGAGGTGTACAATCACTACCATCCGCTGAAGTTACTAATGAACAAGTTCCTGATACTGGACAGCTATACGTTTGACATCTATTGGACGCCTTGACTGCTGGAAGAGATAATTGTGTATTACACGTTCCTGCAAAACAAGTTCCTGGAACCGCATTTCTAGTACAGCTGACAAAATCACGAGCAACTGTACATGTTCCCTTCTTAGGGTCACACTTAGTACATGCTGGACACTTTAGTGGACAAGTTGCTTGAGAAAGAACACCACTAACAAAGAAGAGACTGATAAGAGCAATAGAGAACTTCATTTTACTTTACTTTTTTAATTAAAATGAAATTGTTTTATAATTCAATTTTTTTTTACTTTTATTTTACTTTTACTTTTTACTTTTTTTTTACGTATTTTACTTTTACTTTAATTGTTCTTACACAGGTAATGGACACCACGCACTTTGCCATGGATTTTTTGCACCATTCATGTAAACAATATCAGATGGTGTTGGATAGAAAATTCTATATAAATTTTTAGATAAAGTTTGAGCTACATACGCTTGAGTTAATGTTCTAGTTAATGCACTTGGCTTTGCAGCTGTTTCACCAAGCATTGGGTCAGCATACTTCCAATTATTATATACAAGGTTATTCAATCTATTAACAAGGAATGGTTTAGCTGAATCTGGGTTTTTAGTCGTCATTGTTGAATCAATCATACTCATAGCTCGCATCATATCATTGTCTTCATGAATAAGATTATGACAATGGAACATATAATCGCCTTTGTGTGGTCCGAATCGTGCCAATACATAAATGACTTCACTCGGTCCAAGATAAAAGACATCTTTTGGTGAAAGAATCTCATTGGTTCGTAATCCAAGTGGTTGAATACCTCCTAATACTTCTTTGTCACGTCTGAGTAAGAAAAAGTCAACTAAATGCATATGGACTGGATGAAACCAACCACCGCCAGTTTTGAACTTCCAAACTTCCCATGTATTTTGACCAACATCCGCTGCAGCAATCTTTGCTGTATCCCAAGTTTCACCATTAATAGTCCAATGTCCATTTGTTCTTCCAAACACCATTTCACGATGATATTGTTCAGCATTTGCCATAGCTGTTGCAGCATTAATATCAGCAGTTGTTAAAACATTGAATGCTGGTTTGAGTGGGTCAGGTGTATTTTGAGTTGTCATAAAGACTGGTGGAGGAATCGCTGGAGCAGCTCCAAATGTAACACGTGAAAGAAGATGTGAATTACAGAAATAAGGAACATCTTTCATAACATCTTTGTTAAAATCATTCCAGAAATAAACTGTTCGTCCTGCATAACCTGCAAAGTTACAAACAATTTCATAACGTTCAGCAACACCAATTAAAAGACCTTCAACTGGAAAAGCAATATGTGTCCGTCGGAAACCTCCATCCGTTGCAATGATACGACAGATTCTTTGTGAAATATCACCTAACCGATGGTCTTTAATTTTAAAAAGATAAGGTCTTGCAACTGCAGCATTTAATAATCTAAATCTCATCCACTTTGGTTCAAAATTCATTTGAGGAAATGGAATACCATTAACAAGATTGATATCTCCATATAAATTATCTTCATGAGCTCCAAAATGATCTATATATAACTGACATTTACTATCTAAAACCTTGTCTGATAAAACTAGTTGATGTTCTTCAATATCTTCTAAATTCCATGGTTCTCCACAACCACCATCTTTCACTTTTGCCGAAGTGATTTTAAATCCTGCTAATCCTAAGTAAGCATTATCAGCTGTAATATGAAGAGCATGGTCGTGATACCACCCAGTTCCTGCACGATTATTTGGATAAACATAGTCTTTGATTTCACCAAAACAAGTTTCATCCTCAGCCCATCCATCGTATGGTGCTAAACTTGCTGACCCATGAAAATGAACACTAATAGGTCTTCCGCTTCTACCATTAACTGCTAAGCATGGATTGTAACTTTCTTTAAAATAACCACTAACCGTATTAATAGAATTTTTAAAACGTACAAGTGATTCATGACCAACCGGTACACGAATAGTAGGTCCTGGAACACTACCACCATACGCTAAGAACCATGTACCAGGATGAGCTTTACAACCAGCTATTGAATTATCAAATGGTCGTGCCTGAAGTTGATTAATATTAAAGTCATATGAAAGCATACAATGACCATCAGCACGACATGCCTTATGTTTTGGTACAGCTACTGGTGGATTTTTGAATGCATCAACAAAAGGTATTACTTTATAAGGTGTTCCCGGAAATCCACCTACACTATAACCAATACCATCAGTTTGAGGACAAATCAAAGCTGGGTCACCAAAAGGTGAAGCAGGAATCGGTGGTGGTGGTGTTGGTGGTGGTGTTATTTGACCTAAAACATTTTGACTAAACAATATAATATTTAATATAAAATACGTTGGACTTCTCGAGTACATTTATAAATATTTATATAAGATCTAATTTCATTTTTTTTTAAACCATTTTTTTTTTTACAATTTTTTTTTTTTTACAATTTTATCCATTTATTTAATTGGATTTATTCGCTTTATTTGTATTTAAAAACAAAAATATTTATAATTTAATTAACAAATATGCGTTTAGATTGGTTAACTTTACCGCTTACTGCTCTTATTTCTTTACAAGATTCAGGTATATGGAATATTTCCAAAATTGGGTGGGGAAAGGACAATAAAAATCATCAAATATTAGATGATGGTTCTCTTAAGGTATTTTATCCTAAGGGAAGTTATTCACCAAGTAAATCTATACAAGGAGGAATTGGGTTTTATGCATCACCTGAAAATATGTTTCCAGCGCAAGAACTTATTTTTAGTTATGATGTTAAATTTGATGAAACATTTCAATCTGTTTTAGGTGGAAAGTTACCTGGATTATTTTTAAGTGAAGGAACAAATAAAAAATATATGAGAGAAGCGAGTGGTGGTAAACATAGCAATACTACATCAAGTTTAAGAATTGTATGGCGAAAGGACTTTGATGTAGAGGCTTATGTTTATTTACCAGAAAATCAGTCACCAGAATATCAACAGATTCCAAATCTTATTCAAAATGATGCTTTTGGGGATTCGTTGTGGCGTGGTCTTTTTAAATTTCAACCTACTCAATGGAATAAAGTTATGATGAGAGTTAAAATGAATACATTTGATAAAGATAGTAATCCAAATGCTGATGGTATTTTAGAAATATGTATAAATGAACAACGACAAAAGTTTACAAAATTAATTTGGACAACTAATCCATCAACTAAAATCACAGCTATTTTATTCTCCACCTTTTTTGGTGGAGGGTCAGTAAAATATGCAACACCTGTAGATACATGGTCTTATTTTAAAAATTTTAGAGTACAGAAAATTCAGTAAAATGTAAATTTAAATGTAAATTTTAAATTTAAATTTGAACTGTGAAATTGAAGTAAATGAAGTTAAGCCCAAGCAATGTCCTAAGACACCACTTGGGCTTAACTTTTTTTTATTTTAAACTTTTTTTTTGATTTTTAACTTTTTGATTTACTGTGAGATTTTCCAGTCTGAATTTCCAATATTGAATAACATAAGAGTGAATGTGATAATTGTTGAAACCATTGTAAAGACCTTGTTAATAAATGTAAAGATAAACAGAGAGAAGAATTGATTTCGTAGATGTGAGTTGAAAAGAGAATATACTAAGAAGCAGACAACTGGAAATGACAATAGAACAATGTATGGAACCAAGCTGATAATATTTTGTGATGTATGATAAGCAGACAATAGATAGATAAAGTAGAGAGTATTGAATAATCGGAAGTAAACTAGACACATTCTGGTAACATCGACTAGATTGAAGAATCTTGACAATACACTTACATTACTACCAACAATATTTAGAATAGAATTAAAGAACATGTTATGAGTCCATCGCTTACGTTGACTGAAGAATTGTACAAGAGTTTGAGGTGGAATTGTATATGCATGAGCACGAGTATCTTGAAGAATCTTAGCACCTGTTGTTGTATAAACAATTGCACTAGTAAGTCGTCTGTCAGTGCCCATAGACTGAACACTTGTTTCAAATAGATTCTTTTCATTTGGCAAAGTTGAATATAGCTTGAGTGTATCTTTGAATCCTTCGTCAATCTTAACCATAGAGATACAACCAGGTAAACAGAGAACTTGTCCAACTAGGTCTTCATTTGTTCGTCGAACGTATTGGCCATACATATATTGAAGATTTTGAATATGATTCCAGAAGAGATTACCATTTGACTTGTTGACATTTACAACACCAGCCACCGCAGTTGCATTTTTAGTTTTAAGTGTATCAACTAGACAGACAACCGCATCTTCATTAACAATTGTGTCACCATCAGTGCAGAAGAGATAATCAAACTCATTTACTCCAAAAGTAGACAAGATGTCTTGTCGGATTTGTCCACGGACATCCATATTAACACTTGAAATATTGCTTCGAGCACAATTAAATAGGTCATTCATTAAGATAATACTGTCCTTTTTACCAAGATTTCGTTGTTTCGTGATGAAAACAACATGCTTATCATTACGAGTTCCATAAGAAATGGTCAAATTTACATCACATGCCTTCCATGATTGATATGTATATTGCTTTACATTTTCAACGTTTGTAATCAAAGTGTCGTAACTAGTCTTACCATCAGAAATTAGAACTGGAAGAATATAGTGTGGACCACGCTTACTATTAAGTACAGAGTCAAGAGTCTTAGTAACTTGTTCAACAGATTCATCGTACACCGGGATAAAAGCTGCAACACGTTCAATTTCATCACTCATTTCAAGACTAGGAAATTGAGAATACTTCTTTGTAATTGCACGATAAACCATATTGAAACAGAACATAATAGCCATGATGATATCCTTAGATTTGAGAGCAACAATGATAAAGAGAATAACTTGCAAATTTTGAGTATAATATACCAAAGCACATCCACCTGCATTTACCAATAAAATAAAAGCAATCAAACACCACTTTTTAACATAAAACAATCCTTCTTTTGTTACATTATTAAAATGATTCATTTCTACGAACAAAACAACGAGAGAAATAAGACCTACAAGAGACAATCCAAAAGCAAGCGCAACGATAGCTGAAGTTTCGAGTGACATTTTTCGAGTACTAATTGAAAACTATTTAAAGACAAATATTTTTCAATTTTTTTTAAGTTGTATTATCGAAAACTTTTTTTACCATTATATAATAAGAATATGTTGTTTATAGTAGTATTAATAGCTGCAGTGGTATATTATTTTATAAATAATGCAAGAAATAAGACTGTAAAGTGTAATATGGATTCAGATGATTCATGTAAAATGTACAATCAAAGAGATATTCAATCAAAATGTTCAAGTATGTGTATTGAACAAAATCCAAAATATATCTTTACAGGTAAACATACACAAGTAAATAATGAACATGTATGCGAATGCGATTATCCAGAGGAAAAATTTACATTGGATTTTACTAATGTTAGTGAAAATCCTGACATTTTACCTGATGTTGTTCCAAGTGATGTTAAATTTTCAGATAGAAATTATTTAGAAAAAGAGCAAGAGAAAAGATATAAAGGTTTAATCTTTGGATAGTAATTTACTTAAAACAAAAAAAGGCCCGAAGGCCTTAATTTTTGTTATTTTTGTTTATTTGTCAATTAAGTTAACGTTTAACTAAATTGTCATAAAACTTAATTTGGGGTTTTTTTGATTTTTTGGTAAACTTGCTAAAAAATGATTTCCATGATTTAGAAGACTTTGTAGACTTTTCAGATTTTTCAGACTTATTTGAAAATTGAGAAAAGTGTGAATTTCTAGGAACTTTAGGGTATTCATTAGAAGACCTAGAAGACACAGAAAATCTCGGCCAACTTGAAGTTTGTTTTGGTAAAGTTTTAGTTAAATCCATATCTAGTTGTTTATCCCATTTCCTTTTCATTAATATCAATTGGTTTGACGATAATGGTAACTGCATAACTGGTTCAATAGTCTTATTATCAAATTCAGTATATGGCTGAGTATAAAAATCCATAATTGAATATAAATCGTCATTTTCATTGTCGTCGTCTTCGTAGTTTTCATCGATATATGTATTTCGACGTGGTTCTGTATATAAACTATTTCTATCATACATATCACGAATACGATTTATATCAACATCGTAATTTGTGTCGTTATCTTTATCGTTATCAGTCTCATTATCTTTAGTCACGTAATTCGTATTGTAATTTGTGTACTCTCCATTTTCAGTATCGATTTCGCTGAAAATAGATACTCTGGATACGTCAGAATAAGAATAAGAATAATCTCCGGAATAATCAGAGTCCATGTACATAGATTTAATATAATAGCGATTGGAATTCATTGTTAAGTAATAATTTGTTGTTTTTTTTATTTTTCAGTTTTTTTATCTTTTTAGTGTATATTAAGTGTAAATTAACATTTCAAAAGTTCTTGAATTAGTTTCATTTCTGTATCTTGATCACCGCCACTTTCTATAATAATTGGAATATCGTTATTTTGTGCAAATTCTAATAAACTTTTTAATCCATCTTTATTATCAGAATAAATTAACCCATTTCCAATTTGTTCATGTAAATCTCTGCAACATCCTAACCCTACTTTAGAATCATTTAAATGAAATAATGTTATTTCATTTACGTGTGTATCCCATAATGAGATAAAGTCTTCAAATGATTCTTTTGTTTTGATATCGTATCCAGATGCAAATACATGTGCAGTATCTATACAGTAACCTATTCTAGAATAGTCTTCTTTAGATAAATTTGATTTAAGATACGTCTTTAATTTTCCAAATGTTTCAATATTGTGAAAAATATCATTTCCATTTTTAGTTTTAGTTGATGTTTCCAAAATTAATTTGACTTGGCACTCACGAGTTTTATCAATTACTTCTTTAACATTTTTATAAAAATTTTCAATACATTTTTCAATAGTATCTTTATTCATATTTTTACCCATATGAATAATAACTCCCGTTTTACTTTTATCCTGAACCATTTGGTCTAGTGTTTTAATATCATCGATAACACTATTAAGTGCCCAATCATTATCTGTTTTTATAAAGTTTATGATATATTGTCCATGAACTACCAAGTATACATTGTTTTCTGCGACGTAATTCTTGACAATATCACAATCTTTTTGTAAAAATTTTGATTTACCTACTTTCATAGGACTTTTAAGAAATATTTGAGCAGCCATTTTATAGTCTGATTCATTATTTTTATGAGTCTCTTCATTGAATTTAATTCCATGAATAATTGACGGAGAAATAGTAGTATGCCATCCAAGAGTTAATTTTGCCATATTTTATAGATTTATAGATTTATTTGTTATATAAGTACGAAAACTTGTATAAATAAATTAAAATTCAATTTTTAGTCTAATATTCTGAACGGTATAAGACCTTCCATTTAAAGTATTCCATAAATGTATTTCGGAATAGTCGTTGTTTAAAATAAGTATCGAGGTCATGGCGAAGGATTTCGTACACAGCTTTTGAAGAGCAAACTCTATCAGGTAATTTATCAATAACAGAGTCACCTAAAAAATTTTGGAATGAGTTGGTAAGCTCTGTTTGATTATTGCGAACATAACTATAAAATGTAAGATAGTCTTTAGACATTTTAACTGTATTATACAAGTTTTAAATAAAAAAAAATAATTAACTGTCCCTACTTTAAATTTAAAATATTTTATAATAATATAAACAAATATGTCTCAAAGATCTAAAGTTATTCATGATTTTAAATCAGTTAATCTAAGTCAATCTCAACTCCAATTTACTGACGCTGGCTCAAGTATTACCCTTGGCGCAGCTGAGTCTGGTGACATTGTCACTCTTAATGCAACAAGTGGTTCTGCTGTCACTCTTCCATCACCATCTACTGGACTTTTATACAGATTTATTATTACTAATACTGGACCTCATACTTTAACTGCTCCAACTGCTTGTATCAATGGAGCTGTTGTCAATGCTGTTTTCAATACCGGTTCTAATTTAGCAACTGGTGCAGCTAAAACCTCGATTGCTGCAACTGCGGGAAGCGTTATTGGTGATAGCTTGACTCTTATGGGAACTGGAACAAACTATTTCTTAAGTGGAAATGTATCTAACTTTAATGCTGTAAAATTTGCTTAAATTTAATTACTTTTATCAATTTTATCAATTTAATTATTTGATAAAATAAAATTATTTACGAGTTGGAGTGTTATAATAACCGTTTGGTAAGATTTGATATTCTGGTTTACATAATTGTCTATTATGTGGTGAAAAATCTAACTTGGTATTATTTTGTTTACCATTACCTGATAAATCTAAATTTTCTGGTTGATATTTACAGGATGCACATCGTGTATTATTTCGAATAACACCCCTTAAATTGCTTTCAATATCAACATTTTGTGTAGGAACCCCGATAGGCGTATAGCTTAAAAATGGTGGTGTTGTATCTAAACATTGGTTTTTGTTTACAAACATAGTTGTATCTGTAACATAGCTAAAAATACTTTTGTTACTTTGATTTTGTTGGTTTATATAACATTCATCATTTTTAAAATGAGATTGACTCATACCTTTATATTCACTCATATTTGTTATTATAAGTAAATAAAATAAATTAATAAAATAATATATCAAAATAATATATCAAAAATAAAAGAAATTTTACTTTGTTCTAAAATAATCATTTCTCTTTATAATTTCTTTCAATACATTATTCTCAATGCCTAAATTTTCTTGTAACTTCATCATTCCTCTTGTTTCCTTTGGTAAACAACTTAAACCATACCCAAATTTACCATCATGTCCAGGAACTCTAGTTCCATAATCACCTATTCTGGAGTCTAAACTAAACATTGGTTTTAATTTTTGATAATCTAGTCCCAATTTTTCAGAAATCTCGTGGATTTCATTAAAATACCAAATTTTAACTGCTAAATGAACATTTAATGTATACTTGAATAACTCGCATTCTTCATAACTTTTCATATAAATATCTATATCGCTATTATGTTTATATAACGTTCTAAACAAATGTGTTATATCAGAATAATCATCTGTATCTGTATCTGTATCTTCACTTGGCAATCCAACTAAAACAAATTCAGCATTATACATATCATCTTTGTATGTGGCTTCTCTTAAAAATTCTGGTGATAAAATAACATCAATATTTTTAAAGTCTTCACATAATTGTTTACAAGTACCAGGAACTAATGTACTTTTAATAATAACTCTTGTTTTTTGTGTTACTGCATTATTAAACTTTGTTAATATATTTCTTATAATAGAAGTATTACACGAACCATCATCATTACTAGGTGTCGGTACAGCAATAAAATAATAATTAATCTCATTTTCACTCTCAGAATATCTAATTAATTTTTCAATATTTGAAGTAAAGTACTGAAACCCACCATTTTTTGCTTGTGTATCACATACATTATATGTAATTTGATTTTTTTCACAGATGTGACCTACAGCACTTCCAACATATCCAAACCCGATTATATTAATTGAATTAAACATGTTTTATTAGAAATAATAACACTTTTGTTTTTAAATAAAAAGTTTTATTCAGGCTTTGTATTGCTTAAAAGTTCATTAATATTTGTATCGACTTTATTGTTTCCAAACCATAATAACCATTCTAATGATTTTCTATCACTTGGTTCTTGTGTATGAGCCGGAACATGTTTTAATATAATTTTTATATCTTGATTAATAGACTCTTTACTATTTAAAATGTCTTGGATTAACTCTTTATTTTTGACATCTTGACCCTTACTATTTTTCCATCCATTTTTACTCCAACTTTTTGACCATTTATCAATACAATTAATGGAATACATTGAATCTGTACAAATTATATTTTTTTTATCCTTGAAAAGGTCTTGATTCTCTAGTATGGTTTTAAAAATATATTTTAGACCAGATAATTCCGCCTTATTATTTGTAGGTTCTGAACCAACGAGTCTTGTTTTATTAAATTTATAATAAGGTGAATCATTATTGTCTGTAAAAAATGCAGAGTATCCTGCTCGTGCATATTTTTTACCATTTCCTTTACAATTACCGTCACTAAACATATATAGCTCGTTTGCCTCTTTAGGTGCTTCTACAATACCTAAATCATTAATTATATGTTTAACAGTGGTTGTAGAAAATTTACTGAGTAAATCAGTGATACTCAGTTCATTTAATTTGTTTTTGTATAAAAATATTTGTAATTGTTGATGATATTTAGACATTTTTATTCTTACGCTTGTCTCTTTTATTTATTAATAATATAAAATTCACTTTTTACCAAAATATATTTTAAATGCCTATTATAATATGGAAACATTAAGTATAGTTATCAACTGTATCCTTTGTATAGCAGTAATAGTATTTATTGTTTATGCAACAAAAAGTGATAAATTTAAGGGGCCAGAAGGTCCAATAGGTCCCTTAGGTCCAACCGGCCCCACAGGTCTTAAAGGAAAAGATAGTCAGGTACCTGGACCATCCGGTAAAGATGGTGAAGTAACATACGATTTTATGAGAGGTAATACTCTATGGTGCGCAGATTCAGACTTTTGTACAATGCCAAAAACAAAAACAGGTGTAGATTACGGTGGTGCTAAATTATACAATGAAACAAACGCCAAAGGTAGTTTCTCAAATTTTAATATTGAATCAGATAATGATGTATTTGTCATTATAGGTAACAACAGAACTTTACGTGTTACAAAAGATAAAATATTTGTAGGTAAAAGAGATATATTAAAAGAATTAGATGATATAAAAGATAATATTGTTCGAAAGGACCGTACTTATGGAATAAAATCAGCTAAAGGTGGTTATCTAAGTGACCAAGGTACTCAAGGTGCTGCATGGCGCTCTAGACCAACTCTTAAAACAGATAATGCTGTCATGTTATTTGATGAAATCCAAAATTAAATATACTTCAAAATTAAAATTAAATACTTGATAATTTTAATTTGAGTTAACGAGCTCCTCTATTAATCATATTGACATTATAGCCATAAATGGCTTTATTTAAGGCTACTGTAGAGCATTCCTTATTTTTTTGCATTTTTTTTTCATTTTCAAATGTTTCATTTGACTTGTATAGTAAATATAGAACCACGACCAATCCTAATAGCAATATATAGTTATCCATTTATATATTATATCTAGATAATATTTTTTTACATAATATATTTTAAATCTAAAAAGATTAATGTGGTTCCTTTTAAGGTTTAACTGGTCTTGATTTTCTTTTTGGTTTTTTAGCTCTTTTAATCTTTTTACTTTTTCTCTTTGATTTCTTAGATTTCTTACTCTTACGAACAGACTTAGACTTAACCTTTGACTTGCTCTTCGATTTACGTTTAACCGACTTAACCTTTGACTTACTCTTAGACTTACGTTTAACTGACTTGGCCTTTGACTTACTCTTAGACTTACGTTTAACTGACTTAACCTTTGACTTACTCTTAGACTTACGTTTAACTGACTTAACCTTTGACTTACTCTTAGACTTACGTTTAACAGACTTGGCTTTTGACTTACTCTTGGACTTGCGTTTAACAGACTTGGCTTTTGACTTACTCTTGGACTTGCGTTTAACAGACTTGGCTTTTGACTTACTCTTGGATTTACGTTTAACAGACTTGGCTTTTGACTTGCTCTTGGATTTACGTTTAACAGACTTAGGTGTCTTAGATTTTGACTTGGACTTGGATTTACTCTTACTACGTTTTACACTTTTAGATTTGCTTTTAGATTTACTTTTAGTTTTATTTTTTGTAGAAGGTGATTTACTTTTTGATTTACTTTTTGTTTTAGATTTTCTAGATTCACTTTTAGGAGGTTTCCGAAAGGACCGTCTCTTGGATTTTCTTTTTTCTCTAGGTTTAGGTTTTTCTTTAGAAACAAATTGAGCTGATAATTTGCAAATTAAGGTTTTATCAGATGGCGTTAATTTTCCTATTAATAATTCTATATTAGAAATAAGGTCATTACACGTGAATGGGTCATATAAATCATATATTTGTTGAATATGCTTGGTATAAAACAATTGTTTATCTACAAGTGGTACCATATCACTCGGTAAATCGTTACGATTAAATATCGTTTGTACATCTTTCTTAAGTTTAAAACCGATAGTTTTGTAATGTCCTGTATTACCACTTTGAATAAAATTTATAATAATAAATTGAGTGTTATCATTCTCAATTTTAGTGATAGTATGAGTATTTTGATTGAAGATAAAAATATCTAAATTTAATACCTTGGATAAAATAGACAAGGTCATATTGTCACCCTCAAAATTAAAACCAGGCTTTTTGATTTCTAAAGCTAATTGACGTTTAGTTTTAATTGTATTAGGGTCCCAATCTCCATAAAATTCCCCACTGTCTTTTTCAGCTTTATAATTATTGAGGATATCTTGAAACTGTAGGTCGCTTAATGTTAAAATATGTTCTGCAACCATTCTTCTTAATTTTTTATGAGATGCTTTTATTTGAGAATCGCTTTTAATCGCTTCTTCTAAAGAGCGAAATTGACAATTACCATCTGGTGCACAATCTTTTACAAAATAAAAATCCGACATCAAAATTTTTTTCCATTTGTCATCTATTGGCGCCCAAACATGTTTTTCTTTGTCTTTTGGTGAAAATAATTCTTCTTCTTCTTCTTCTTGTACTGGCTCTGGTGGTTGTTGTTGAGGGGCTTGTAGAGGAGAAATTCCAAAGGGTGAATCTAAAGGAGATTCTTCAGCAGATTTTGGAGTATATGTCGATGATAATGATACACTTGATGGCAAAGAGCTTAAATCGAAATTATCGTCATCCATGCTTACGCTTAATATATCTCAATAAAAAAAGAAACATTAATTAATTAATTGTAATTAGAATTAATTAATATTAAAATTGTTAGTTATTTAGTTAGTTTTATTTATTTAGTAGTCTTCTTCATCGTGGTTTTGGATGTCATTTTCTGTAACATTAAATTTGACATTGAAACCAATTTGTTTAATACCATGTGAGCTGAATTTCTCAACTTCTTCACCGTATTTAATTTTAAGTGATTTTCTTAATTCTTTGATATCTGGAGTTCGTGTATTAGAGTAATTTTCAGCCCACCATCTCATAAAGTTATTATAAATAGTCTTGATATTTTCAAATCCATCTGGTATTTCTACAAGACATTCTGTAATGTATTCATTAAATCTGTCATTATCAGCCTTGTATTTATTTGTTGCAATCTTGACTTCTTCTGGTTCTTCAATTTTACCTGTAACTGTAAGTTCTTCTTGATATAATTCAAGGTAATGAAATAAAATAGACATAAAGTATGGTCTCCAGTTTTTAATCTTATCTTTGATAGTTGGATCAATCTTGAATTCATTCTGTTTAACTGGATTATCACAGAATCGACTTTTGAATTCAATAACACGTAATCGTCTAAAAGTACCACCATCAATACTGGATACATTTGGAAGGTCATTACAGCACATAAACATACTAGCTTGAAGTTTAAAAGAAATAGGAGCCTTGTATAATTCACGAGCAATAATTGAGTCACCTCCAGAAAACGCCTTAATAATTCCAGTCTTAAGTGTATCACCGTATTCTGGTTCTGCAAAAGATACTAGACGTCGACCTTTTAATCGAATGATATCTGGTGAAGCAGATGAACTCATGGCACGATTATTTGTAAGTAAAGATACATCAGCTGATGTCATATAATCTCCTAATGTATATTCTAGGAAATTGATTAATGTACTTTTACCATTTGCACCTGATAGACCAGTAAAGATATAGAAATGTTCATCATTAATACCGAGAAGAGAACGTCCTAATACTTTGAGGAGATATTCAAATACTTTTTCGTTTGGAATAATTTGACGTAAAAATCCATATATTTCTTGAACTTCTACAGAGTCTGGGTCGTATTCGATAAAGTCATAACCAGTGGTTAAAGTTAAATAATCTTTTTGTTCACCGCGTCGGAATGTCATATTTTCCAAATCGTAAATACCATTCTTAAAGCCGATTAAATAAGGACTTGCATCTAATTTTGATACAAAGTTTGGTTCAAGAGATTTGAACAAATAATGCATTTCTGTCATGATATTTTTCTTGAATGATACATTTTCAAGTTTATTGATAATATTATCAACTAAACTATTTCTGAGATTAGCTTCGAGTTTGTCTTTATTTTGAATAAATTCTTGTAAATCAGAGTTTTGTAAAGCACCTGTATCACTGATTTTGATACCCTTATAATATTTTTGTAATTCTTCTGAAATAAGAATATTCATAATATGAGTTTTAGACCAACGAATTCCATCAAATTCATACCAGTCAGGATTTTTAATATCATCAATTCTAAAACGATGTTTATAAATATTGTAAATTACTTTAGCAATTTTGTAATGAGAACCAGATAATGAATCTTCGAGTAGATTTTTAATTTCAGGTGTAATATCAATTTCTGCTTTCCAATACTTTGTAGTCATACTAAGAAATAATTCAGGATATTCATTTTCAAAATTATCAGGTAATTTAAATCCTTCATCTGGGAATTTACGTCTTAAACAATCTTGGTCATAACATTTGATATAAACACCACTCATATTAACTTCAACATAAATAGGACTTTGAGTTCGTCGATGTTCTCTACCTACAAAAGGACATGTTTTATCATGAAGACTAATATAATAACAAAAAATGCCTTGTTTGTTTTGAGTTGCTACAATACGTGAAATATTAAATGAGTAATTTTGTAGAAATTCATCATGGACATCTTTTAAATAACTAAACAACTTGCTAATTTCATTGCTTACGTTTTTATTTTCAACACCTTTAATAGAAATATTTGTACTTGAAGTTGGTTTTACTAGACTTTGTTTGAAACTATCTTTAACTTTTGAAAGTTGTGTATCATTTTTTCTTCGAATAACTAATTGCATAAATTCACTGAATTCTGTGTCTTCAATATTAAATAGTTCATTGTTATCAATATCATAAATTTCATATACACACGAATAATCTTCACCTTCAAATAATTCTTTTTCTTTTTTAATTTCGGCTTCACTCTTTTTCGAACCAAAGATACGTAATCCAGTTCTATAAACAGAAGTATCAATTAACTTTTTAAGTTCTACAGATAGATTTTCAATAATTGTTTTAGCAAGTTTTTGTGCAGCAATAGAATTTACAATCAATCTTGGAAAGTTGATATGATATTTATCATTTCGACGAGTGATAAGATAATTTTTCATACATGTTTCTGTTTCAAACATTTCTTCAATGCTTTCCAAACTTTTATCAATAATAATTTTAATGTCATTCATTTTAATTTTATAAGTATTTTTTTTTGGTGTTTCAATATCTAAAAAGAATGCAAACTTGCAATTTTCATTAATCTTTTCAATAAGATACATTGATTCACTCTTCATCAATGCATTGTAATATTGTTTGTAAAATTCATCGTATTTTTCGTCAGGTACCTTATACTTTCCTTTACCACGAAATGCCAAATGAGTTAGACTTTTTGGGTCTTCGGTGTCTTTTGTAAAACTTTCTAAATATTTATTAAAGCTCATGTTTCTGTTAAATAACTAGGTATTTATTTTTCATTCATTTTTTTTTAAATAAATCTTGGAATGGTAATCTGATTTGGTAGGTTTGTCATTTTATTTTATTGTTATAAGTAAATGGACATACGAGATATTTGTATTATTTATTGTACAAAAGAACTATATATTATTCCTAATAAATATTCCAAGTTATTATACGCCGTAGTTATATCACCTTTAGTTATAGGTAATGGGTTTTATAATACTGGTATAATAACAACAAAATATTGGAAATTTTTACGTAACATGTGTTATCCACATTCTGGTGAAAAATTAACATATGATAGCGATTGTTCTATTTATCATAACGAAGAGTGTTCTAATACTTTATTGAAAAATGACTACTTGTATACTTTACATAAAATTACGTCAATGTATTTTAAATATTATTTAATACATGGAACTTATCTTTTAATTTTTAAAAAAACTCCAATAACTAAAGTATTAATAAAAGAGTTTGAAAACTGGGTTAGGAGTAGTGCATTTTTATTTTTACAAAATGTATTCCAACGTTTTTCTATGTGTAAAATCCCAAATATATCTATTATACATTTATATTTAATTACATTTCTCAGTAGTAATTGTATATTTTTTGAAAGTATCAACCGTGTCAAACAAATTAATACTATGATGTTATCAAATATGATAATAAGTACTAGTGACAATTATTATAAACCATACAAGAATAAGTTGACATTTATATTATTAATGTTAACATTTTCAAAAAACAAATATATTAAAATACCTACACTTTTACTATCAATCGTAAATGGTATTCAAGAATACAAAGATAATAAAGATATTATACCCAAGTGTTTAACAGATGAAACTCCAATAATGTCTATGTCATGGCATCCATTTTTGTAAATACGTCAAATTTAAATTGTAACATACGAAATTTTATGATTAGGTATAGGAATCATATTATAATTAAATATATAATAATGTAAAGACCCTTGTCCGTATAGACATTTAATATCATTATAATTTTTAACTGGAAATATATCAAAGAATGATAATACATCTAGTGTGTTATTCTTATAACAATGCTCTGATATTAACTCTAATGTTGAACGAATATTTGAAACATTGTAATTTTGAAAAAACATTGTATAAATTGAAGAAGTTGTATATTCTAAATTAAGTGTTGTTAAATTTAATTTTAATTTATACAAGGAAATAAAATCTTTGATAGTCTTGTCTTTGTTAAAAACTATAAAGTTATGAAAACTTTTATTTTTGAATATTTTTTTAATCTCCTTCTTAGATAATTCCTTAAACACTGTGAAATATGTAGATTGAAATGTATTTAATTTTTTATATAATAAGTTTAATAAAGTATCTGGTATTTCTGTATTATTTAAATAAACTAAATCAACATCTTTATTTGTATCAAAATGTTGGTATTCTTCAAAGTCAAACTCGTCTGGTAAAAAATTACATTTTTTTAAATGTTTTATATTAATAGGTCTATGGATATTATTTTTTATAGTATAATATGGACTACGTATATTATCTGATAAGGCATAAGTAGATATACTTATATTATATCTAACAATGAATTCTTTTAAGATAACATTTATAAAATATGGACCTAGGTGTTTATTTCTAAATTTTTGATGAATACAAAAAAAACTTACTTCTAATGTATCTATACTTTTGGAATCAATATTTAATTTGATTTTTTTGCCAACTATATATCCCATAGTTTCTTTTGTATCAGGTGAATAAAATATTGTAACCAATGCATTCAATGTAAAGAACTCATAAATATCCTTTTCAAATAATAAATGTATATCTTGGTTCTGAGAGTATTGTTCATCAAAAAATTTTTTCATTGTTAAAATAAACTCTTTATTTAAATCACTATTTTCATATATTTTGTATTCAAATTTAACATGCGGGGTTTTTAACTCTTGATTGATTTTATTTAATAAATATTGTTCATCTACAATTTGTGTAAAGGTATTAGGTTGTTGTGTCTCTTGGACGACAACTGGCATTGTTTTCCAAAAACTCATCTTATTAATTATATTTATTTAATTTTGAATGTTCTAACGTATCATTATTTTTGTTTAAGATTTTTTATTGGTTAAAAATAAAATTTAATTTATTTATTAAAGTTATATAATGACAGCGAACGTTAATTATTTTATTCAGATAAAAGACCACATCAATAAATCCACAAGGATTATTAATAAGATTACAAATTTAGATACATATAATAATGATTTTAATACTATTGTTGAGTATTTAAATAAAGACGATTTATTTAGTGTATCAACCAGTAATGGAGAAGCTACATTATCCAAGGCTGAAACACAAATTATCCCTGGTTATATATATAATTCCAGTAAAATTGTTAATACTTTGGCTTATACATTAAGTTTAATTAAGATTGATAATCAATTATCGAGTGTTTTTCCAACCAATTATACAGATAGAGAGACTCAAACAAATGAACAAGCTGATACCAAAAACATTCAAACTCAAGAAGATGAACAAAAACAAGAAACAGAAAATAAATCGTCTCAAACAACTGAAGAAAACGATTCTCCATCTCTTGAAGAATATGAAAATGAATTTGGTGAATTTCAAGGTTATATGCCTCCAAATTATATGCCTCCAGAGTTTACAGATGTTGATTTAAATACTACTACTACGTATCCTTATTGCAATAATGTTATAACTCCCCCATACACTGCGTATAATCCATACACTTACAACACGTTTAATTCATACACCAACCCATTTAATACTGTTATGAGTTTGCGCGGAGAGAATGAAGACGTCCATTTTACGTTTGGTAGTCAAGTACCTCGTAATCCAACTTCTTCTTCTGCTGTGTCTCCTGTGTCTCCTGTGTCTCCTGTGTGGGGGCCTGAATTAATTAGTGAATTAAAGTTTAGATTATCACAGCCAAATGCTGGTTTAACACAGAATAATAGTACATACTTTTTATAAATATATTAATTTCAAAATTTTAATATATCTTTATATATTAATATTTAATGGAAGAATCAATAAAAGAGATTCAAGATATAACACAATCAAATATATATAAAATATTACAGCGAGGTGAAAATTTACATAGTTTATCTGAAAAGGTTGACTCATTACGTGACACAAGTTCTTTATTTAAAAAACGTGCCCGTCAATTAAAAGAAGAAGTAAAGCCAATTATTCAACCTCCTAAATTAAATATAGAATATGAAGAACCTATTCTTAAAAAACAACTATCTTTAGATTATTTAGCAGAGAATGAAGAAACACAAATGAGTGAATATGAAAAACAATTAATGGAAGAGTACCTAGCTGGTCAATATCAATATGTATTAGATAAAGCTTCGCAATTAGGTTTATTAAGATTTGTTAAACGAATCTTAGAATTATCTAGTTATCATCCACTCGAGTTGAATATTACAGATTCTTTAAATATGGCAGCATATTATGGTCATATAGAAGTTATTGAAACATTATTAAGTCATGATATTGATAATGAAAGATATTATGGTAAAGCTCCAAGAGAGGAAGTTACAGCTATTTTACCATTTTTTGAAGATAAACCTAGAATTCCTTATACAAATGAACCATTAACACATGAGGATATTAGAAAAGCTATAATAGCTGCTTATTCAGCTAATCATAATGAAGTTGCTAAAGTATTAGAAGCATATTATTATAGAACACATGCAATCAAAGATAGACATGACAATAAAAAGGCAGATAAATTTTTAGCCAAAATAATATAAGACAACTTTTAATTTAAATTTAAAATGTCGTAATATTCTTTAAAATGATTTTCAAAAATATCAGATATATGTTTATTATTCTTTATATAATTTCTAGATTCATTTGCAATTTCTTTTTTATGTTCAAGTGTTGTTGACATGCCACCTATTCCTTTTGATTCAATGAGGTCAGCTGAATCTGTCATAAATGAAATAAGGCCTGCACACATACTAGCAATATTCCATGATGGACTATATAATTCCTGATGATATCCTGTAAAAGAGGTACATAATTTTTTATTAATTTCAAATCTTCCAGATGGGGTTAGAAATTGAAAGTCAGGTGCTTTAAATGGATACTTGGGTGGTAATATAACTTTTCCTAAATATACACCGTTATCGTATTCTGTATCTTTGAGGTCATATACAATAAAATACCATATTCCTAAATTATCACTTGGTTTTAATATGAGATTAGGAAATTTAAAATCATCCTTTTGGTACAATTGAATTTCTTTAGACAATCTTTTATTAAATGATGATGACATCGTTAATTTAAATATAGATATTATTTTTAAATAAATTTTTTTATAAGTATATAATAATAATATGAGTGAACGCAATTGTGATTTCAGTAAACCTAACGGGTTTGAAAATTGTGTATATAATTACTTTTGCCAATGTTATAATCAATGTATAGGATTAAGTGAAGCGAATACGCCATCTAAAGTACCTCAAGATATTTGTACAGAAATTATATTAGATAGTGACGTTACTGATGCTAGTTATTATGATATACTTATTGATGATGCCATAACATATTTTGTGAATAAGGGTTTATTATACAAGTCTGGTATTAAATATTACATTATTTTAGAGGATAATAGTAAGGTGAAATTTACATGGGAAAATATTAAAACTATGCAAACAGAAGAGCCTAAGAAATTATTTTGGTTATTACGAAAATTAATAGTGGATAGTATTATTAAGAAATTATTACAACAGAATAAATTATCTAGTAATGATATCAAGGTGTATAGTGTTGGTTCTACAAAATTAACATCTGATTACGATATAACATTGTATGGTAATACAAATTATAAAGTAAAAATTATAAAGTCTTTTCAAAAAATATTCAAGAAATATTTTCATGAAGATAGTTCAATTGTGTTTGATACAAATATTTATGGTAAAGCGTATATAACATTTGATGAAAAAGAATATGCAGGATATACTGATAAAGCAGTTTGCGGGCAAACATTTTATTATTTAAAGGAAAATCCTTCGCCAAACAGTCAATTAATGTGGGGGTTGATAAAATATTTACGTGACCTTAGAGATGGTTTTGGTGAATATATTTATAATGATTTATTAAAGTTCATGACTATAAAATTATCAAATTTCAAAATATTAAAATATGCTGATAAAACTCTTATTTATTTAAGAAACAAAGACCCTAATGATATTAATTATACATCTTTATTTAAAAGAGAAGAATCATTTATTAGTACGTATGACGAAAATGTGTTGGTTGGTATTCATGATTTTATAAGTGTTTTAAATTTTTATGGTACTGAGACTTATTTTACAAGAGGGGCTTTTATAGACACTGTAGTTAATTCCCAGATGTGTAGTAATAAAATCGAAATACCTTTATCAGAAGTTGATTATATTACATCTATATTAGAAAATGCTGGCTTTTTCTTTATTCATCATAATAAAACAAAATATGTTCTACGTGTATTAAATACCTTTAAATTATTAATGAATAAATTCACTAAATATAATGACATTCAACGAAAATTTGATAAATTACAAAAATTATTAAATAAATTGGAGACAAAGATTATTAAAAATTCAAATACTGAAATTGAGTATGATTCAAAATATTGTCATGATTGGGCTGACTCTACAGAAGATGAGGTTGATTTATTAAAATGTCATAAATTTGACTTGTTTAATATATTAATGAATTTAATATTTAGTATGTTAAAAATTTACAATGATACTCATGATACTCATGATACTCAAGATATGGAACCTATATTATTTTATAATAATTATGTAACAAAATCATCTGAAGAATTTGGTAGAAGTGATATATTACCTTCTCCTGATAAAACCGGTACACATGTATTTCCAATTATTAGACCGGGTCACTCTTTAACACATCTTAATAAATTTGGATAAATTTAGATAAATCAAGTTAAATATTAATTAAATTTGTGTTTAATTAACGTTTATTTTTTCATAAAATTAGGACCAAAGACATATCTAAGTAAAGACATTATATACCCATACATTGTTGTTTCTTGTGTTAGTAATAAATATAGAATATTATCCTTTTGACTTTTATGCTTTTTATATATATCGCCTAATACATCTTTATTATCTAACATCTTTCCGTTTTCTAGACCTAATTTAATAACCTTTGTATCATCTAGTTTAATACGATGTCTGACTTCAAATAGTATATCTTCAATAAGAAGATCTGTATGAAAATGAAACTCCTTTCCGTTTCTGTTAAACCGTTTTGACTCAGGACCTGCTAATGCTTCGCTTAAACTTTGGTCGACTGAATCAATTACAACTGGTAATTCACCAATGCCCTTTGTACGTACGCTGTGACTAAATCTTTCTCTTTCAATTTGACTATTATTTTGTCTATACTTGACAAAATCATGTCCATAAAGACTAGATTGTAATAAAGAATTCATATTATATATAATTATAATATAAAATAATATTTTAAGTTTAAACTAAATTTAAATTAACTTTAAACAAATATATATGCATTTGGTATACATAGTTTATTCCAAATCTAAAATTCACGGTGTTTACAATGATAAAAATACTGCAGAAGAAGTTTTGAAATTTTTAGAAGAAAAGGGTGGATATAATAATGGTGTTCCTAAAAGATTTTATTATATTGATACTGTAGAACTTGATAAAATTCCTAACAAGATGAAATTTATATGAACGTCATGAAAAGGATGGACCAAAAATCTTTTTAATTTAAAGTGAGTATAATTAAATATTTTTTTATATTTGCTAAAATTAATATAAGATGGTAGCTGGTACTCTTCAATTACAGGCACGAGGTATGCAAGATGTATATCTCACAAAAGATCCAGAAATAAATGTTTTTCAATATCATTATTTTAGATATGTTAATTTTGCAAATGATCTTTATAAAATTCCGTTACATGACCCTGCAAGGTTTAACTCTAAAACACACGTTGTTATACCGAAAAAGGGTCATTTATTATCAAAATTATATTTACATTTAAAATTACCCCGTATCGTTAAAACAGGTGGAGATTATGCGTGCTGGTCTGATGCAATTGGATATTCTATATTTAATAATCCTATAGAATTACAGATAGGTGGTGTGATTGTAGATAAATTATACCCTGTCGGTATGGATATATTAGATGAACTAGGTACAGCGTCAAATAAATTAGGTCATGATAGAATGATTATGAAATCGGATATATGGAGAAGTGCTATTCATAATTCAGATAAAGAAGTTGATTTAATGATACCGTTAAATTTTTGGTTTACAAAACATTATTCAATGGCATTACCTTTACTTAGTATGACAAGTCAAGAAATCCAAATTAATTTTAGTTTTGCTGATTTTAGTAAGGTTATAAATTTTGATGGTTTGGCTGCACCTCCTAGAGTTGATATTTTAGATTCAAACATTTTTGCAGAATATATTATGTTAGATGACATTGTATTGGATCAATTTCAAAGACAAAAACATCAATATGTTATTACTCAAATGGTGTATAATGGTGATGATAATATTCCTGCTAGTAAAAACTTATTTAATACAAAACTCAATTTTAATAATCCATGTAAAGAACTATTATTTTGTTGTGTAGATAAGAATAATTTTGATAATAATAATTATTTCAACTATTCTAGATTATCAGATGAAGAAACCTTGATTAAAGAAGCGAGTTTACTATTAGATGGTAAACATAGATATGATAATTTATTACCTGAATTTATCTTTAGAGATTATTTTCCAAATATTGTTCATTCAGTTGTTCCAACTAAACATTTTTATGTTATGCCATTTGCTCTTAAACCAGAAGATGACCAACCAACTGGTAGTTTAAATATGAGTAGATTTGATGAAATTTTACTAAGTTTAAAAATGAATGATAATAATCCGGAATGTAAATTATATGTATTTGGTTTAATGTACAATATTGTTACAATTGAAAATGGTGTCTTGACATTTGAATTTGTTAATGTTTAATGTTTAATTTGGAGCATTTCGTAAATTATTTTCTTTTATTATATTATAAAATGAATTATAATATTGTTGCGGGCGTCTTAATCGCTATAGGGTTTGGTCTTTTGTTTTTGTTAGATACTTTAATTGCTAAAGACACTCAATATGAATTCTTACAAACAATTAGAGATAATAACTTAGCTATTGGTGTAGTATGTTTAGGTGCTGGATATTATGCTTATACCCTTGGTCAAAAGCAAACTAGACCTTCGGTTATTGAAACTTCTGAATTAGATACATCTGAACCTATTGCTCCAGAAAGATTACCAACTTATGATGAAGCAACTTCAACTGATGAAATACTAAATATGTAAATTGATTTAAAGTTTAAATTAATTTTAAATAAATGGTGCATACCTTAACAACAGTTGATATAATAGGTATTATTGCTGGTTTATTGATTATATTAAGTTTTATACCTCAATTAACAACAATTATTAGAAACAAAAGTGCAAAGGATATATCAGTATTGATGTATGTAGTATTATTAGTAGCACAAATATTATGGTTAGTATATGGTATTTTGAAAAACGATTTACAAGTAACAATAACAAATGCTATTACATCAGTGATTACTATTTTAGTAATATGTTTTGCGTTATACTTTAATCATTATAATGTGTAAATTTGTTACATTTTTATTATAATTAATTATCTTGATAATAATTAACTATCTTATGTCAGAAGTTTTATGATTCACTCTTTGACGTCCATGTTTCTCTAGGAATAATTTTAGATTTACCTGAAAACATTGGTTTTTTAATACTTTTTCTTAAACGTTGTTTTATAGGTACATCCTCTTCTTCGTCTATATCCATAGACTTATTTGTACTCTTGTGTTTTTTCTTTGGCGAAACACGTAATCTTGATAAATTAGATGTTAAATAGTCTAAATTGTCTTCTGTTGGTTCTTTTTTAGAAACAAACATATCAGTTAAGAGTTGACTTAATTTGTCTTCATTTTCATCTGGTTGATCTGATTCCTCTGGTTCCTTTAAACTTAATTTATTAAGTTCGAAATCACTCGTATAATCACTTGAGCTTGTTGTATAATCACTCAAGTCTGATGTATAATCACTTGATTCTGATACTGTACTCCCTCGCTTTCTTTTACGTTTATCTGAATCACCAGAATCTTCAGATTCTTCAGACATAGATAATTTAGACATATCTATAGGTATATCACTTGATTCATCAGTTGATTCATCTGTTGATTCATCAGTTGAACTGTCAGATATAGATAAACCTGTTAAATCGATTGGTAATTCAGTTGATTCATCAGAAGAATCTCTATAATATTCAGATGATGTATCTGAACTATAATCTTCCGAGTCAGAATCTGAATCAAAAAATTTACACTTTTCCCTACACTCTTTACAAAAACTACTGTTCATTGTCTTATATAATATAAATAAAAAAATATTATATTATATACATTTTAATATAATTTACGGTATAATAATATTAATTTACGGTATAATAATATCATCAACGTAATTTTTATATTTATAAAATTGATAGAATATGACACAATCAAATAAACTAGTGGAACTACTACCTACTATCCATTGAATATTTTCTTTAATATAATCAATGTATGTATTTGGATTTAAATCATATAAAATAATTAATACTGATAACAAAAAGAACAAGTTGGCTATATTAATAATTATAAATGATAATAATGACAATCCTTTTGTAGATTTTCTAGTAAAATTCAAGATAATTTGAGGTATTCTAGCTAACATAAATATAGCAGTTGCCAACCATGCAATTATATCAGCTGTAATGTCAATATCATTTTTATTAAGCAACATAAATACTTGAGTACCGATTACCATAAGTGTGCTTAGAATCACAAATGAAATCTCGTTTAATGTTAAATTAAAATAAGGATATTTTGAAATAAAATCTTCAGATTCATCACTAAAATTATCTATTAAAGGAGTGGATTCTGTAATTGTGTCTTGTATAATTGTACCAATTTGCATCAATATAGATTTTCTTCTATAATATAGAATTTGAGCAATAATAATTACATCTAATACAATATGATATGCTGCTGCATAAATTATAACAGGGTTTAAATGTTTAGCATGTGCACTTATAATAGAAAATATATCACCTACAATCAGACAAAATAATAATAGTAAACTAAGCCCCTTTGAGTCTTTAGCTTTATAATTTTGATATAACTGTGGTATAAATACAAATAACCATAATGCATTCGATACAGTACTAAATATCCAAGCCAATTTTTGCCCAACTGTAAACTCTTCCCAAAGATAAATATGAGCTGACATTCTTAAATTTAAATACATTTTGTTTTTAAATTGAATTAACTAGATTCAGATACACATTAATTTGAAGTTAATTTGATTCAGATAACATTTTTGTAACATCATTTAATAAATTAGGGTTTGTAGCCAAGCTATTTACAATGCTGGATAATTGAGGATTAGTTAATAACTGACTGATATTATTAGTTACATCAGGTATTTTAAATGCATCTAATAATTGATTATTTGCAATTAATGCAGGTAATGCTTGTTCTAATTTAGAGTTACTCTGTAATGCTAAAATATTAGATGCTGTCTTTGGATTATTAAGTAACATATTAATATTATTATATAAATTTGGGTCAGATATCAAACCTACCACTGTATTTCTTAACTGACTATTACTTCCTACTATAGAAACTAGATTAGAAATATCTGGGTTATTTTGAATAATAGTTACATTATTAGCATCAAATGGATTTGAAATTAAACTATTCACAATCTGTAAGATTTGAGGATTTGTAGAAATAGAATTCACTATATTAACAAATTCAGGCTTCTTTTTAATCAACATATCGGCCATTTCTATATCTTTTTCTGGATTTTTAAATGCCTTTCCAAAACCCATTAATAAACTTTGTAGTAATCCATTTGTCGGAATATTAATTAACGGTAAAATTTCAGAAATAGCAAAAAGAACATAGCCTATAATGGTTACGACCATATCACTTGTATTAGTACTCATTTTAGTATATGCTATATTGAAAATTATCTTTAAATTAATTACTTCTAAAGATAATCATATCTGAACGCGCGCGGTTAAATGAAAAAAAGCGCCACTTTCGTGACGCTTAATTTACTTTTTTTACTTTTACTTATTTTTATTTAGAACATGTTTTTTATTTAGAACATAAAGAATGCAAACACAGATACAAGACTCAAAGCACCCATACTATTCTTGAAAGCATTACTTGAAGAGTTAACTGGAGTACTGGTGGGACCACGAGTAGAGGTAGAGGTACCATTATGAGTGTGACCACTATCGTCTAGTCCAGTATGAGTGTGACCACTGTCATCTACAGTTCCAGTAGGTCCAGGAACAACGGGGACAACAGGAACACCAGGAACTGGGAGACGGTCATCACCAGGACGTGGAACAAGATTATCATCTACCTGAGCATTAACAAATGAGACACTAAGAATAGCAAAAAGAGTGATGAGAGAAAACTTATTAAAGTGCATTTTGTATGGATGTCTTGATTAAATTTAAGACAATTTTAAATTCATTTTTTTTTTAGAATTTGATTAATTTAGTGTTTGTAGGTATAACTGTACCTAATGTATTTGTCAATTTTACATTTTTAACCTTTGTATAAATAACATTAATATTTTTAGGAAGATTGGTCTTATATTCAAATAATTTTGATGCTACTTCATTTATATATCTTTTAGGTATATCATCGCCATTTGATTCCAATATGATATGAGCTGAACTAATATTATTTAAATGAAACCATAAACTTTCTGGATGACTCATTTTAATGATTTGTTCATTACCTTTTGCACTGCGACCAATAAAAATAGTATATGTTTTATCGCCGATTTCAATATACTCTGTTTTAAAATCCATTTAAATTAATAGATTTTAAGAAAATTTCAGTTTATTAACAATTGTTTATAGGTACTTATGTACTTTCATAAGGCACGTCATATGTATAAGTGCATTTATCATTTAACTTGAATTTAAGTATAATACATTTATCATCTGTTATTTTAATACCATTTTCTTTAGCATTATCTAAAGTATCAAATACACCTATAGGATTATAAGTATAAGCATCAATAACAACATAATTATATATTTCTTCAATTAGCTCTTGATCTTCGTTTCTTCGCCGTTTAAATCCACATAAAATTGCACCGTTAGTAGTTCTTATAGTTTGAGACATTCCTTTAACAATTTATATTTAAAATTTAATTCAATTTTAATATGAAATTATTTTATAAGTATACTTTAAAACAATGACACTGATGATGAAGATGGATGATTCTATTAGACAAGATATGAAGATGGAAGATATGAAGATAGGCAAGATAATGAGACAAAATATGAAGATGGATGATTCTATGAGACAAAATATGAAGATGGAAGATATGAAGATGGATGATTCTATGAGACAAAATACTGAATTAAAAATAATGGAAGAGAAACAACTTGGTAAAATATTACAAGAGCAATCTACGACTAATACATCATATATAATATGTTATGTTGTTCTTATTATCCTTGTTATACTGGGTATCGTTGGGTATTTTTATTTTAGATAGTCATAGTAATTTACATAGTAATTTTACATAGTAATTTACATAGTAATTTTACATAGTAATTTACATAGTAATTTTACATATCATATTATTTTAATAAATAATATAATATTTTCTAGTATTTTTCTTTGGCTTATGTGGACCTGATTTTCTGACCAAATTCTAATGAAGAAAAAATTTGATTACAATATTTCTCATCCTTGCGTACACACAATAGCACACAAAATTTTGTAGGTTTAAAATCGTCACTATCCTGTTTTCTATTACTAATTGCGTCTAAAAATTTAAGAATAGGAATCATTAAACAATTGTTGATTCCGTCAATAGAGTCTTCTTCACTTCTAGGGTCTACATAGTATTTGTCATTAGAATATTTTTCAAGAGATATTTGTTTTTGGATTTTTGTTGTTCTATAATTTTTCTTGTTAAAAAAGTAAATCAAATGATTAATAGTTTCATTAATATAAAACCCTTCTTTTAAAATATCAAAAACATTTGTTGCATCATAATCAGTATATTGTTCTTTCATAAATTGTTTAACTAAACCAGCACCACCAGTTGGTCCTAAAATAGTTGTTAAACTAATTCGCTTTGTTGTATCTATAAACATATTGTAAATATCAAGTGGACTTTCTCTACCAGCTGTATCTACAATAGTTACATAACCTACTTTACCAGGTAATCCATCCTTACCTTCAAATTGAACTTCAAAAACCATATACAAATGAGAGCGTGAGGATACAGGATTGTTTGGGGTTTTCTTAATTCTAGAATGTTCTATTCTATACTTTTCTAATAATCCAGTCAAGGTATTAATATTTTCAACCCGAATATCATTTAAATTAACCTGACCATTAATAAATTGTGCAAATTCTTTTTCTTCATTGTTTGCATAATTTCGCATTTGAGGTACTTCATTAACAAGATTAATAATTCTACCTCTAATTTTACTAATAGTTGGAACAAATTTATCAATGTATTGTTCAAATAAATATTTAACTCTTATTTTAGATACTCCTGTTAAATTTGCTAGTCCATAATGTAATAATCCAGGAACTCCTTTATCACCAATTAAACTATACGTTTTGCCACTACCACTTAATCCATATCCAAATAATACAATAGAATAACCATCCTCAACTTGTTTAAATGTACTATATAATCCTGGGCTTATCGTTTCATTACTTTCTTCAATTGTATCAGTGTCAATTTTAAGTTCTGAAATATCACCACTTCCTTCTATTCCTGTATAAACATCTTTATTAGTATAGGTGTCATTGAAAATTCCATAAAATTCTCCAAAAGTTTCTTTTTTATTTACATCAGGTACATTTGTACAATCAACTGTTACTTTCTTTGTATGATTTTCTATATAAACAGTTTTATGTTTTTGTTCAATTCCGATTAATGGCTTAATTTTAATATATACTCTAACAGCACCACTTAAATCTTCATAAATATTTGTAAGAATGCGGTCTTGTTCTCTAAAAATACCAACATTATTATCCCAATAACTTGAAATGTTATTAAGTTCTTCACAAAATTCAGCTGGAATATTTTTCATGGAAGTTTTCGACTTGAATAATTGAATATTTGGACTATTGACATATTTTGTTAAATCAAGAAAATCAATATGTTTATTAATCTCTTGTTTGACATTTTCAAAACGTGTTTTAATATTACTTTTCATTTGGTCATTTAAATTTGTAAAACTCGTAATTTTATTAGGATTATTAATAATTCCATCCAAAATAGATATAACTTCCTTTTTCCTATAAAACATATTATTAACATTTATAAACTTTTGCAATGTTTCATTACAACTATTATAATCGATTTCTTTAGGAATATTAGCAGCACCATTCTTCTCTAATAATTTTTTCACGTCTTCTAACTGTTGTCGTAAGTCTTGAACTACAGAGTCTCTCTTTTTTAATTCTTCTGTACTCTCTGAAATACTATTCTCTAATTCCTGATTTTTTAAACTTAATTGTGTTAACTGTTCATTCAAAGAATTATTTACTTCTAATTTAATATCAGATATATTTGACTTTAATTTATTTAAAACAATATCTTTATCCTTTCCAGTCAACCCCAAATCTTCTAAATATTTATCTTTTGACTCCAGAACTTTTTTAAGATTTTTATAGATAATATCTAATTCATTCTTTAATTTGTCTTTTTGCTGTTCTACATTATAATTGTTATTTTTAGCCCACTCTAACCATTGTGAATTATACTCCTTAATTTTCTCAATAATTTGTTCCTTTTCATTCAGAATTTGTTCTAAACAATTCTTTTTAAATTCAGCTAAAACAACCGTCTCTAATTCTTTTTCAGAGAATTGTTTCTTTACAATATCTAATTCATTTTGAATTTCTTTAATTGTATCATTTAACTTTGAAACTTCTTGCTCTTTATCATTCAATTTTGTTGTAAATTCACTAAGTTGACTCTCATTATCTTGAATTGTTTTTAAATGTTGCTTCTCTTGTTCTGTTAAAATAGACATAGAACTCTCAATTGATGTCTTCTCTGCTAATAATTGTGTATACATTTGATTTAGTTTAACTGTAGCTTCAGAATCTTTACCATTATTTTTAGCAATTTGACCTATATAATCTGATATCTGTTGTCTAAAGTTTTGAATCGCCTGAATAATTTGCTCCTTTTCACCTAATAATTTCGCTTTACATGTTTCTTGCGCATCTTGCAATTCCTTTACTTTTTGTTTATACTCTTCTATATCTTTGTTATATTGTTCTTTTATTTCATCCATTTTAGATTCATATTCCTTTTTAATCAATAAAATCTCATTCTGATTTTTCGCTTCATTAGTTTCAATTAACATATTATATTTAATATCGAAATCTGACTGAATAGCCCTTTGAATCTGTTCAACTGCTTTTTGGTGTTCCTTAGAAGACACTGCTTCCTTATCCTGTAAAACATTTAATAGATTTTGCTTATCATGTTCATCAAACCCAACTGCTAAGGGAATCTTACTTAATAAATCAATAAACTGGGAATGCGACAACTCACTCAAATCAACTGGCTCCATTAATTTACAAAGCGTTCCATTTTTTGTTATATATCCCATTACTAATTTATTATCAGATATAACAAACCCTAAGGCATTTTTAGGTTTTGAGTCAGTAGTTAAGCGTAATGGTGTAAAAACTACTTTAGGATATCTTTTTTTGATATAATTTATTAATGTCACGTCGTCAACATTCATTTTATTAGTTAATATAATATAATAAAATAAATTTTTACATTTTATATGTATCCTAAAATATTTCCTTCAGTATCTTCAATGATATTCATTAACTTGTCCTTTAATTTACATTTTTGAAATTCTGCATCCCATACCAAATTATAATGTTCACACGAATAACATTTATTATTCGTAGGGTCTAATTGTTCATTTACACCACAAATTTTAGTTATTTCATTCAAAAATTGAGCTTTTCTTTCCTGTGTAGCTTCCTCTAATTCTGATATCTCTTTCTTTTCTATTTCTACTTGCGGAATATTATCTATTTTTTCTTCTGATAATTTAATTTCTTCACTTTCAGGAACTTCAAGTTCAGATTCGACTTCACTTTCAGGAACTTCAGGTTCTGGTTCACTTGTTTTAGGTTCAACTTCACTTTCAGGAACTTCAGGTTCAATTACTTCAACTTCACTTTCAGGAACTTCAGGTTCAGATTCGACTTCACTTTCTGGTTCACTTGTTTCTGGTTCACTTGTTTCTGGTTCTTCACTTGTTTCTGGTTCAGATTCTTCTGGTTCACTTGTTTCTGGTTCTTCACTTGTTTCTGCTTCTTCACTTGTTTCTGCTTCTTCACTTGTTTCTGCTTCACTTGTTTCTGCTTCACTTGTTTCTGCTTCACTTGTTTCTGTTATTTCAGGGGTTTCAGGTTCAGTTATTTCAGGTATTTCTGGTTCAGTTGTTTCTGTTATTTCAGGGGTTTCAGGTTCAACTTCACTTTCAGGTTCAGTTGTTTCTGTTATTTCAGGTATTTCTGGTTCAGTTGTTTCTGTTATTTCAGGGGTTTCAGGTTCAACTTCACTTTCAGGTTCAGTTGTTTCTGTTATTTCAGGTATTTCTGGTTCTCCTGGAACACCTCTTTCACCTGGAACGCCTTGAAGACCTTGAAGACCTTGTTCACCTCTTTCTCCTTGTTCACCTGGAACGCCTGGAAGACCTTGAAGACCTTGAAGACCTTGTTCACCTCTTTCTCCTTGTTCACCTGGAACGCCTGGAAGACCTTGTTCACCTCTTTCTCCTTGTTCACCTGGAACGCCTGGAACGCCTCTTTCACCTTGTTCACCTCTTTCTCCTTGTTCTCCTCTTTCTCCTCTTTCACCTGGTGGGCCTGGTGGACCCGGAATTAGTTCAAATTCTGATTTTTTATTATCGATAATTTCGTACTGGTTCAAGACATTTATTTTAATAGGTGTATCAAATTTAACAGTATTATTATTTGTATCTGTAAAGCCGATAATTTGTGTTGGTAATCTATTTGAATCTAATAAAATAGCTGAAATGTTTGTATTATTAAGTGATGGTAATTTGGATGGGATTAAGGTATTATTAATATCGTGTAATAATTCTTTTTGTTGTGTTTCATCAAATTGTCCTTTTATTGGGATAAAATCGTCTTGGATAGGGTTATGTAAAACGGTAATTTTATCAGATAATGGTTCTTGTCTTAATTGTTCTTGTATATCCATAATATCTGTTTTATTAACTAGCATTCCTTCAGTTTCTAACTTTTTATCTAATAAATCTTGATGTTCTGGTATAGTAGTTACTTCTGGTACAGTTATTTTAGGGGCTTTTATAGGTTTAGGTAATTTAAATATTTGACCAGATTTATCTAGATAACCCTTAACATATTTTTTGTCCTTTGTTTTGATAAATGCCCTGGCTTTTGGGGCTTTTGTTTTGATTCTATGATATGTGGATGGAATATTAATAAATTTATTAGATGGATAAACTTTATCACCGTATTTATTCATAATTTGTGTCAAGCAATTTTTAGCTGAAGTAACATTATATAAGCATGTATCTGCTTCTAATTTAAATCGACGTCTCTTTAATTCAGTATAAACTGATGCATCGGAACGTACTACTCTTCCAGTCAAAGGATTAATATAAAAATGTGGTTTTCTATGAATACCACTACCTCCGCCCCCAATTTGTGGTTGAAGTATATATATATTATAATTTGATAAAGCATCGAAACCTAATGGTTCCAGTATGGTATTTTCTGGTAATACGATTTCATAAACTCCATTAATATTTGTTTCCTTTGAAATATTTCTTAATAAAACAGGTGTTTTTACAGGTATATAAATTTTCATATGAAAATTACCAAATTGAGGAATTAATATATTACTTGTAGACATAAAACCTTGGTTAACATTTTTATCGTAAATATTAGTCATTGCTCTATACACAATATAATATGAATCAGGGTTACAGTTTGTAGTAATAGGCCTACTAGCCTTTATAATATTTTTTCTTATAAAGCCCAAGTCTTCAGTAGCTGGAGCTCCACGTAATCTAGCATTTAATTCTGGGCCGTGCCTAACATACGTGGTTATTACTTCCTTAGCTTCATCAGATTGTTGTTTATCAGATTCTATGTAATTAATATTGCATACATTGATGTGTTCTAAAGGATTATCTTGAACTCTTTCCATAATGCTTTCTTTATGTTTAGTTTCATCATACCCTTCTAATAAGAATTTTTCAAATTCTTCGTCGTTATCAAAGTTCATTATTAATTATACAATAAAAAAAAAATTGCAATTAGTCATGCCTAATTTACTTTTGCTAAGTGTTTCTATGTGTTTCTATGTGTCACTTATCAAACATAAATTGTCTATATTGTTTATATTGTTTATATTATTTATATTGTTTAGTTGTTTTTCAGGCATATCTATATCCATTGTGTCTGGGTCCGAATCAGAATTTCTCCGTATAACAAATGCATCTTCGTGGTCATAGTCTTGTTCAATTAAACAAACAGTATTATTGTATCTTTCCAAGTACTCTTTATTTCTAATTTTATAAATTGATTCTCTATAATCATCAAAGAGTTGTTTGTCAGCTTGTAGTTGTCTAATAAGGTCCATTGCTTCTTTGAAATAGTGTTTAACGTTATTAAACCATTCTTTTCTTCTATAAACATTTATAACAAACCATTTATTGATAAAAAAATAAAGTGGTGTTACTTGAATATTTTGTAGATTATGTTCTTGAATTACAGTATTTGCCCAATTAATAAATTCATCAGGTGTAGTTAGATTATCTGGTGGATAAATATACTTTGTTTCAGAATTATCAGGTTCATCTGTTTTATTTAAAAGAATACCCTTATCTTGTTTTTCACCTATAATTTGTTCAATAAATGCTTGTTCACTAGATAATTCTTTTATTTCACATTCCAGAAAGTCACATTGATTAAGGTCCGCAGTTTCTAGCTGAATCATCATCTGGACCCAATACCAAATTGGTGGTACACCTTCTTCAATTTTACGTGAATAAGGACATTTTATTTCCAACATTACACCATCTGGTGTAATACCATCTGGACTAGCCGCTAAATAACTAAGTCTAGGATGTGGTAACAAACCAAATTCAATTACGTCAGTATTAAATTTTTGTCTATATAAACGTGTGGCTATTTCTTCGTATTTTTTACCATGCAATGTGTAAATAGAATCTTTAAATAAATTTTCGCCATAAAATGTTCTACATTTATTAATGATATAATCTTCACGAGTGTCATAATGACTCAAGCAATGAGATGGTTTATATTTAAAATTCTTTACGTTAAAATCTTCTACGTATTGTTTACATATTTCTTCAGATAATGTTAAGCAACATGCAGCTTCAGATGCTGTAACTCTAGTACTACGAGATTTAAACCATTCAGGACTTCTTTGGGGAGGTTGAACCTTTTTCCGTAAAGCTTTTACTCTATTACGATACCAATTAATGTCTCTTGCTTTAACATTCATCTTATAATTCTATTTATAAATTATATTTTCATTTTTATTTAAATGCGTTTCTTATTTAAAAACAAAATATTATAAAGATGTATACAATATACAACCCTGTTAAATGACCGAAGAAATCAAAGAAGATAACAATTGTATTGTTAAAGCATTTGAAAACAATCCTATATCCATTGTTACTGAAGATATTAATAGTAAAAAGATATATTATTTTAAAGCATCTGATATAGGTAAAGCTTTAGGTATAGTGAACATACGTTCAACTATTCAAAACTACGATGACGATGAGAGGGTAGTACGTAATGTCTACGACCCCCAAGGTACACCTCAAGACACTATTTTTTTAAGTTCTCAGGGTGTTTATAGATTACTTTATAATTCCAAAAAAGAAGTAGCGAAAAAGTTTAGAAAATGGGCAGGGAATATCTTAGATGATATAATATTTAACGAATCAGTAGAATTAAAGAAACAATTAAAACAGAATGAAATGATATTATTAGAGCAAAAGAATTTAATAAAACAATTAGAAAATAAACCAGAAACAGAAGGATTTATTACTACTGAGGGATTTATTTATTTAGTGAAAGATACTTATAAATTTGGTCATTATAAAATAGGATTATCCGAAGATCCAAATAAGCGTTTAATCGGATTAAATGTTGGTTCAAGTACAAATTCATTAGAAATTGTTAATACATATAAAACAAAAAACTCAAATTTTGCTGAACAAATTATACACAAGGCATTAAATTCGCATAAAATAAAAAAACAAAAAGAATGGTTCTATATTACAAATGACATATTATTAGATTTTACAATCAAAACTATAAAGGAATGCATCGATTTTACTGATAAATACACTTATAACAATGTAGATGAACAAATAAATTATTTACATCAAAAAGAACATAACATAAAAAATGATAAAGAAAATTATGTAAAAATGTCAAATAAAGAAATTCAAACAGATATTGAAGCTATAAATCAAATTAATTTAGAAACAGAAGATAAAGATGAAAATATATTTAATAAATTTTTAACAGAATCTTGTGTATTTGACGATTTAGTTTACTGTTCAAAAAGAGAATTAATTTACCAATATAAAACTTGGAGTAAAATTAATAATATCTTTAATTATAAAGATTTTGAACAATATTTACTTAGTAAATTTAAATCAAAAAAGATGTTAAATGAAATGTTAAATACGGAAATGTCTTGTGTAATAGGTATAAATTTAAAAGATTCATTTTATAAATTTGACTTTAAAGAACCATTAACAGAGTTTCAACAATTTTTAGTGGAATCTTGTGTAAAATTACCTACAGCAAAATTAAATAGAAGTACAATTAAAAATACATATGAAAAATGGTGTGAAAGATATGAAAAAGATACTCCTAATAAAAATAAAGTTGATAGTTTATATAAATTTTTAGATAAATATTTTTTTAAAGATAAATTTTACGAAGGAGATTCTAGTTATTTTGGATGGTATGGTGTATCTATAAAAGAAAATATATTAAAAGGTACTGGTATTAATTCAACTTTGTGTAAAAAGAATAAAGTTTTCAAAGTATATAAAGATGATCCTAAAAAGGTTATAAAGCAATGGAATTCACAAAAAGACTGTTGTAAAGATTTAGGTATGGGAACAAGCACTATAAAATATAGGATTGATAATAAACATATGTTTGTAGAAAATAACAAAGAATTTTATTTAATACGAGAAAATGATTTTAACTGAATTGTATTTTTGCTTACAAAAAGCATTCATATTTACATTGGAAGTATAATAGTAGCGCCTCTGTAACTGGCATATCTATGAAATGTTGTACCCATAACAAGTGTCCTAAAATTAATGTTAGTAGGTCTTGTATTAATATTCTGGAATGGATTTTTTACATAATAAGACAATCCTAAAATACTGTTTAATTTGATTCTAGTTTCAACATTTGAATAATCATAAATTTCCAACATAATTTCAGTAGGTAGTATCATATATTATATTCATTTTTATTTTTAAGTTTATTTTTACCCTCTGGAGTGGGAAGTGGCAGTTCTGATTTAATTTTCAAGTCTAGAAAATGACAAAGTATTTTATTTAAATTGAATTGAATAAATTTACGTTTTTTACTGAATTTTAAAACTTCGTTAAATAATTAAAATTTAAAACTAACGGAATATTAGTTAGAAACATGAAATCTAAAAAACCAATTCTTCTAAGTAAAGATTTACTTTCAAAAGCTTCTAATGAATCTCTAGTAATGAGTATTAAAGAACCTGTTAATTTAGACAATGTACACGAGAGTGTAAAAATTGTTAAAAAAATTTACGATAAAGCCCAGGAACTTTTAACGAAAGAAAATAAACTTGATAATGATAAATATGTAAAATGTATTGAATTATCTAGTAAAATTATTACCTTTTTAGATGGTTTAAATCCATTTCAAATTAATCGTATAAAAGATGATATTAAAACTATTTATTACATTAGTGCAGAAGTATTAATTAGAACAGTTGGATTACATATGAACAGAACAGAGTTTACAGAAAGAGAAAAAGGTACTTTATATACAGCTATTGCACATTTACAAAAAGTGTTAGGTGTGGAACCATTTGATACATCAGCCAAAGAGTTATTTAAGATTGTTTTTATTTACTTGAGTATATTTAACTCCAATCCAAAAGAGAATATACAATTACTAACTAATGTTTTGATGATGCATCCATGTGATTATCAACTTCAATACAATTTAGCATTTATGTATCAGAGAGCCAATGACCTTGAAAAGTCATTACAGCATTTTAAGTTAGCATTTGGTATTATTGAGTTGGAATTAAAAGCGGCTGACCCTAAACAAACAGAGCTTGTCAAAGTTTTAACTGAATTCAAGGTAAAATGTCTTAATGGGTTAGGTGGTATTTATTTTGCTATTCAGGACCGTGAGTTAGCTAATTACTATTTCTTTGAAGCTCTCAAGATTCTTCCAAATGACCCGGATATTAATAATCAAATTGGTGTTGTTTATACAGAATTAAGATTTACAGATAAAGCTATTAAACATTATAAGCATGGAATTGAAAATTATAAAAATGCACATATTTCAAATGACCTTGATATGCTATTAGCATCAATGCATATGAATATGGGTCTTGCTTATTGTTATGAAATCAATTATCCTATGGCTATTGACTGTTATAATAAGGCATTAAAGTATAAGCCAAGACTTTCATTGGCTTATCAAAATAAGTTACTTGATTTGAATTATATTTCACATTTGATTGATGACCCAATGTATATTGCAAAGTTACATAAGAATATTAATAAAATTTATCCAAATGTTGTAAATGACTATAAAGTTGCTTTACCAGATTATAAGCCTAATGAAATGATACTGAAGTGGGACGGTAAGAGTAAAGGTGCTTTAGTTGGTAAAACAAAATTAAAGATTGGATTTATCAGTGGTGATTTTATTTGTCATCCTGTTAGTTATTTCTTGAATTGTATTTTGAAATTTATTAATTATGATTTATTTGATGTTCATTGTTATTCATTAAAGGTTGTTGATTTAACAAGTTCATTTTCTAATATTAAATGGAAGGTTGTAAAGGGAACTAGTCCAGATGAATTGAAGAAAATTATAGAAGGAGATAAAATTGATGTTTTATTTGACTTGGCTAGTCAAACTGGAGATAACCGTCTTGATACATTTGTTTTGAAGCCTGCACCTATTCAAATTAGTTATTGTGGATATCCTAATACATCGGGTTTATCAAATATGGATTATCATATTGTTGATAAGGTATGTGATTCCGATGGTGTTACAGCTGGTCCTGGTGGAATTGTTAGACCAAGTACACAAAAGTATTATACAGAAAAGTTGTTATTTATGGACAAGTGTTTCTTAAGTTATACTCCATCAATTGGTATTGATAATTTACCAAAACTTGAAGAACAACCAGCTACAAAGAATGGTTATTTAACAATTGGTACATTTAATAGATATAACAAGATTAATGACCGTGTAGTTGCTATGTGGGAAAAGGTATTAAAGAGATGTCCTACAGTAAGATTTGTTATTAAAACAAAGGAATTTTTAACTGATACACTTAGAGAACAGTTTGTTAATACATGGAAAGATAGCGAAGTATTTAAGAGGGTGACAATTTTACCATATTCTGATACGTATACTGACCATTTACCAGATTATAATAAGATGGATATTGCATTAGATACGTATCCTTATTCAGGAACAACAACAAGTTGTGAGGCATTAATGATGGGTGTTCCAGTATTAAGTTTATTTGATGGCGACCGTCAATATCATTCTCAAAATGTTACAGCTTCATTGATGGTTAATTCTGATTTACCCGAGTTTGTATGTTTATCAGAAGATGAATATATTAATAGGGTAGAGTATTATGCTAATAATACTGACCAATTAAAAACTCTTAAACAAACAGTTAGAGATAAATTTGTAAAGAACATTTGTGATTATCCTAGATTTGTTGGCGAATTAGAGGATAAATTATTAAATACTTATAAAAATCATAAATGGTAGTTTAATAGTCTTTTAGCATTTATTTTTTTTATGCTATATACTTTATAAAATATAAGAATGAATTTATTTCATAATTATATATACAATCCCATTAAAACTACCCTTAACTCTCAACAATTTAATCATTTAACATCTGTAAGTCAGACTTATACTGAGCATTTAGGTGATTCTATGAAATATTCATGGATGGCATTTAAAGGTTCATTTTACTTTTTTGCGCATGGTATTTATCCAGATGCATTTGATACTCATGGTTCAGATACCATTGTCAATTTAAATTCTATTCTTCAGAATAAAATTAAAAATATAAGAGAAAGAAACTAGTAAATTGTAATTTTAAACATCGTCCCATAAATTAATGTATTCATAATCTGTAATTTCTATTTCTGGGTATGGAGATTCGTATTTCTTTGGTTTATATAATTTACGTAAACTGTAACTTATAAAAACTCCAGTCAAAGTTGCAACAGTAATAAGTTGTTGTATCATTACTAATGGTAAATAAAAAATATTTATGCTTTAATTTATGCTTTAATTTATGCTTTAATTAATAAAAGGTTCTATTAATACCATCAACTTTAATTTTTGAATGTAAACTTTCGTATATTTCATTTAAAATATTATTTTTAGACAAAATTACGCAATTTGCAAGATTTGAATTTCGGATATTATTTATACTAGTTTTAAATTTTTCAAAATCGTATTGAAAATAAAGTATATCAGTATCTACATCATAAATTCCACGAGTTATACCAGAAAAATCTGGTGCGCTACATTTAAAATCTAATACAAATTTAAAATTTTTAAATTCGGGTAATAAAGATTCATCTTCACTGTAATAATATCGTATTGGACATTTTGAATAATTATATATAATCATATTTTATATAAATATGATTCTAATTTTTTTCAATTATTCTTATGCTATAGGTGACATTGCAAGTCTTCTAGGTGATGATGTTACGGATTTGAAATAATTCTGAGATAATAAAGATAAAATTATCTTATTAAATTGGCTTTTTAATCTATGTATACTTAGTCTTTGTAAAGGATTTATAATTAACATTTTTTCTATAATTTCATTAATCATTTTGGCAATTGTAGGGTTACCTGTTTCGTTTTCAGTATAAAAACTTTTAAATTTAGGATTAGTTTTATAATAATTATAATAACCGAAAATAGCTTCTGAGGATAATAAAGTGTCTATGTTTTCTCTTATATTTTCTAAAATATAAGCATTGATTTTATCATGAAACATACGTTCTTCTTTTTCTTGTTCTGTTTCATTTTCATCTGTGTTGTCTGTGTCCATTTCTTCTATATAAGTATTAAATTCTGGATTTTTCTTTCGTAAATCCATTAAATCTAATTCAAAATATAAAGGGTGATTTTCATAATATTTTGTTTGTTCTCTTATATAATCTGGCTTATAAGGATAAGGCATTTTATTATGTAGCATTTCATAAAAGACAATACCTAAAGAGTATACGTCAGTTTTCATATAATCATTTTTATTTACTGGAATAGTTTTACCTTCTTCTTGTGTATTTGGGTCACTTAACAACTTTTGCTTTATTTTTATAACATTTTCGGGAGTATGATTAATTATTCTAAATAATTCAGGTGCTAAATATAGTATTGTCCCTGACGGTCTACAAAGTTTAAGACAACTTACACCAAAGTCAATAAATAGTACATTTTTAATTTGTTCATTTACATACTGAATAATAATATTATCAGGTTTAATATCGTTATGAACAATACCAACGCCATGTAAATCATCTAACTGAGATATTAATCTAGACATAACAAATATAACATCTTCTAATTTCATACTTTTATGTAACTCCTTATTACGATTTAATAATGTGGATAACGTTATAGCATTATCTAAATAATTCATTATAATAACGTATTCTTGATTTTTATAATCTATAAAATCATCTACAAGACATAAAGAGGATTTATTAAAATTACTTAATTCACAGTTATTATACTTTGATATTTTTTTCAAGGCATTCACTTCTAGTAGTATATCAGGTATTTTTGACTTGGTTAAACTAATTTTTTTCATAATATATCTTGTATTGTCTTTTTTAACTAGATAAGTTATTCCATAAGCACCCTTTCCTATTGTTTTAAGTATATCATATTCTTCACTTTTACTAGTATGTTTATCCATTCTATTATTATTAATGTATAAATTAATTCTTTTAAATTATTAATAGAATTAATTAATTAATCGTAACTACCCAATTGTATATTTAACCAATTGTATAATCTAAAAATTTACCATTTAAACTATCTTTGTATCCATTAATTGTTATCTTACCAAGAGTTTTTTTAAGATGACATTCTTTACATAAAATTGCCAAATTGTATTCTTCATTTTTATGATGATGACCAACAGACTTTAAAAACCCAGAACTGTCAGCATCACATTGAGGTATAATGTGGTCTGTTTCTAAATTTTTTGTAGAACTACAAATCTCACATTTTTTTATAATCTTTTTAGCATTATATATACTCTTTTTTTTACCTAGCACACTATTTTGTTTATCTAAAAATTTGTTTCTAATTTCGAAAGCATCATCTATTAATAAATCATCTTCTAATATTGTTTTTGCTACTTCTAAACCATATAAATCACTACCGCTTCCTGGCATTAACTTTCTTTCAAATATTATATCATGATTTCTTATATTTACACTAAGATGACAAATTTGAATACTATCATTTTTCATTATAGAATCTTCTTCCTTTAATTTATGTAAGTGAGTTGTAAAAAAGAACTTTGTATTAGTTGATACTAATCTTCTTATAGTAGATGCCACTAAACCAATACTACTCACGTATTCTGTACCTTTACACATTTCATCACAAAGAACTAATGTATTAGGACCAGTACATCTTAAAATCTTTTTTAACCCAAGAGTCTCTGTTATAAAACTAGACTTTCCACTAAACAAGTTATCTGTTAAATCAACTTGACTAATAATAGTGTTAAATGGTCTAAATTTAAATGATTTACATGGCACATATAATCCACATTGTGCCAATATAACATTTATACCAATAGCTCTTAACAAACTAGACTTTCCACTACTATTTAACCCAAATAATAACATACCATTTTGACTTTGGTCAAGAGTTATATCATTAGGTATATAATTCTTACCAAGACGTTCTATGATAGGATGTCTAAGTTGGATTGCTTCAAAAAATGAACCATTTGAGTCGTTCGAGTCATTTGAGTCATTTGACTCTATTATTTCTGGTCTAACATAATTATATTTTTCTTTACATTTGTAATTTGAATAACATACATCAATTATCTCTATAAATATTTTACATTTTACAAATAAATCTCTGTATGTGTTATAGTATTCATTCATTAAATTAAGATAATGAGCCTTTATTTTTTTATGTAACAGTTCTCTGTAATTTAATAGCTCTGATGATAATGTTAATAATTGTTCTGGGTAAAATTTAGTAGTGTTATTCGTTTGTTTTAATCTAAAATCAAATTTATCTTTGCTTTCTTTTAATTTTACCATTAATAATTGATATCTAATTTTTGTACACATAAAAGAGTAACCCTCATTCTCTGTATACATTAATTTAATCATCGGTGTATCTTCTTTAGAATTAATTTTTGTATCGTAAAATAACCGTAATTCCTCTCTCTTAGTTTCAATTTCTGTAATTTTATTTTGAATAATATCTAGTTCCGGAATAACACCCTGACAAAAATAATTTACAATTTCGTCTTTTGATGTATTTAAATCAAACTCTTTCATTAATTCAAAATCAAACTTTTTCGTATAGTCATTAATATATTCATCAAATACTTTAATTTCTATATCAGATAAATTAACTCTGGATACTCCAGTTTTATCATTTAATAAATTAGATAATTTTAAAATATGTTTATAATTCTCATGGAGTTTGATAAATTCATACGGATGAAGGATATCTAAGCTCATTTTTCTATGTAATTTCTCAAAATCAATAATATCATTAAGTATCAATTCTACATCTTTAATTACATTGTGTAATTCTTCAGTAATTATGTATCTTTCATTAATTACATTTTCATTCTTGAATGGTTTGCATAATAAAGATAATAAATGTCTTTTACCAATTGAAGTCTTTGTAAAATTAATTACATCAAAAACAGATTCAGGTTTTGTTTTATGTTGAGTGTTCTTACTTATAATATTAAGCTGTTCAGCTGTATTCAACTCTAAAATCAAATTCTTATTCTCGTAAATAACATTTGGTAGATTTAAATTTTTAATATACGATAAATCATGACGACCAATAAATTCTACAGTATACATTAAATTTATAATAGATAATTCATACTTGCCAATATTCATATACTCTACTGGAGATAATAATCCAAAATTTACATGTGAGTACACTTCCTTGAAAAATTTGCTTTGATATTCCTTATCCAAATAAATCCGAACGTCACTCTTGTCTACATAAGATATCATAACATTATCATAATTATTTACAAAAAACTCTTCTATATATTTCATACCCCAAAAATCGTCATGTCTTATTTTAAGTTGAATTTCTCTAGGAAAATATCTGTATATAATTCTATCTAACTCATCTAAAGAAAGAGATAACGAATATGTGTCATTATATTTACATGTAAAAATATTCTCTGTTAGTTCAATATCATTATATTCATTCTTAACACAACAAACTGATGTATTAATTTGATGAATCATGGTAGCATTCTTCTTACTAGAAGACTTTACTGTTTTAATATCTAACATAATAGATAACAAATTCCCTGAATTATAATCTAAGGGCTGAAGACTAGGAGAATAAATTTTTGTTACACCGCGTTTCAAATTACCCTTTGATGTTCTATTATTATTATCTTCTAATTGATTAACTAAAATAACAGTATAATTAGCACTTAATAACATGGGTAAAAATTTATCTAAACAACTTGTATTAAATCCTGCAAAATTAACTTCTATTTTACCTATAACTTTACAAGCATATTTCATATCATTTAAAATTTTTGCTATAATAAAAGCATTTCCCAATTTTTCATATTCATTATCAATTTGATATATTTCATAAAACGCGCCATTCTCATACAATACACATGTTCTTTCCCCATACTCCTTTACTTTTTCTGAATATATATCAAAATATTCGTTAATCATCGTTGACTTTGTGTATTCAACGTTCATTGACTTTGTTTCTGAATTTAATTCCATTTTAATACGGTTAAATATTAAAATGGTTTATTTTTAAATAAGGCGAATTAATTTCAAATAATTTTTTTTATTTGATTATAATATAAATAAAACATGGAATCGTTACAGAATGTTCAAACAGCTGTTCAAGGTAATTTAAATGCTCTTCTTCAAAACCCTTATCTTATGGCCGTCTTAAAGGTAGGTCTTATCTTATATGCATCTAGAATTGCACCTAGAGTACCCTCTTATGTACAAAACACTTTTGAAAATACCTTTGTTAAGATTATTGCTATCGCCTTATTAGCATATATTTCAGAAGTTGACTTCCAACTAGCCATCCTATTAGCAATCGTTCTTGTTTTAGGTGCTAACTTCTTAGGAGGTCGGGGTGTATTTGAATCTTATAATAATGTTGGTGATTACCAGAGTGATATGACTAAATACACCAATCTCCTTGGAAAGCCAGCCCAAATTAGCAAGTTTAAACTTATGGAATCACTATCAGATAACTATCCTGGATGTAATAAGGTTACCTTAAAGGACCTATTAGCCCTATTCAACGGAGATGCCCCTAAACTTCAAAAAACTGTTCAATACGCATTTTCTGAATTAAATGCGGTTTTAGCAGGGAAGGATAAGGAAAACCTTTTAAGAGTTGCACGTGCAGCTGGAGTACCTTATAACGTCGAATTAAGTGACGAAAATGCTCCACTTATTGCAACAATTCTTCTTAACTATGGATACAAGGTTTCTGAAACTTGCCAAGTACCTCAATAAATATAACAAAATATATATTATTTAAATTAATATATATTTCTTAAGCTTCAAACTAAGAGTATCTTAATTCATTATTTTTAATCATTAGATATTTAACATCTAAATTATCATCATTTATTACATCAAAAAAGTTGTCTGTAGTTGCGTCATCTACGAGATACTTGACGATTTTTGAATAAAATCTTTTTTGTAATATCTTTAGTCTATCTTTGCTATTAATTATTAATGCATTATCTCCTAATAACTTATAAACATCTACCATATCAGATGAATAATTGTTATTATAAATAATTACATGCACATTATCTTTATTAATTAGTTTGTGCAATTTTTCAATATCAGATTTAATACTATAATCTATTATAAATAAATGCCTTTTATCTGATTCTAATTGAGGTAATGTTAATGTATTTTTTATAATCAAATTATTAAAATATAAATATGGATTTTCTAACAACATATCTCTAAAATCCTTCTTATTCTCATTAAATGTGAAAATATGCAGACTGTTATCATATATATTTTCAACATCATTCAGTTTACTTAACTTGAATAATAAGTCGTTCAAAATATCAATATTTTTAGAATTATCATTATTAAGAATCAACATATTCTTCTTGTAAAATTCAGACGCCTTCAACACTAGTTTTTTTATACTTTGTTTAGGTACTTCTGGTACTTCTGTCTTTTTAACTGACTTTGACACTTCTGGTACTTCTGTCTTTTTAACTGACTTATATACTTCTGTCTTTTTAACTGACTTTGACACTTCTGGTACTTCTGTCTTTTTAACTGACTTATATACTTCTGTCTTTTTAACTGACTTTGACACTTCTGGTACTTCTGTTTTTTTAGCTGCTTCAGAAGAAACGGTTGAGGATGATTCCGATGTAGTATCATCTGAAGATTCGGATTCAGATTCATTGTAGTCATCTTCAGAATTAGAATTTTCAGAATCTTTTGATGAATGTGACGAACGTTTAGATATTTTATCAGATGACGAACTCGAACTTGAACTTGAGCTTGAAGATGAACTTGACGATGTAGAATCCTGTTTACCTGAATCGCTAGTTGATTCCTCTGATATAGCTTTTGGTGTGGCTTCTGGTTGCTTGTTCTTTGGTTTGTGTGACACAAAAATATTTGTTAATAAATCAGTGAGATTTTCCATGTAATATTATTAACAAACAAAATAATTTATAAAACGAGACGACTATCTATAATCTACGCAATGTAATTTAATTTTTCCATATGTCTTCCCAAAACATATCGACTAAGTAATCTCTATTTGAATAGAATTTTCTAAATATTTTTCTATAATACATTTCTTCTTTATTTTTTGGGATAGTTTTCATATTAACATTTGACTCATTTAATAAACCATTTAAAAATGTATTGAACTCTTCATCAGTTATCACGTTCTCTAGATAATTTGTAAGTCTTAATTCAAAATTTGTTAATGAATGACACAAACACTGGTGTTCCTTCCATAAACAATCTTCTGATATTAATTCAGAACCATAAACATTTGTCTCAAAGGCCTTTCTAAATATATATTTACTAATAGGGTCTTTATTAGATGTATAATAACCAGCTCGTCTTAATTTAGGATGTAGGGTTAGCATATATTCTATCAAATTTTTATCTAAATAAGGATGTCTAATTTCTAATCCAAACATATTTGCTATTCGGTCTGTTCTTAATAAATCAAATTTATACATATTCTGTAATAATTCTACACTTTTTATTTGGAATTCAGTATCATCTAAATTATTAAAGTTTTCGTATCCACCTAATTCATCTAGACCATCACCGGTTAATAATACTTTAACATCTGTTCTGGTTTTTATATAATTTAAAAGATAAAAATATGGTAAGGATTCTCTTACTGTTTCTGGGTCATAACTTTCTAAATGATAAATAATTTGTTCAATATCAGAATTAACAATGGACATTTGATTCACATTAATAATATGATGATGAATATCTATTTTATATTTATTTTCTAAAAAATTTACAACATTAACTGATTTTTCACAATCCAAATCCTCACCTGCTAATTGGTCTCCTATTGTAAAAACGTTGAATGGATTATTTACAAAATCGTAATTAGTCTCCACTAAATTCTTAATAACTATACTCAAAATCAAAGAACTATCAAAGCCACCAGATAATAATATTCCGACTTTATGGTCTGAATTTTTAAATCTAGATGTAATACTATTTGTTATCTTTTCTTGTAAATTTTTATATATTTCACTTAAAGAATCAGGTTGTGTAGAATCTATAGTACAGATTGATAAATCCTTGTATTTATTTAAAGAATAATATTCTATAAAATTATCATTTTTCTCTATAATAGATTGTTGGAAAGACCAATATGTACCAGGTACAACATGCTTAATTGTATATAACGGATTATTTAATATATATTCAGGTAATGATTTAATTTCCGACACAAACATACATAAAGACATATCATCATTTTTCACATAATATAATGGCCTCATACCTAAATAATCTCTGCATGCATATACATTAATTTTATTTAATTGAAATGTTTTAAGATTTTCAGTTAAAATAAATGCATACTCGCCATCTATACTATTCAATGTTGTTTCTATATCACTATTTATATATAATGGTAGAATAACTTCAACATCACAGGTTGATGATAAATCTTTACCTGTAAATTCATGTGACTCTTTTAATTCTTGATAATTATAAATTTCACCGTTACATAAGAGTTTTCTATCCGGTCTATTTCTTAAATCTGGGTACTCTAGTAATTTATTAACAATAGGGTCTTCAAAGGGTTGTGTAGCATTGTAAGATATATCATTTACAGATAATCGGTGATGAGCAAAGATAAAAGTATACTGTTTGTATGTTCTAATATCATCTCTTGATAAATATAATTGAATATTTTGCTGTTGCATATTATTTAAATTATTCAAATTATCTGTTGATACAGATATGTAATTTGATTCATCTGGACCTCTATGTTTCATTTTCATAAATGAGCTTATCATATTAATATTGATTTTAGTATCATTTGTATGAATAATAAATTCAAATCCTCCCATTTGGTCTACTAATTAATATACCAACATATATTAATTAATAAAATATTTCGCACTACTCATTTTTTATCCACTTTTACCCATATTTATCCACAACTACTCGAATCATTATTAGTAATTACACTATAAATATCATCGAATTTCTTAAAAATTTGAATTTTATCATTAACAGTAATTCTTTTAACATGTAACTTGTCTTTTAACTTTTCCAAAAATTCGTCCTTTAAAGTTTTAAGATTATCTGCATCCAACTTTTTATTCTTCTTTAAATATATAATATACATTACTAAATCTTCATTTATAACTTTCTCTGTCTCTTTATTAATTAAACTTTTAACGGAACTAACTTTTTTTGTTTTTGGTTTAGACGATGACGCTTCTTCTACTTTTTCTTTAGTTAAATAAAAAGACTTGTCTTCTTCTTTGAATTTTAATGGATATATTTGTTCAATAACACCACGTTTAACATTCCATTTAATATCTTTGAATTTTAATCTATTAACATTATCAGTTATTAAATTTTTAACGGTATTAATAAACGTTTCAATATCATTTTCTTCTATCAATCCTGGTTCTACAAGGAATTTATGAATAAAATATGTTATATACTCATGATATCTATCTAACTTTTCATCATCTTTTAGTTCACTCCATTTTTTGAAATATTTACCCTTTTGATGTAAAGGAACCTTTTTAACATGCATCTGATTATAAATATATTGATATAATTCTTGTTTCAAGTTATTACTTGAATTATTAATAAATCTGTGTGATACCTCAATTGAATCCAATATCTTTTTATATTCTAAAACTTTATCAGTGTACATCGTAGTCATAAATTCACCCGTACTAGATAATTCAATATTCTCCTGGTCTTTTCTTATATTTACGGGTATATAAATACCATAATAAGCAGAAATATATTCATTTATATTAAGACCTGTTTCAATTACTATACTACTTATATTGTTAACGATAATTTTAAACTTGTCTTTGATTTTTTTTGTTTTTACATTAGAATTTATATATTCTTTAAGATACTCTTCAGATGATTGTAACAAATTAAACTGAGACGTTGATAAATAATCACCATGTAAATTATTAAAGTATAACTCTAACTCTTGCTTTTGTACAAGTAATATATTATGTTCAACCTTTAAAATATACTTATCATACAAATATCTATATAATTGACCATTGTCATCTTGGCTATCTAACCAATTAAGACGTTGATTATTGGTATCATCTGTTAAAATAATACACGGGCACATTCCATATGTATCAATAATATCTCTATGAAAGAATAAAAATCCAGGCATATCAGGGCATAACTTTTGTTCTTTAGAGGAATACATATCTTCTATATGTGTCATTTTTTCAAAATCATTTTGTGCCTTTTCTCTTTTTTTCTTTAACTCTCCTAAAAGTTCTGTTGAATTTGGCTTCTTTTTAATACGATGATATTCCATAGAATCATTTGCTCTCATAACTTTTTTAAATTCATTGTCTTTACGAGTTTTATCCTTAGATAATTTTAGGTCTTTCATAGCCGTCTCTAACTCACTCATGTATTCCTTTTTTCTATTATTTAAAGTATCTATAAATTCGGTATCTGAACTGGATGTACATTTATCAATAATTTCTTGAATATTGTTTTTCAAAAATGTTATACGTTGAGTTAATATGTCCTGATTCTCCATCTTTATTATCTAATATAAATCAATATTATTATTCATTTTTTTAAACGTCAATTTCCTTTTTTGCCTATTCAAGTTTAATTTTCAAATCTTATTAATTCAATCTTGAAAAAATTACATAAATTTTTAACGTATTCAATATCCCTATATTCATCTTTATAAATAATTTTACGGATTTTGGTAGCAGATAATAATTTAATACAATCCTTGCACGGACTTAATGTTGAGTAAAGTATAGCATCTTCAAATTTACTTTGTGCATAAAGTACAGCATTTGTTTCTGCATGAATTACAATTTGATGTACATAATCTCTATTAGTCCAATCAATTAATGAATCATCCATACCGGCACATACAGAGTTATAACCAGTACTAATAATACGGTTATCTTTCATGGAAACTAGAACTGCACCAACTTGTGTTTTAGTGTCTAAAGAACGCGTTTTAACAACATCTGCAATATTCATAAAATAGTTATCCCACGAAATACGAGTATGTGTTGTTGATTTAATTTCTTCCATTTATCAAAATAGTACATTAAATTTAAATTCAATTAATTTTAGTGTGTGGTATTTTTAAAAAAGTAATTTCTAAATGTATAATATATGATTCCTGATAAACTCTTTATTAACCTAAAAATTCTTAGTAAAATTCAGAAGAATGGAAGAATTACTAGAAGTAGTGACGGTATCATTGCATTAGAAAATGAAAATTTTTACCAATCTATTAAACGTTTTATTACAAGCGATTCACGAAAACAATCTGTCTTCGAAATTAATAGTATCATAAATGAAACTATTGAATGCATGAACAATATTGTTAATTCAAAATTCATGAACAAAATGTATAGCAATACAGATGAATATTACAAAAACTGCGAGACTCTTAGTTTACTTTTACAAGAATTAACTGCTGCAAAAGTTGGTATTGAACATTTAAAATTCACATATTCAGCAGACCCTAATGTTAATTCACAATTGGATATTCTTGTTATAAAAATTAATAGTTCTATTAAAGATATGCAACACAAAGTATCTTACTTTCAATCATTTTTACCAGAATCATATAAACAAGAAGTTCAACCACAAGCTATTAATCCAAATTATTACATGACTGAAACCTCACCAATTCATCAATCATCCACATCCAATGTACCACCTCAGCCACCTAATTCTTATACGGAACAATTTATGGAAACTCAACTCGGAATGGCGAGTATAGATGAATTAAATCAATTAGAAATGGGAGGCATGGACGAATTAAATAATACTATAGTTGATATGAATAATATGGATTCTGTTATCTAGAATCCGTGATTCTGTTATCTAGAATCCGTGATTCTCATTTAATTTAGAATCCGTGATTCTGTTATCCCGATTTTTTTTTTCTAGGTATAATATAATAATAATGAAATCATTAGATTATACTTTAGAACGGTTACCTGGTAATCAACTTGAACATGCTAATGCATCTTTACCATTAGGTAATCCTAAACCTATATTACAACAAACTAAAAGTCAAATTACGACAAACCCATTTATTAAAGAAACTGGTGCAGATACACCATATAATCCTACATTTAATCAAATTAATGAAAACATGTCAGTTACATTTGTTGGTATTTTAGATGATATTTTTAATAAACCAGATAATGAGTCTTGGAATGCATATCTTCCAAAAATACTTTCTAAAGATGGTCGATATAATTATATGGCTGTGTTAATATTTTTTATTGCTTTATATATTCTCTTAATTAAATAAATTTAATTTTAACCTTGTTCAGGTAGAAAGGTAAATGGGTCTCCTATTAAAAATGAAGGACCACGCGTATGTCTATATTTTTCTCTCTCTAAAAAAGCTATACGCTCTTCAAGAATTATAAGCTTTTGAGTTAATTGTTCTATAGTCTTTTCCAAAATCTTGATTTCATTATAAATATTTTTATCCATACTTGTTAATATAGATAAAATAGATAAATAACTTTAAATAAATTTTTAAACATACATGTGTAAATAACTTGCATTATCGTGTTGAGCATCTAGACAATTATCGATAAATGATTTTGTAATATGAACTGTTTCTACTTCTGTTTCTTTAATATTCAACAGAGACAAGTTATCATGTACATCGTTGTATGAATTTTCTGACTTAGTAATAGATAAATTAGATTCTTTATATTGTCCTGTTAAAAACAGATAGTTAATTCTATTAAATAATTTTTCTAAACATTTTCTGAGTTGTCTAACACCCTCTTCTTTTGGTACTTTAGACTCAATAACATATTTTAATAATTCATTATCTAATGTGATGAATTTGTCCTTTTTAATATTTAATGTATTGATAATATCTGGAATCATTTTATCGGATGCAATTGTAACCTTTGCATCTATACTAGGAGAGTCAATATAAATTATCTTCATTCTATCTGAAACGATTCTATCCACTTTATCATGTTCATTGAATGCAATAACAAAAAGAGCCCTACTCAAATTAATATTAATATTTGAAAGATAATTATCTTGAAATTTGTTATTTTGTTCCTCATCTAATACATGTGTCAAAATACCATTAATCTCTCTACCCTTATGTTCACTAATTTTATCAATCTCATCCAAGTAAATAATAGGATTCATACATCCAGCACTTGTTAAAATCTCTACGAATTTACCCGGTTTTGACCCCACATATGTCTCAGAATGTCCAGTTAAAACACTCACATCATTTAAACCTCCAAAATTAACTTGGTAAAATGGAAGTTCAAGTGCTTCTGCTAGTGATTTTAGAATAACTGTTTTAGCACAACCAGGTGGTCCACATAGAGCCAATACATGACCTTTACTATGAGGATTAGAAATTTTACGAGCTAAAAATTCCATAATTTCGTCTTTTACTTTATCCATATTATGGACCTTTTTGTCTAAATGATTTCTTACCATTTTAAAGTACTCGTTAATCTTATCAGAATTGTCTGAAGCCTTGACTTTAAAAGGTTTATATTTACCAAATGGAATATTTAAAACTGTTTTCAACCATGTTTTACCTTTTGCATAATCACTACTTCCTAATTTTTGAATACTCTCATACTTGTCCAATAAAAATATTTTTGTTTCGATATCAACACCGAGTAACATAATTTGTTGTTTTAAATCCAATGTTGAATCCTCTACTTTACGCTTTTTTTTAAACAATGAAATATCTTTTTCTATATTTTTTAATTTTCTTTTTAATTTGTTCTGAGATGCATCTACAACCAATTCATTTTGTTCATCATTCTGTTCTTCATTCTGTTCATTATTTTCAGTTTCCACTCTTTGTTTTCTCTTATACAAGCCTGGTGGTGGTGGCATATCTAAAATAGGAACAGGTGTTATTAAATTCGGAATACGAATAGGAGCTGGTTGTGTAAATGCAAAATTATGAGAGTAATCAGGTATCCACGGAACTGGATACATATCTTTAACTTCAATCCAATAAATTTCTTCTGGATTTCGTGGATTTACTAGTTCATCAGATACATGACTCATAACACATACATAATAACTAAGCGTATTCGTAAAACTATCAAAAATTGTAACAATATCAGCTCGTTGGTAACTTACATTGATTGACCATTCGCCTTTTAACATTTTAAAGAACTTTAAAAAAATAATAGCAAAATAATAATTCATTTTTTATTTTGTTATTGGATTAAATTTTTTGTTTTTTCCGGAATTTGATGTATTGGTTTTACCTTGTTCATAATAAAATAAAATGGACTTTTAATTGTATCGTAAACATGCTCAATAAAAGATATATGCTCTGTCATGGTATCACTTCCATTTTTTAAATATGCTATATCATTTTCTATTTTATCTAGTCTTTTGATAATTTCATCTAATTTATTTAAAATGTCAGTAAAGTTATCTTCTTTTTCGTACATTTATAATACTATAATAAATTAAATACAAAATTATAACAATTATTATTAAATCAAATACATCAGATAAACTGGTCGACCTAGTAAGTTTAATATACTTTGAATCATTTAACTCTGGATATAATTCTTTTGATAACATAACTGCATTACTTACAGCAGATTCTAATGATGTAAATTTATAATAACTTTTACCATTATGAGTACCTAAATTATACATGTTTTTTATTACATTATTTTGATACGGTAAATAGCCTTTGTTAGAGGTCAAAATAAATGCAGTATTCTCAGAAATCCATTTTTTATTTTTATCATCATATTTAACTCCAGGGGACATAATGCTTATAGTAGGTAGCGGTAAATCAGGATATGCCTCTTTTAATTGTAAAAACATTTCATCTACCAATTCATTTGCTGTACATTCATCAGCGATTTTATTATTATTTGGTGACTTTCTATTAGTAATAGTTACAGCAGCTGATATGACCGTTTTAGAATTAGTTTCCTCAAACTTCATATAATCACTTAAAACCACAAATGCAATACCCCAAGATGATTTAGGAAATCCATATACCTTTTTAAGATTCAAGTCTCGATTCCAATGAAATGATACTGACACGTATTCTATATAAGCTGTATCAATTGCATATTGTTTTAAATTTCCCCAACTATGTGGAATATTAAATTTTGTTGTCATGTCTAATAAATTCTTTGGAGGTATGGCCATTATGAACTTTTTACCATAAATTGTTTCCAAATAATTATTTACAGACACGTTTACAGATTCTATTTTATCATCTTTAATATTTATGTTTTTAATAGTTGTATCTAAATAGAAATGTATACCCTTTTTTTGTAATGCATCCTTCCAAATCTTAAATAAACTAATATCATTCGGTAAGTTTGGTTGATATAAAGGATAAAAAAATTGCTGATTAAATAATTGTAAAAATTCTTGCAATGTATATTTATCAACTCCACCACCATCTGTTAATTTACATACTCTATCTATCATTTCAATAGAATTTTCATTAAAGTTATTATTATCTAAATAATCTTTTAAAATTACATTTGTACCATGATTATCATTTAACATTAACATTGCAAATTCCTTCAATAAATATCCAAGTTCAGACCACGACAATGTAGAGAAAATAGTTTGGCCACCTATCTCTGATACGGAAAAATTATACTTTGTAAATAAATCATAAAAATCCACACCCATCTCATTTAATAAACTTTGAAATACTTTGTATGTACTACTATATATTCTAGGTCCATGCTCAGTAAATAAACCATTAACACGTCTTACTGCATGACATCCACCTATAACATTTTCTTTTTCAATAATTAATATACGTTTGTTCAAATGACTAATACATTGAGCTAATGCTAATCCAGCAGGTCCAGCTCCAATAATAACTATATCATACGCATTATTCATCTTAATATAAACAAATAAAAAAGTTCTTTTTATTTATTCTAATAAAGGGTTTTAAACTTCAAAAATATATTTCAATGTACTTACAATCAGATATTGATAATTATCAAATAAAGTTACAAAGTGATTCTCGTTAAAGTAATCATTAAAAATAATATAATGTGAATCTGGATAAATTCTACAAGAAATTTGAATATTATCATTAAGTACATTTTCAATTAATTCATAATAATTCTCAGGTTTAGAATATCTTTTATTTTCAAAAGTATAAGCATAATTATCAACAAAATATTGTGGTAACATAGAATCCCATATAAAATGTAAATTACTTGTTCTATTTCTTCCATCTATAAACACATTAACCTTAAAACTATTACCACCTCTATCATAACCTAATAAATGCATAGGTTGAGAGTAGTCTTGCATAAAGTGAATAAGAAATTTTAATAACTCTACATTAGTTAACTTTGAGCCATCGTCTTTAATATAATCATATTCAAAATTATATTTGATTGAATTTGTAAAATCTTGTAACGCAGAAACAATACATGTATTATTACAATATTTATCAATAACATCTTTATTATATTTCTGAGTATGACATTCTAATATATCTATAAAATGTAAATCTTTTGTCCAACTATATTTTGGATTACGCTTAATTTTATCAGCCCAAGAACTTACAGAACTAATAGTTTGACCCTCAAATAAAGTAATTACTTTATTATATAATTCTGGTTCATATCTTTCTAAATAACTATCTGTCATCTTACCTAAATATCCATGCATTTGATATCCATAACTAGTCACACATGAAAAAAAGGTGCTAAAAGCACCTAATAAAAAAATCAATCGTGTCATGCGTGTGTAATGTTTAAATTATAATTATATTATTTTTAAATACTTATTTTTTTAATACATTTTTTAAAAAATGCGAATATCTTATTTTTGTTATTGTATCTGTCACTTGTATCGATAGGTTCATTTCTTATATCGACGCTATCGATGCTTTCACTTCTCATATCGACACTTTCACTTCTCGTATCGTCCGGAACACTTTTTATATAAAAGTTTTCATTTCTTATATCAAAGTTTTCATTTCTTATATCAAAGTTTTCATTTTCAGTCGAATCGATGTAACTAATCCTAGGATATATATAAACTGTAACATTCTCATTAAATGTTACAGTTGGACTATTTCCAACAAAAAAAATGATGTCATTGTTATTTATTTTTTGAAGTGTAATATCTGTTTCGTTCATAATTGTTGTTGTTGTCATTGTTGTTATTTTTTATATCTTTTTATTTATTTTCAATTTTTTACTTTTACGTTTATTCTTCATCTGCCCAGCTTTTTCCAGTCATATATGTTAAGTCCATTGCCTTAAAGTCAATAGCCTTACCTTCTGGAATAGATGGTAAATCATAAGTTGGATATGTGTTATCAACTGTATCTAAACGAGAATCCAACGTTTCTTCAAGTTGTGGTACTTTATCAATAGTTACAACTAAGACTCCATTCGACATACTTGTTCTCATCGTATCTCGAATAACCGGAGAAGGTACTTTGACACGTCTCATAAAATTACCATAATGACATTCTGAGTAAATCGTTGTGTCATCTTGGTGAAGAGATAGATTCTGCTTATTGCCAGAAATTAGCAAAAACTGACCATCACGTACTTGAACAGTAATATCATTCTTTGACAAACCAGGTAGTTCCATACGAATTACATAAGAATTATTACGTTCATGTAAATCAGCCTTTGGTGAATGTTGATACTTCTTTAGATTATTAAGTTCAAACAAAAGTTCCTTAAAAGTAAGACGTGGTTTATCAGAAGAGTTATTCTTATGAAATTGCTTTTTGTTACTCTTATTCTTTGTAACAGTTTGAAAATCTGTTTCAGTAAGTTGAGTAGCTTCAGTGGTGTTACTTGACATTTTAGTTTTAAAAATATAAAGTAATAAAAAGTATTCATTTTTTTTTTGATATTTATTGTGTATTTATTGTTTAGTATCTCCATCTATTACCACATGCACATTGTACAAAGGTTGTCATAGGCTCATCAGCTGACCTCGTTTGTAACTGATAATATGTTGTCTTGTTTGTTTTACATTTACCACAGAAATGAGCACCATCGTTTGTAACTTCTGGTTGAATATAAGATTTTTTATCCCTATACATTTCCATTAATTCATAATATCGTGATGGGAATATTTCTTCTGAATCAAAATGCGCCAATTCAAACTCTGTAAATTCTTTTTTAAAAAGTCTATGAATTAATTCTATATTTTTCATATAACTATCCGGGTTTAAATTCGTATAAATTCTTACAGCTTTACTTATATAATAATGTTTGAACATATAATCCCAATCTTTACTTACAGAATTAGATACCGCATAATTAAATATACCTCTTTCCAAATTTAAAGAAAACTTTTGTAAATCATCAGGTGAATAAAAATATGGATCTTTATTATACTTTGTTAATAATTCAAATAGTTTTTTGTACAGATTTTCTCTACAAGGATGTTTTGGTATTAAGTTATCCCTTGATAGTTTATTATCAATTTCACCGTCACCATCACCAGGATTACTAGATGATAATTGAATTTGGGATTCTTGTGGTGATTCTAAGAGTGATTCAGTTGGTGATTCAGTTGGTGATTCAGTTGGTGATTCCGTTGGTGATTCAGTTGGTGATTTCTGTACAACTACAGAATCAGTTTTCTTTTTACGAGGCATTTTAATGTTAATGTATTGATTCGTAATTCAATTTTATTTTAGATATTTTTTTTATTTTATTATTATATAATATAAAGATGTCCAAGTCGTTTGCTGAACAATTTTTTGGATCAGAACCATCTACACCAGAATTACCAGACATTGAGTCAAGTAGTGATGAATTTTATTCGCCAACAAATTATGAAATTCCACAATCAAGTGATGTTTCTATGGATACAGAGGAGTTAGTTGAACGAAAAGAAGAACTTAAAAAGGAAATTAAAGAAGAAGACGATAAAGAAGAACGTAAAGAGCTACAAGAAGAACTCAGAGAAGTAGTTGAAAAACTAGAAGAAAAACAAGAAGAAAAAGATACTTCTGATTTTCCTGGAATAGAAGAACTTTCATCTGAACCATCTGAACCATCTGAATCATCTGAATCAGCTCTTATTCTTCATCCAACAGCATCTTCTCAAGCTTCAACTGAAGAATACAGCCAAGAATCAAGTGCACCTTCAGAAGGTACAAGTACATTTTTTGAAAATTTATTAGGTGTATCTCCAAAAATGATTACCTATACATCTGAACCCGAAACCTCTGAACCTCCTAAGAAACAAAGAAAAGCAAGAAAATCTCCAAGTCAACCAAGCAAGTCTAGAAAGTCTGCTAAAAAGACCAAGTCACCAAAGAGAAAGTCTGCTAAAAAGGCTAAGAAGACAAAGTCAAAGAGAAAGTCTGCTAAAAAGGCTAAATCAGTTAAAAAGACAAAGTCAAAGAGAAAGTCTGCTAAAAAGGCTAAATCAGTTAAAAAGACAAAGTCAAAGAGAAAGTCTGCTAAAAAGGCCAAATCAGTTAAAAAGACAAAGTCAAAGAGAAAGTCTGCTAAAAAGGCTAAGAAGACAAAGTCAAAGAGAAAGTCTGCTAAAAAGGCTAAATCAGTTAAAAAGACAAAGTCAAAAAGAAAGTCTGCTAAAAAGGCTAAATCAGTTAAAAAGACAAAGTCAAAGAGAAAGTCTGCTAAAAAGGCCAAATCAGTTAAAAAGACAAAGTCAAAGAGAAAGTCTGCTAAAAAGGCCAAATCAGTTAAAAAGACAAAGTCAAAGAGAAAGTCTGCTAAAAAGGCCAAATCAGTTAAAAAGACAAAGTCAAAAAGAAAGTCTGCTAAAAAAGAAAAATCCGCGCCTAGAAAATCAAAAAAGGCAAAGTCACCTAAAAGAAAATCAAAGAAATATTAAATTAATTAATTAACATTATTCTTTTTAAAAAATTTATTTTATTATATAATATTATAATAAACCAAAATGGAAAGTATCGTTCAGTCGTTTGATTCAAATATCAACTCTATTTTACAGGATTACGTGAAAAAGCCTACTCTTATTCGAGGTGTTGTCCACCTTTTATTGATGTTATACGTCGTAAGACTTGCACCACAACCACCAAAGCCTGTTCTTCAATTATTTGAGAACGTTTATTTCAAATTATTCATCTTCTCTCTTGTTCTATGGACTGCACAATTCAGCCCATCAACTTCTCTTCTTATCGCCTTAGCATTCTTAGTAACGATGAACTACGTTAATACTGGTAAGGTATGGGAATACTTGGAAAATGTTAAAGCTGATACAGTAATGGTTCCTGCCGCTGTAACTACTGGACCTGCCTCCCCAGCAACAGCTGTTGAAGCCGTGAAAGTATTAGCAGAAGCTGCTGCATCTCCTGTTCCAGCATCACTAGAAGTTGTAAAACCAGTTGCAGAAATTGCAGCCTCCGCCGCTACAACTCAAGAAGGTGTTGATGCTATTAAAGCATTAGCTAATCAAGCTATTGCACCATCAGCTGCACCTGTTGAACAGGTTGCAGAAGTCGCTCAAGCAGCTGTCCAATCAATTGTTCCAACTGAACCAGTTGTAGTTGTTGCTCCAGCGCCAGTTGAACCAGTTACACCTAAACAAGCTGTTGAAGCTGTAAAGGCATTAGCTCAAGCTGCTTCATCTCCAAGTGCTATTCCAGCAGAAGATGTTATCCCAGTTGCCAAAATTGCAATTGAAGCTGCTGCTTCTGCTGGTGATGCTAAGGGTGTTGCTGCAGTTAAGGCTCTTGCCGAGCAAGCTATGGAACCAGCTGCTGGTAAGCCTGAACAAGTTGCAGCTGCCAAGGCTGCTGCTATTGAAGCTGTTGTGTCTGCTCCAGTACCAGCTCCTGTAGCTGCAGCTGAACAAGCAGTTGGAGCTCCAACTCCAGCTGCTCAAGCAGCTCAAGCTTCTGGATGTTATCCTCTCCGAAAGTATGATATGGGATTAGTTAAGCCTCAATCTTCTGGAAGATTTACATACGAAGACTATGGTGCTTTTACCTCTACCCCTCAATAATTAGGTCGCCAACTATTAAAAATTTTTATATTTAGTTAAAATATAAAAAAATATAAATGCTTGATACTATTTGTGACGTGTTGAAAACTGCTTATGAACGTAATTGGATTTCTACAAGAGATGGCAATGCTTCTTATAAGCGCAGAGATGAAGAATATTTATATATAACACCTAGTGGAGTTAGAAAACAGCACCTTAATGCTGAACTTATTTTCAAGTTAAAATTCCAAGATGATTATAAAATAGCTGATGAACCGTGGTTAAACTTAGAAAGAGTTAGCGATGACTATCAAAGAAAATTAATAGGTTTAGAACCTAGTGGAGAACTACCGTTACATGCATTATTACAACGTATTGTTCCAGAAAATAGAGTTGTATTACATTTACACCCTACATATATTATAGCTGCAATGTATGCTGGTTGGAATCTTCAAACCCTAGCAGAAGAATTTCCAGAAATTAATAGATATACTAAGGTTGGGCCAACTGTTCCGATGATTCCACCTATATGTAAGGAATTAGGGTTTGCGGCCGTAAAAGCCTTAAATCTTAATAACGAAACAGGAGAGGTTGATTTTGATATAATTGGGTTAGACAGACATGGAATAATAGCTGTTGGAAGAGACGCATGGAGTGCATTTGAACATATTGAAAGACTTGAACATATTTGCAAAATAGCACTTGCATCAGGAAATCCTGTTAAACAACGTCATTGATACTTAGAACTTTCTTAACAGAATCCTTCATCAACATTCTTTTGTACCATTTATAAACATGTGAGTATTTCTTTAAAAAAGTCTTATATTCTGGTCCAGATGTAACAAACATGTGTAAATAAGGAATATGTGAAATATCAGCAATTGAAAATGAATTACCACCAATATATTTTGATTCAGATAATCTAGATTCATACACATCAAATACAGAAGCCAATTCTTCTAAAGCAGAAGTTAATACAGATTCATCGATTATAGCCTCTGGGTCTTTCCATTTTTTAAATACCTTTTCGTAAATAAATTTACTAATAGGTGGATGAAAATTTTGTGATTCTACTTCTAACCACATATCTACATATGGACTATCATTTAATGTCAAATCTGTATCTTCAGTATTATTTTTTGCAATATATCTTAAAATAGAACGTGATTCAAATAACTTGTGGTCGCCATAAACAATGGCAGGAACTTTACCAAATGGTTGTAATTGAAGATATCTTGGGTCTTTTTGTTGACCTTTCATTAAATCAATTTCACGTAATTCATATTTTAAATTTAGTTCTTCTAATAAAATTAAAACACGTTGTGTACAAGTCGCAATTTTATTGCCGTAAACTGTAAGTTTAACCATTTCTTTTTATTTATTTAATTTAATTAATTTTAAATAAATTTTTTTTATTTATTAATATTAAAACAAATGCTTACTCCAGCCAACTTAAAACTTATTGCTACTATTCTTGTTATTGCCGGTGCTCTTAACTGGTTAGCTATTGGTGTTCAAAACACTAATCTTGTTGCCCAATTAGCTGGTCCAAACTCCAACTACGTTTACATTGCAGTTGGTGCAGCTGGTATCTATCTAGCTTACCTTATTTTTACTGGATATAGAAAATCTGGTCGATTAGAAGCATATGACGAAGATATCTATGAATCTTATGAAGATACAGAAGAAGAAATGTACTAATTATTTAGTCATCTAATATACAATATTGAATTATAGATTTGGATAAATCTTTATCATTTTCATTATCATTTTCTTTAGTATTTTTTTTCTTTTTTATTTTTATAAATGGAATATAACTCCCTTTATTGACATCTTCCAAATTAATTGACCATTCTTCATTTATACTATTACTAAAGTGTTGTTTATAAAAGTTTTTACGTTGAGCAGCTTGACTTTTATATACTGAAAAATTATCGTAAAAATCAATAATTAATGGATTACGTTCAGTGTGATCTTTTCTAAAAATTCGTCCAACGATTTGTTCTAATTTTCCACTCTCATTTTTTGTTGTATTTTTTAGATGACCAATAAACTTTTTAGGTGTAATTAATAAAAGTGTATCTAAATCTTTTTCTGATACACCTTCTCCAAAGGCTTGATATGTAGCTAAAATAACTTGACATGCTCTACCTTTTTCTAAATCCTTTTGTTTCATACCTCCTAAAAATAATCCGTATGTAAATGTTATTTCCAAGTCTTTATCTAATAAAGATTGTATCGTTTGCAAATGAGTTCTACGGTCACTTAACACTAATAGTTTTCTTCCATTATCTTTTTTAATCAAGTCCTTAATTAAATCTACTATAAGACCATTTCTTTTGGTCATATCTACCAAATCAGATAACATACTTGTAAATTGAATCTGTTTTTGACCTGTAAATTTATTCTCAGTTGCTATTTCTTTATAGTCTTTACTATCTATTTTTAAATATCTAATAATAGGTGGCTTTCCTTTTCTTTCACTCTTTGTTTCGTATACTATATCTCCTAAATGCCATTTAAATACATACTCACAACCATCACTTCTTTTAGGTGTAGCAGATAACCCTATTGTATATTTACAACATAACTTGAATAAAATTTGTGAAAATACCTTTGAAGCTGTATTATGAACTTCATCACACACTGTAATACGAAAGTCTCTAAATAATTCATCTGGATAATCTATTCTTGCCATACTTTGTAACATAGCAACGACAATGTCACAGTCATTTACATCTACATTTTTTTGACCTTGGATAATACCTACTTTAGCATCTGGTAAAAATTTATTAATTTCACTAATCCACTGATTCATTAATGGGATTTTATTAACAATAATAATAGTTTTTCCTTTCAATTTAGATAAAACATAAAGAAGGGAGATAGTTTTGCCAAATCCTGTTGGAAGTGTTAAAATACCTCCAAATTTTTCATTACAGTTATTTATCAATGTATTAACTGGTTCAATTTGACGGTCGTAAAGCGTACCTTTAAATTCAATAGGATGTTCCCACTCCTTTCCTTCAAAATATTCACTCACAGCTTCTGGAAATCCAAACTTTTGAATACCGTACATTTTAGGTATATACAGTTTAGTCTTTGTATCTAGATAAATAGGATATGTTGTATCGGCATTTTTTGCATTAGCCGATGCATATTTTGAATCTGATAAAGGACGACCCCTTAACTCTAATTTTATATTTAAAAGTTCTTCATCTGTATAATCAGCTTTACGAAGAACATATCCTCGTTTACTTAAATACGCTGTTTTATTTACTTTAGAATCTGTGGATTTATTTACTTTAGAATCCATTATTAACAATTAAATAATTATGTTTAGTTATTTAATTCAATTTTTATAAAGAAAGTTAACTTGTATCTGTTACTCCACGTTTAGAACTTACATTGAATGCCTTTGTAGCATCAGATACTTCAGTGATTTGTAATGTAAAAGAAAAATCTAAATCATTAAAATCATATAAACTACTATTGTAATTGACAACTGAAAAATCAAGGTCTGATAATTTATCTAATGGCATAGTATTAAAATGTTTAGGATTACTTAGGTATTTAAAACACACATATCCAGGTGGTTGATCTAATGAAATTCTAGAAAAGATATTCTTCACACCACCTGTATTTAGCATAGTATCCAATTGGGGACAACTTATAAAGCAATAATCTTCTCCTTGTAAATTAATACTTCTTGTTAAAACACCATTTTTGGTATTTGTTTGAATACCGTTAAACCCATGTTTTAAACTAGTTATATAAATATTTGAACCACCTCCTGTTTCTGACGTTATAGCATATACATTTGGAGCTATAAAGGTAAATGTATTCTCATCAATAATATCTCTAACACTGAATTTTATATTATTTAACATAGTTTTTGAAATACCTCCTATATCTTCTACATCATATAGATAAAAATCATTATTTAAACCTACTATACCTGTTATAATTGGTGATGGGGTGATTGTTGTAAATGACGAACTTGTACCAGCAACCTTAACTAAAATAAATGTATCATCTGTATTAATAGCCTTGACTATATAACCTCCCCCATCTAAACTTGGTGAAACACCAGTGGTTATAGATTGACGTGTTACTGGATCTACAACAGTTGTTTGTCCAGTTCCAGTTAATCTGATAACATTACCTACACTTAAATTATGGTTATTTAATGTTGTAATAAGTATAGACTGAATAGGTACAGTAACACCAGAACCATCAATCATATTATAGATTGGGCCATTTTGAATGTTAACAATTGTATTAAAATTATGTGATGGAAATGAAACTGATATAAGCCCTGTACTAATATATGGGTTAATAGAATTTTGCAAGTCAATATTACTTACTAATGTATCAATTAAAAATGTTGTTGATGTAGGTACAGATTGAATAGTTATTTCACTTGTTAATTGAGGAGTACATTTTAAATTATTAATCATTATTCTGTTACCACTTATCATTTTATGCGGTTGACTAGTTGTTATTTGAGTATACTTTTTAATAGTTGTATTCATTCCAGAAGTGGTTGATATTTCAATAACTTTAACATCACGAATAGTTGTAGTCCAAGTTGTTAATGGTGTTTTTCTAGGTAATGTACCATATATATTAGTTGTATGTACATTTTGAGTTCCTATAATACCAGGTAAAATAAAAGTCGTAGAATTAGGGACTGATTGTATTGAATAAATGCCATCGTAACTATGGTCGTCAGATATACTAGGGTCTGTTGTATTTGACAAGTTAATACTAGTATTAATATCTTTTAAATTATAATTATGATTTGTATATGTCGTTACCAAGAATGACTGAATACCGTATTTTGAATAAGATGCTATAGGAATAAGTTTAGTTCCAAACTTGAAATAATTTGCAGAAGCATTATTAATTAAACTAGTAATGACTGTTTCACTACTAACTAGAACACGAACTTTTGTTGTACCTGGTAAATTTGTTATTTGGTATTGACCAACTTGATTAAAAGTACCACCAGACAATTCACCAACACTGGCATTTTGACCAATATAATTATATGTATAATCGAATCCATGAGCATAATTAAGGTCAATGTCCATTTGAACAATATTGTCGAGTCTAGATACATTTGTATTAATTAATTGAGAACTATTTTCTAAAGGAAATCCTATATTTTGAGCAATAGTTAAATTATTCTCACCCCATAATAATTGAAAAGGTAATTTTACACCAGCCTTAACTACGTTACCACCAGCTGAAAGAGTTTCTGCTGCTTGAACATTAACTTCAAATGTAAACTTACTCGAATCGATTCTAATAATTTTTTGAAAACCGTTAAGAACTGAGGCGCTAATACCCGCAACAGCCTTTGCACCTACAATATAAATAAAATCGTTTGTAGAGAATCCATGATTATTAAATGTAACAAGTATAACCCCGCTACCAAGAGAACTTTGAAATGGATTATTTGGCAACTGTTTTAAATTCAAGGATGTGAAAGTTACTACGTCTGTATCTAGATCTAAATGAGATACAAAATAATGATAATCATTCGATGTATTTCTTCTTTTAATATCATTTAATTTATTTTGAATTTCACTTTGTAATGTAGCAGATGTATAACTCCCAGTTCGTAACTCAACTGAATATATAGGATATTCTGTAACACCATTAGTATCAACTGTCTTGTCTGCATCTATATCCTCTAAATTTCTCCAATAAATACGATTATTACCAGTATTAATAACCGCATCTGTATTCGGGAACTCTAAACTGACCATTTCTATTTTTTTAACATTTGTAAATGTTCTTCCTAAAAAAATGTTGAAATTATTGGGTTTGGGAAATGCCGTTTTAATACGGTCTCTTGAATCAATACTTACAAGTGTTTTTGTTTCTCTTATAAATCTCGAGACTGATTTATTATCTGATGCAGATTCGTTACTAAATCCATTAGTATTTATAATATTATTGTCATCATCTTGTTCCTTTAATTCTATTTTATTTATAGAAGCTATAATTTTTGATTCTGCTTTCTTTTGAATCTCTTTTTCATAATATCTTCTAAATTCCTCATTACTATCCAATGATACATTAGGATTTAATTCTGGTTTTTGTATATATACATTTGTTGATAATAAATCGTTGGCGTCGATATCCATTTTACTTATTAATAACAAGTAAAATTAATTATTAAAATTAGCGTAGGCTCAATTTATTTTGTGTAAAATATCAACTTATTTCTTGGCATAAGTGTCAATTAATAACAATATAAATAAGCCAAAGATTAAATAACTAATAAGTTCCATTATTTCTTCATTCCGAATACGTTCATTTTCAAGACCAAATTGTTTCATTAATAATTCTTTACAGGGTCCACACTCTAGAATATGTTTTGTATATTCAGTGTGATGTCCCTGACTTTTAGTCTCACCATCAAATTTTTCTTTTTTGATTATATTATTGTCTATAGGAATGTTATTAGATGGTAATGGCTGAGTAAAGAATTTCTGATTATCTTGGAATGTTTCAATTTTAGACTTTTCTGTTGGTGGTTCTAAAATTGCTATACTAGAATATGATTTATTTATATCTAAATCAGCTGGTTCAAAGAGTTTGGTATCACGTTGAGATACATTTAAATTTTCATATAATTTTGTATCATAAACATTGGAATACTTAAAATCCGGAAATACAGTCTTTACATATGAATAGCTCATACTTAATTATTATTATTACCTTAGAAATAAAAAATATAAATAATTAAATTAAATTAATTTTGAAATAATTTAATTCTCAATATATATTAGAATAGTGTCATGGCTGAACAAACACATCCAGAATCGAATAATATAGTCGGTCTAGAATATATGAATAATCCTAGCTATAAACCAAATACAAGCTACGACTTGGGATTTGCATCTCTTTTCGCTTTTTTAGGCGGTCGTCATGTCATAAGTGATTTTTATGACCATAGACCAGACATTCTATGCAATCCATTAGTCAAAATTGTTATACTATTTTCAATTCTTTACATGAATATCAAAAATGTTAAAATTAGTATCGTTGTTTTCTTTATTTATATCTTATTCATTGATAACTATATCTCTGATAACTGTAATAAAGAATATATAGATGGTACTTTTAAAAAGGCAGTTTAAACATTTCTCATAGCTGCCTTAGGTGCATTTTTTCTTGGTCGCCCCTTACCACGCGTTTTAGGTGCTGGGACATTTCTTATAATATCATCACTTGTTTCTGTTTCATTTAAAATCTGTTCAATATCAGGTCGGATTTTAACTTCTTCTACCCGTTTTTGACTATTCTTTTCTCTCATAGTCTGAATAATTTTTTCAATATTGACAGAATCAGGTGAATCAAAAGATGGTCCTCTTATCTTTGATGGAATGTTATCCGAATCATCTGTTTCTACATCACCCTGTTGCTGTTTTTGTCTCTGTAATTCAGATAAACTGGGTAATCTATTTGCTTGTGAAAAGGCAGCTAAAGAAGAAGAGGTATTCATCTGTGGATTAAAACCTCTTGGTGGCTCGAAAAATTCAGGAGTAGGTTGTTGTCTAGACTCTCTTGGTGGAGATTGCGGTTTAAAATATTGTTCTTGAGCTTGTTGGGCTTGTTGAGGTGGGGGCTGAGATGGCTGAGATTTTTTCATAAATGCACCCATCAAATTACTTAAAGTATTAGGGTCCTTTGCAGCCTTTTTACTGAATGAAAACATGGCTCCTGACATAACAATCATAAGTAATAACTTTACTTCAGGTGACATTGAACCAGTACCCTTATATTTTTCACATAATTCTGCTAAAACTTCATCATATTCTGTAGTAGCCATATTATATGACATTGCCTCACCCCATCCATCTAAATCTATTCCAACAGGATCATAAGCTCCATTCAACATTTCTACACCCTTAATACCCATGACTAAGCCGTGTTTACAAAATTTAACCATGGCTTCATTATCTATAGTCGCCTTAATTCTACTAAATTCATTTTTAATTTCATCTAAAGAATTATCCATAGTTAATTTACAAGACCATCTTCCATTAGACTTTTCAATTACGGTATATAATTTGAACAATAGTTCACTTTTCTCTTTTCTAGTAGCATCATCATTATTTTCCTTATTAACTTTTTTACGCTCTTTTCGTTTTTGTTCAGCATAATCACTAGAAGATTCAGCTGTACTTGACCTTCTTGTACTTGACCTAACACTTCTCTTTTTTTCGGATTTAGATGACGCTACTGATTCCTTTGTTTTATCTTCTTTTTCTACACGAATATTATCTAATGATATTTCTTCACTCTTTTTATTCAACTTCTTTTTATTTGCTAATAATTCCAACTGTGACATGCTAATATCATCTGATACCACATCACTAATCTTTTTTTTAGATGAGCGAGTAGACGCACGCGATAATGATTTAGATTGAGATTTTTCTATTTCCATAATATATTAATGTACAATAATAAAATTCTTGTTTTTAAACAAACACACATTAATTTAAATTACTTATTTAAATTAATTTTAGCCAAGTTAGTCTTGTTGCCCCATTAACAATAGTCGTAACACACCTAAATCAGCTACAAAATATTCTAAAACCAATGGTTGGTCATTCGTTAATAGTAAATTCATACTCTCACAAAGATGTGATGCTTTAATAAAATTCATTAAATATGATAACTTAAACTTACCTTGTACAATATTATCTGAACTCTTTGAAAATTTGACAGAACGTATATCTTCACCATTCTGTTGCAGTAACGCCTTTTGGTCCTTATTCATTGCATCATCAATTTCAGAAATAGCCGTCCTAAAATCAGCTATCCCATCCGTACAACTAAAAATTAATTGCTTACCTACACTTTTAATCTCTACAATCTTTCCATCTAATAAATGAATGTCTTTAATAATCTGCTGAAACTGCACTGAAGGCATATTAATAATATAATCGAATTCCATATTCTGAACATGAACCATCTTTTCTTCTAATGCAAGTAACGGAATCTTATAACCCTTAACTTTACCCTGGAACAAATCAGCCAACTCAATCCCTAATTTATCAGTATCATCAGAATCCATAAAAAATGTAATAGTTTCACGTCTATTAGCTGACTTGATAGCTTTGAAAAAAGTTGCAGTGTCAATACCGATAATAATTGGCTCTTTACAATAATAACTTTCAAATTTCTTAGCATCTAATTTAACATATGTAACAGAACTTTTTGCCATATCTAGTGTAGAAATTTTAATATATTCTGGAGTAATCATAATGTTTGTTTCTTTAATATAAGGTTTTATTACTTCGAATAATCCCTTGATTATGACAGCTTTTAATGTTTTAATCGTAAAAAGACGCCCTTTATTTTCGGTCTCGTTCATTTTTGATTTCAATGTTTTTTTATTTTTAAATCAAATATAAATCAAATATATATTTTATATGTTTATATTAATAGTTAGTAATGCCAACTTTAAGTGTTATCGCAGTAAATAGAAAAACAAATAAGGTTATTAATGACGAGTACCCTAATATTTTACTGGACGACTCTATTAAAAAAATCAAAGAAAAGATTTTTGTATTCAATGCAGACTTAATACCGAATTTAATTAAAATAGAAATAAAAGATGATTCTGGTAATTTTATAATTATTAATGATTCTAATTCATTACTCTTTGAACATTTTGAATCTATACCAGAAGAACCAATTATTTTTGTTTCCAATTTACAAGATACTATTTCACAAAAACAATTACAAAATCTTTATATTGATGATTCGCAATTTAAACCCTTATTTCAAATTTTTAAAAAAGAATATTCTGATTTAACAGAAGATGATTTATCATTTATCATTAAATTACACGTTATGAATACAGGTTTAGGTGATATTACAATGTCTGATATTCAAGATTATATTAAGGCCATTCAAACCAAAAGAAATAAACTATTATCGGTAATTGAACAACAGGAGAATGACCCCACTTTGCAACAATTTTATACATTATCACAAAGTTTTACTCCGGAAATAGAAAAGGTATTTTACAATGATATAACACTTATTATTACTGGAGAAAATGTTACTTATGGTACAAAGGGTGTATTCATTAAATTGAATGAAATATTTAATATCTTGGAATTAAATGATAATATACCATTTATCGCCTTGGGTAAAAAAGGAGGTTCAAATACGAAACAACCACAAATTAAAATTCATAATCGTTTACTTGATACAGTCCCAGATAAAGAAATAAAAAGTTGGGTTTTAAATGAAAAGAAAAAATTAAATGAAGCAACTTATAAAATTATCAAGGGTTTGATGATAAAATCAAAACTTAAAAACACAAATAATTATTTAACTATCAATATTTTACCAAATGGGATTATTTATGTTAATCTCAAAGTAGCTGATAGTGATGCTGGCGATTTAGACCAAATATTAAGAGATATTAAAGATAACGTGAATACAGTTATTGATTATCTTAACCAGTTAAAATCTGTTTTTCTTAAATCCAAACGTATATCACCAGTTGATAAATCAAATATTATTATAGACTCTGTTGATACAAGTATAGAAACAAGCATATTTATTAATAGGTCCAAATTTGAATCATTAATTAAACAAGAGATGATTTCGAAAACTATATTGGAATTAAAACGGACAGAGTCTTTAGATGTTTTATCAGCATATTATAAAAAGTTTCGAACACATGAAAGTATAGAAGATATAAAGGGTATCACTATTAATATTCGAGATAACCCTTATAAAGAAGACTCAAGTATTATTAAAATATTTGGTGCCAACAATCAAAACCAATCTACTATTATTAGTTGGAATATTCTAATATTAAGTGAAATGAGTGAGCTCATTAAAAAAAATGGTCTTTTTGAAGACTTTACTAAAAAACGTAAAATCCGTGAAAAAACTAATAAGAAAAAGCTAAAAGAACAAGGTATTCATTTTGATTCTCGTGAATGTCAAGCTATTCGTCAACCAAAACTTAATACAGAAAATAAACAACCATTAAAAAAAGATAGTTATACAATTACCTTTAATACCCAAAATTATAGATGTGATACACCTAATTATCCTTATCCTGGATTTACAAAAAGTAACATTGTGTGTTGTTTTAAATATAATCAAACCGGTAATGAAAGTTATATTAAAAATGTAGACCCAGAAAGTTTAAATATTCTCGTAGAGCCATCTAATTTTAAAATTAAAATTAAACAAGGTAAAAATTCATTCGAAACATATGTTATAAAAATTGTATCAGATTACAAAACTGGATTTGATGAAAATAATAGTATGCCCAGATATTACTATCTATCTAATACAACCAATAAATTAACAAGTGAAAATGATATCATCCCCATTCATAATCAAAATTTAATTGACGTTATTGAACAAGAAGACAATATCTGGTTAGATAGGGTTACATTATCACAAATAATTTACCCTTCTGCATCTAATAAATGCAGTTTTAAACCAGACCTTAATAACAGAGCTGCAGTTCATTCACCGTGTGATGAACACAAGAAAAATAAATACTTTGGTTATACATCCAAATCAGTGCCATGTTGTTTTGATAAAGAAAGAGAAGCACATGTTAGTCGCAAAAAGAAAGAAGCTGATATAACAAAACAATACATTATTCAGTCATCTGATAAAACACTTAATTACAAACAACTAGGTATTTTACCACAAGATATAACGTCTCTTCTTGAAGATGTTCTCGGAATTAAAGATATTCATTATAGAATGGGTATTATTCAAAATAATAGTTCATTTTTAAATGCATTACTATTATCAACTGATAATTTAATCAGAGGTCAAGGTATTAATAACCATAATGAATTTAAACAGTTTATATCAAATTATCTAACAAAAAATGAAGGTGAATTTAATAAATTAAATAATGGAGATATAAGTATTAAGTATTCAACTATCCAAAATTTCATTAATTATATCAATAATACTGATGTATTTTTAAATTGGTTGGAATTAGTAGATTTATTAGAACGTATTTTAAAACGTAATATCATTGTCTTGGATGTAACAGAAAAAACTAGATTATTATGTAGACCTATAATATTAAATCCTAAAAAGTTTGGTCGTCCATTTATAGTATTGTTAAAAAAGAAAAATACATTTGAAGTAATTATAAAATTGTCCAAAGATGACTCTAAAAAGAATGAAGTTATCAAAGAATACGCCTACACAGACAAGTTAATTAAATTTTTAACAGAATATTATACACAAACATGTATACGTAAAAATGTATATCCTGAAAATTATTCTTATATACCTATATACCCACATCAATTACTTATTACTAAATTAAGAAGTCAAGATACAAAATCAACACTTGTAGGTAATGTTAAATACCAAGTCAAAAATGATTTCAATAAAATAAACATGTTAATGACAAAACGAGGAATTCTTATACCTATATTAGAATCTGGTATAATTGATAATCCAGAGATTAAAGTTGTACAATTCTCTAGTTTAATTCGACAACAAGATAAACTTCTTACACTTAAAGATTATACTAATGCCTATAAAGCCCTTAATCAAATTTTAAGTAATGTAAAAGACTTTAAACCAGTCAAACTCTTAGGTATAGTTGATAGTAATATAGAATCTATAGGAGGTATCCTTACAAATTTTAATTATATTTTACCTTATCGCAAAGATTCAAAAAATCCTTCAGTAAAACTCCCCTTTTTAAATTATAAATACTATTTAGATGTAGATACTAAATTACAACAAATAGAACCTCAAATGACATTATTTACATCATATAACAATGATTATAATGGTACATTTGATAAATTGTTTAACTTGAAAAAATTAATAGGTGATAAATTCAATAATAACCAAGAAACAAAAGAGTATGTTGAAAAATTAATTAAACGCCCAGACATAACAAAATCTGATAAAATCATGGAACTATTAGAAATCTTTGACACACTAAATATCCCAAATGATGATATTACACTCTTAAAAGCTATATGTAACGAAATTTTAAATGATAACAAAGAAAGACTTATTTTAAATAATATAATTACATCAGATACATTTAATAAAAATGAAGTTATAGTTCGAGATTCTGAATCTATACTACTTAATATAGACGATATTCGAAAATGGATTAAGAAACATCAACAATTAGTTTAAAAATAATATTTAATATATCAATATTATTTATATAACATGGAAGACGATAGGGTTTTGACAGATAACATGGTAACTAAATATCATACCTCAGCTTCCATCTGCGGTAAAGTATATAGCCATCTTAAACATCAAATTACAAATGAAAATGAGAGAAACGTACTTACTTTAACAAAATTAGGTAATACACTTATATTAGAAGAATTAAGCAATATTTATAAAAAAAGTAAAGATAAGAATATAGCCTTTCCTGTTAGTATTTCTTTGAATAATTGTGTTGGAAATTATATTTATAACCACGAAAACCCTGATTCAGAATTTAATACAATTAAAGAAACAGATGTTATTAAAATAGAATTAGGAGTATCTATTGATGGTTGTATTAGTATTTTAGCAGAAACATTTACGATAAATGAAAATGTAGAAATTAAAACCATAACAGACTTTTTAGATAAAATGCAGAGAGAATTAGTGAAGAAAATCAAACATGAAGAAACAGCTGATGAAATGAGAATGTTATTTGAAAGTAAATGTACAGATAATGGTATTTTCCCTGTTGAAAATTGTATGAGCTATCAACAATTAGAAGGTCAATTGAATGGAGATGCATTAAAGTATATGATTTTAAACTATCGTAAGTATTATGATATGGAAGATTACTTAATTTCACCAGAAAATATTAATTATGAATTTGAAGAACATGATATTTATACAATTAATTTAAGTGTTACTCCAACAAGAGATGATAATGACGTAAATATTAAATATAAAAATAATGGTGAATCACATATTTATCGTATTAACGAGTACACATATTCTTTAAAGTTAAAAAGTTCAAAAGCATTTTATAGTCAAGTAAAGGCAAACCATAGAAATTATGGTTTTGATGTGTCATTATACAATCATGATGCAAAAAATAGAATGGGGATGAAGGAATGTTTAAATAATAATATTCTTGATGCATATCCTATAAAATATGTTTTCCCAGTTGATATTCCAGTCATCACTAAGAAATTCACTATAATTGTTGGTAAAAATGATAGTAAATTATTAAAATATTTTAATTAGGGTTTTTATGAAAATTTTTTTTAACTATATAATATATATATATACACAATGGGTCAGTCTGCTCCTGAAATTCCTGCAGAAGCATATATTTGTTCATACAATAAATATTCATTTGATGATAAATTAGATGTTATAAGAGATGCACATGAAGTTTCTCAATATTATGCTAATTTGTTATTATTGGAACGTTTACCTATTAAGTTAGATTTATACAAGAACTATTCGGACCATACAGAAGAGTATTTTAATCCTACACGTAAAAACATATTAACAGATTTAGGTATGAGTTATTATAAATTCTTCCAATATATTAATTCTATACCTGAATTATATGAGAAAACTGATATGACAGAAACAGACCGTCGTAAAATATTAACAGACATTTTTAATAAATGTTATATTGTTCAAAAATATATAATTGAAGATTTATGGGATGATTGTAATGGTCAAGGTAATTTCCGTGTTCCTTCAAAAAATTCACCACAACAAGTCGATAAAGTATCACTTGAATCAGAATACACGTCTGAATCAGAATAAAATTAATTAAATTCAATTCTCATTTAATTAATTTGTTGTATCATTTTATAACAAACAAATGTCTGTTATTTTACAAGCCCCCTTACCTTTTCAACCATCTTTAACAGATGGCCAAAAAATTGAGATTACAGGATATATAAATCAATATAGAAAGGCTCATCAAGCACCTGATTTAGTGTGGGACGAGACCATTTCAACTTATTCACAAACCTGGGCCAACTATCTAGTTATAAATAATTTATTTCAACATAGTGGTTCACAATTATATGGAGAAAATTTAGCTTATTTTAAAGGTTATGGTACTGATATCATGACCCTTATTAAGTTAAGTATAGATTTATGGTATAAAGAGATTGAATATTATAACTTTTCCAAACCTAGCTTTAGTTCAGAAACAGGACATTTTACATGTCTAGTATGGAAAAATAGCAAAACTTTTGGTATTGGTATATCTATAGCAGATGATACCGCAGTAATATCATTCAATACGTCACCTCCCGGAAACGTCATAGGTGAATTTGAAAAAAATGTATTACCAAAATTAAATGAAGTACCATTACCTACACCACCTGTTGTACCTACGCCAACTCAACCTGTTGCGCCTATACAACCACCTACAGAAACTCCACTTGTTCCAGTGCATAAAACTATGCATGTAGTTTCTATTTTACACAAAATAATAGAAGAAGTTAAAAAACGCAATCCAAATAAAGCAATGATGATACAGTATTTAAAAAATATAATAAAAGAATTAATTCATTATTCTTAAATGTCACAGTGTACTTGTTTTTGACTTTTATAATATTTAAAAAATATAATAAAAGAATTAATTCATTATTCTTAAAGGTCACCACCTAAAAGAACTTGTGTTTGACTTCTATAATTTTTGGTACCCTTAACAGTTGTACTTAATGGTTTTTCCATAACACGTAATGGAGAACTAGCATCAGATAAATAAACTAAATATTGTTGTAATTGACTCACAATTAAAGGAACAGTACTATCAATAACTAATTGATTAAGTCTATCTACTTCATCTGTATATTGTAATAACAGCTTTTTCTTTACATTTTCAGACATACTTTCATCAAGTAACTGTGGATGGTTAGAAAATGCTAAAAATATACTTCTCATAACAACAAGTAATTCTGTATTTGATTGATTATCAATTACTTCTTTTGTGTGTTTATAAACCAACATTCTAATTAATTTTTGTAAATTATCTATATTTTGTTGTGAAAAATACAAAAATGTTAATAATGTTTCACCATATAAATTTTTAAACATACTATTTGTATTAGAACCTTTAAGTTTATTATCATCAACTGTAAAATTATACTTACCAGGAGATGTAAGCTTTTTAAGGTCATCAACTGCTAACGTTTTTTCGCGCTCTTGTGTTACACTTAATAATGTTCTTTGTTGTTTAAGATTATTACCACTATTAATTTGAAATTGACTTGGGTGTAGTTCTGCTTTAGTTAGATTCATAGTTAATAATAGTATATAAAAAAATTTTAACGAAATTAATTTTACATTAAATTACATTAAATTACGTCAAAATCACTTAGTTCATTTAACCCAGTTTTTACCTCTTCAATATGACATCTTGTTTCTGAATTAGGATTTAACATTAATAAAAGTAAATTCCTAGTAGGATAATGAGGTAAAGAAATATTAGAATTATCATTGCTTCTATTATATAAATACCTTTTATATCTATCATCGGTCATATTTGCTTTACACCACGGAAATGCTTTATAAATTATCTCATATAAAATAATACCACATGACCAAACATCTACTTTTTCTGGATTATATTCCTTTTCCTCAAACTCTTCCGGGGCAACATATGGTAAAGACCCATGTAAACCTTTATCAGGAATAACAGTTGAAATATGAAGCGAATCATGGAACACCCGTGCCTCGCCAAAATCAATAATTTTAATCTTTTTAGTTATACAATCAACTAATACATTTTCTAATTTTAAATCCATATGAGCTATACCAATATTATGCATATAGGATATACCATCTATTAGTTGTTTAAAATACATAATTCCATCTTTTTTATTTAAAGAATTTGATTGTAATAAATTTAAAAAATCAGTACCTGGACAATATTCAAAAATAATAGAATTGTCTTCTAAATCAACATCTAATGTTTCTCTTATACATGGGTGATGCAGTAATGTACCAATAGTATATTCATTTAAGAGATTTTTTCTTAATTTTTTAAAAATCGAATCTGTTTTTTTAAATTTATTACATTTGATATGTTTGACTACAAAAACTTGATTACAACTACATCCATCAACTTTCTCTTTACATTTATATAATTTTACTTCTCCAAATGCACCACTCCCCAAGTATTTAATACATTCGGCATCATGTAAATGATTTATAGTATAGGGATGTAAATGACAAATCATTCTGTATATATTAAGATTATCAAATATAATTTATTTGTATTATTATTATTCAAAAACATTCATTTTATATTTATGTCAATTTTTGATAAATTTTTTTAATACGTTATATTAAGTTAATATTAACATGTTCTCAGATAAAGTCAAAAAAATACTCCCTTATCTTTTAGGAATTATCTTAATTTTTTATCTAGTTAAACCATCTATATCATTTAAACCAAATGGACAATTACGAAATTATGGATTTGGATATGATAGTGATGGATACAAAAAAACGTTGTATACAATGCATAATCTTATTATTTTATTATCTGTTATACTATACATCTATATATAAGTTTCCTTTTAACTAAATACAAAATGCATTAAATCTGAAACATAACTAGATTTATTTTTCATATAATTAGACATTACACTTAAAGCCTTTTGAAAAATTTCTGGGTCACAATTATGTATCATAATATCACCTATATATGCATTTTTCACTTTAATTGAAGAAATTTTATCATCCTCTTGTTCTACCTTTGATATTTGTTGTATATTAATAAACTTTTTATAATCAATAATATGGTCGCCATTTATACTTACATAGTAAATACCATTTAATTTAAAAAATGAAAAGGATATCTTCTTACCATCATATTTCTTAATAATAAAATTGTCACTATTAATACCCGAATATTGTTTAATAATTAGTTTTCCTTCGTGTTCTTTTAATTCAGTCGTATCTTCCCCCCTTTTATTCTTATACTTATCAATAACTAGATAATTATATGAGATGTCAGAATCCATATTTATAATTATGTAATAAAAAAAAGAATCATATTTAACCAATTAAATCAAATCACTTTTAAATCGTAATCATCCCATTTTTCTTGTTATTTATTAATGGTATATTTACATTGTAAAAATAATATCTCAATAGACTTGAACCTTTTATACAATTCATACTCTCATAATCAACATCAAAAATATCAGTAAATGTCAAAATGTCAAAAATACAATTATCATATATATACTTGTTAATATATTCTAAATCATTGGCAATTTTAGATTTAGTTTCGAAAAACATATAATAATAATACCCGGTCTTTACACCCATCTTTATATTATTATTAAAAGTATCTAATCGAAATAATGATACATATGATACTACCTCACTGCCTTCATTATATATAATAAAATGATGAAACATGTTGTTAGAAAAACTCTTGTTAAACTCTTCATAGTCAACTACATCATAAATATCATAACTGTTTTTACAGTAGAATATATATTTATCATATAAAGCTTTCCCTAATTCATCATTTATACCATGACCATTAATATATTTCAATGTATAATTACAATCTTTATCATAGTTAAATATATTGTATGAATTATATAATTTGCTTATAAACTTTATTTTATGTAGATTATGCACATTTATAAACCTATGATAAAAATTTTTTTCTCCAAAATATGGACTTTTAATAGGAGCTGATATTGTATAATGTGATGTTGTAACGTTATATTTTAATATAATTTCTTTCGTTAAGACATTCAACATAAAAGAACCCAACCCTAAACTACGCAAGGTAGGAATAATACATAGAAAATTAACTTCTGACGAATCAAATATAGAATGATATAAACTTATTTTAGATTTTTTACCTAGAACATATCCTACTATTTTTGTTGAATTTATTGCATTTGATGACGCTGAAACAGGATAAAACTCTAATATAATAGAATCTTTACAATAAAATGAAAAAAGTTCATGTGTATAAATCAACTTGAATGAATTTAAAGTAGATTCAACATAATTCATGTTTATAAATTCAACTATTTCATGAATTTTTTTAGATGTTAATTCATTTCCATCAAGTACATGATAATCTAATTTGAACTTGTTTTCTTCAATCTCTTTGTTTACTTTGCTTAAAATATGTTCTTTATTATAGATATTAGTATAATTCCCATCTATGGAAATTTGTACTGGTTTATTACTCCAAAACCCTGGATTCATATTATCTTTATCTTTTATTTTTTTTATTTTTCGAAGACGCAGAGTTCTTTCTACTATCTTCATATTCAAAAACTATTTTCGATGCATTAGGGTATTTCTTTAAAAGCTCTTTTGTCTGTTCTCTTAATTTATCCGGATTTGACGTGGGGATAATATTTTGAATCATTAAATTATCAATGGTTTTAGCCTTAGTGTTTTTACTCCAATCAATATACAAATAAAAAGGCTCTATGAACTCTACTTTATAATTTTCCTTTTTCAATTCTTGTATTAAAAAATGCACACATGCTAATCTATCATATCCTGGAAATCCTATAATTATATTAGGTACCTCAAAATATATAAATGTATGTTCAGTTCTAGAATTTGTCTCCACAATTTGCTCAATGCATTTATTTAACACTATAGTAAAAATATCGTTTTTAGCCTGTTCTTTTACAAGTCTTTCGGCATGCAAATTAGATATATTAGGAATTTTACGAGTATTGTTATTCATTCTTTATTATAGTAATATAATAAAAAAAATTTTAAGGTCACACAAACACAAAACAAAATACACACCATTACAAAATATTTCTTAATTTATTTTTTGGTATAGTACATCTCTTACATATTTGAGTAAGAATTTTATTACATAATATAGTCTCTATATCAATATTCAGTAATGCACTTTCAATCAAATTATTATCCGTTTTTTTAACAACTCGTATAAAGGTTGAACTATTATTACTAAACTCCTTTACATATATTTCTCTATCCCTATATTTATCATTTGATATTAAAATACAATTATCATTACTAGATATCAAATAACTAAAGATATATTGACATAAAAAATCATCTTTATTTTTATCTAAAACATCTAATTCATACTTGCTTTCTATAATAATGAATCTAATATTAAACTCTTGATATAATTCTAAAACTTTATACAAAACATTATCATAGTTCGTGATTTTCTTCATAACAAACAAAAAATTACCATCGCTTTTAATACCAGTGTACGATATATATTTTGTAAAAAAAATCTTGAAAAAATCCAATGTATCCTTTTCTTTATTCACATGTTTTACAGAATGAAAGTCTATATTAGACATTTTATACTTGATTTCTCTAAAATCAGAAAAGATATTTAAAAAATCAACTATATAAATAGGCGAGTTCTTCTTAAGGTTACTTTTTATCAATGTAATTCTGCTCATGTTTATGATTTAAAGTATATTATCTTTAAATTCATTTTTATTTAACTAACTAATACAGGAATTTTACCAGTTGATGAAATTAATTGTGAAATATCTTGATTTGATTTATCACTCTTCACATGCACTAATTGATTTTCAAAGTTAACATCGACACTCTTTATACCGGCATCTGTTAACGCTTTAATAACAGCACCCACACAATTATAACAAGACATCTTTACCTTAAATGTATACGCGTTCATAATTATATATATATCGTTTGATTTAAATATGAAATGAGTTTAACTTTAAATCAAAAAATTACCAAAAAAAATATCTTTTAGCAGTCTGGAACCATCCAGCAGCATTAACAACATTATCCACTCTAGTAGGGTCAGGCAATCCCCTTAAATATACCATTAGATTTCCTATAATAATTCTTACAGATGGAAGAATGTCAAATTCTTGCCCTAGATAAATACCGCTAAATAATACAAAAAATGTATATAACATTATATATTATATACATTTATTTATTTTTAAATCAAAATTCTACATCACTTTCTTTTATTTTACTTTAAAGAATTCCTTTAAACTTATTGGTTTTAATCGTAAAAGTGCTTGTTCTTTCATTTTACATTCTAACATGACATCTATTGGAAAAGTAATAGTAAGTAAAGAAGCGTGTAAAAACCGAATATAATCAGAATGTTTACGTCTCGCGGTTTTTGAAGCATCCCCACTTACACCAGGAACACTATTACTAACATGGACCTTTGGTTTGATATTTCTTTTATGCCATACAGCAAAAACTCTATTAAAATAATTATGAACAGGTTCTGATGACCCATGAATGTCATCATGATGAAAATCTACAACAATTGGAATACCTATACGCTCACTTATGTCCAAAAGGTCTTCTACACAATAAGCCATCTCGCAATTTTCTAATACTAATCTATTACGAGTATTCTCTGGTAATTTTAAAATATTTTCTTCAAGACGTTTTAACGCTTCTGGTTTATTACCATATACACCCCCACCATGAATAATCATTACACTGTCAGACCCCATTCCCATACGGTCTAAAATATCACAATGATGTTTCAAGTCACTAACAGTATTTGCAATTACAGTTTCACTCGGACTTGATAACACATCATATTGACCTGGATGCATAGTTAAACGCATATTATTATCACGAGCATATTGACCTATTTCTTTAAGTAAATTGTCAGCGAAATCCAAAGGGTAACCATGTTCAAGATGTCCAGCAAAAGGAAACATTTCCGAACTAAGACGCATAAAGAAAATACCATTATCTTTATTCCATTTAAGAATAGTTAAAAGGTCACGTAAATTTTGTAATGCAAGCTCTTTAACATATTCAAGACCCTTTGTCTTGAGTGTAGCTAATCTTACAGTGCGAGAGGCGAAAATATCATTTTTACGTAATTCAGTACAAATACAAGCATAACCAAGGCGAAAATTTGACGGTACAATCATCCTTCAATTAAGTGATAAATTTATTATTATTCAATTTTTAATGTCCATTCATTCTCCTCTATTTCACTGAAATCTAAATTAAAAATTCTAAAAGGTCGATTTGAATACAATTTACCATATGTAGGAGCCTCAGTACTTAACGGTAATGGTGGGTCATACATGTTAGATACCGTTTGAACTGTATCATTTAAAAGATAATCATCCTTCCACAATTCATCTACAATACGATTCATCACAATTACATCATTATCTCTATTAAACGTCTTAAATCTAAAACTAAATACATCATTGTCACCTATTTCTGCCTTGTGATAAATAATAGAATTAGGTGTGGCAGGCCATATATGGTTAGGAGGAATATGAACTTCTTCCATTTCTATAAAATCTAATCTCTTGACATTTATAATAAATATGTCTAAATGATGTATAATTAATTTAGATATAGCTTCATCTTCTAGATAAACCTCCATATCAATCTTATCTTTATTAAAGGTTAAATACATCATTGTATCTAGTGAAAATATCAAGTTAGTTCCAGATATAGTAGTAGATATTCCATTATAAAAACCATTAAATGAACCTCCGAAAAAATTAGTTTTTGGTTTGTCTTTAAACCATTCAGACATTAACTTGAAATCAAAAACACTTGATAAATTGGTTCTTACAAAAAATAAACCATCTTCTCTGTGTTTTCTATAAGAAGTGTCATCTGTTAAGCCAAATACATTAATCATATAATTAAAAAATGTTACTGTTCTTGCAAATATACCATGACTTACAGATTCGAATTGGTCCTCTTTATCATAGAAATCCACATATAATACTTGTTGGGTATCTTTATACATTATCTTTTTACTATCTTTAGCTTCAGAATACAGAAAGTAAAAATCAAACAATTGTGATAAATAAGGATCTTTTTTAACTTGCGCAATATTCTTTACCCATACCTTTTTAAACTCTGTATAATTCTCGTTATCAGACGCAACAATACCTACAATAATCTTCATATTATCATAATCTGTCAAAATAATTGTATTTTTTTAACGACAATATTGGTTATAATTAATTTAACACTTGGTTTAAATTTCGATTATAATTTATAAATATAATTTATAAAATGTTAAGAGAGCCAGATTCTTATTTAACATTAAATAAATATTTAGATATTTACCAAACAAATGGAAAAGCTCCATTTCCAGATGATGTTATGAGACTTATTCATCATATTACAAATTCCTTATTAAATGCAAGAAGTGAAACATCTAAAATTAATTTAGAGACAACGGGGGGTAAAGATATTCTTGCATATGAAGGATATACAGGAACTAGAACACGTCACTTTTATAATAATATTTGTAATTCTGATGAACTTAAAAATATCAAATATTTGGAAATCGGAACATGGAATGGAAGCTCTAGTATGAGTGCTGCATATAAAAATAAGATTAGTGCACTCTTTATTGATAACTGGAGTCAATTTGGTGGAGACCCAGGTATTTTTAAAGACAACATGTCAAAATACGGTAAGGACGCCGAGGTTTTCCTATTAGAGAGCGACTGCTGGGAAGTTAATTTAGATGAGTTAGATATGGGACCCTTTAATGTATATTTATTTGACGGTGACCATTCTGAATTAGACCATTTTAAAGCCCTAGATTATTATCACCCCGTATTAGAAGACATATTTATTTTTATGGTAGATGATTGGAACTGGCCAAATGTCCGCGATGGAACAATGAGAGCCATACAGAAATTAAATCTTAATGTACTATTTCGACATGAAGAGTTCGTAAGTGAAGATGAACTTAAAAATATGCCAGAACATCATGGAAAGAAAACATGGTGGAATGGTATCGGTATATTTTTACTTAGTAAATCACCAAAGAAATTATCTGAATCCAAGGTAGAAAAACTCTAATTGCTAAAAATTTTTTTATTTCAATATTATAACTAATTAAGTTAGTTTAGTTATAAGATGTATTCAACAAAATCTTGCCCTAAGGGCACTGTATCCAGAAAAAGTTATACAAAAAAATCAGGCGTAAGAGTTAAAAGCACATGTGTTAAAAGTACATCTTTAAGAAGCAGAGGCATCATGCCAAAACGAGTTTTACCAAAACTTAAAACAGGATCATTAACCAAATATGGATATCATATTCATGATACTAAAAGTATTAGACATAAAGCACTTAAAAAAGCACTTGAAGCTTATGGCTTCGCCACATTAATCCGTAAACTAAATGCTGTACGTGTGTTATCCAGAAATACAGCACCTCTTAATTCTAAAAAATATACAGATGACATAAAATATATAGAAAAAATGACGAATGCTTCACCTAAAAGAAAGTCAAAATCAAAAAGAAAGTCAAAGTCAAAAAGAAAGTCAAAGTCAAAAAGAAAGTCAAAATCAAAAAGAAAGTCTAAAAGAAAGTCAAAAAAAAGGTCTAAAAGAAGGTCAAAATCAAAAAGAAAGTCAAAGTCAAAAAGAAAGTCAAAGTCAAAAAGAAAGTCTAAATCAAAAAGAAAGTCTAAAAGAAAGTCAAAAAAAAGGTCTAAAAGAAGGTCAAAATCAAAAAGAAAGTCAAGAATGATGTAATTTATAATTTTTTAATCAAGTCTTCCAAGTCAATCTTCCATAATTCTTCTGGAGTTTTATTCTTAATAAATTGTAGCTCTCGTTTTTTATTTTCGCATTGTTTGTTAAGTTCGTTAATTTTTTCCAAAGTTAAGGAATAAATCGGTAATCTCAACAAGTAGTCGTATGAATCTTCATCAGTTGGATAATCACGTTCTTCTAATAATGCTATAATATAATCCTTGGACTTTTTATTAATAACCAATTCCCCTTCAATATATTCACTAATAAATCTAGCCTTTGATTCTAAAATTAACAGTTCTCGTTTGAGCTTTTTGATAATATAGTCTCTACGCTTGATATAATATTGAATACGAATATCAAAGAAATCTAACAAGATATCAACTGGTGTATCATACTTTGTAAGAATCAAACTCTCATTAAACAAATACATATTATTAGTACTGAATGACTTTACTAATTTTAATTCCTTTTCAAGAGTACCTGATTTGATAAGGTCATCTAAATCCGATTCACTCTTAAATTCTACAATAAAACAAATGTCATCATTCTCATCCTTTGTCTTATTTTGAACATCTTTTAATTCAAACTTTTTCTTCTTTGATTTAGATGTCTTGTCACCTACCTTTTTACTTAAATTGTTCTCAATCAATGATTCTAAAAATTCCTTATATATTGTGATACCCATACCTACAGGAACTTCTGTGATTTTAATTTGTTTATCACTCAAACGTTCCCATTTACCTTTTGTTATATATGACCCCTTCTCAACTTCTTCAACTACTCCATTAAATCCTTGAAAATACGGTTTCAACGGAGGAGGTACATAATTTTCATCATCAATCATTTTCATTAAATTAGTGATAATGTCTTTTGGATTAAAACTAGGAATATAAGTAGAGTAACCTGTGCCAATACCTTCACATCCATTTACTAAAACCATCGGAATAATTGGAAGATACCATTCTGGTTCAATAAGTGTACCATCATCATTTAAAAAATCTAACAAAGGTGTATCATGTGCATTGAAAATAATATCTGTAGCATCTGAAAGTCTAGTAAAAATATACCTAGGACTAGCTGCATCTTTACCACATTGCAATCTACTACCAAAATTACCATCAGGATACAACAAATTAATATTATTTGAGCCTACAAAATTTTGAGCAAGATTAATGATGGCTCCCTGTAACGATGCTTCTCCATGATGATATGCAGTTTCAGCTGATACATAACCAGATAATTGTGCAACCTTGATAACATCCTTTTTATTTCTCTTTAACATATAGTATAAGATTTTTCTCTGGGAAGGTTTAAGACCATCACAAAGACTTGGAATGGAACGCAAGTTATCATAAATAGAGAAATGAATAAGTTCTTTATTAATAAGGTCTTGATAACTTACACGATTTTCATTCACATTTAAATAAATATTTTTATCATAATTAGATAACCAATTTTTTCTCTTATCAGAACACTTGATAATAGCAACTGCATCTTCTGATACATCATCACTGTCGTCTTTCTTCTTTGGGGCTTTAACGTTTTTATCCTTTTCAAAAGCTAATAAAATAGCATCATCACATACTTTATTTTTATAGTAATAATCTACTTTTAATTCTTCTAATCGTTTAAATGTGTCTTTAGCATCTTCTTTCTTTGATGTACCTAGACCCTTAAAATATCTAATTTGATAACTATTCAAATTAATTCCAGTCTCCTTCCATTTAAGATAATCTTGCTCTGTAAAAAATTCCATCACCTTTTTACCTTTAATAGCTTTAACAATTGGTGTTTTCAATGTTTGAATATAATCCATCTTAATAAGACTTGGCCACCAATAATGGAAAAAGTTTATCAAAAGAGCTTTAATATGTGAACCATCTACATCAGAATCTGTAAGCACCATTATTTTACCATATCTTAATTCAGATACATCTTTATACACTTTGTCTTGTTTCAAACCAATAATTTGTTTGAGATTGTTAATTTCTTCATTTCCAATCAATTGAGAAATACTAGCATCACGGACATTTAACACTTTACCCTTTAAGGGAAATACACCATACTTATCTGGTCCAACAACAGAACGCCCCCACATTGCAAATGTCTTAGCTGAATCACCTTCTGTTAAAATAAGTGTACATTGATTTGATTTAATTGTCCCAGCCCAAAGAGCATCTTCTAATTTTGGAATATAAATTTTACTAGTTTTCTTACCATCCGTCTGTTTACTTAATGATGCCGACTCTTTTAGTTTACAAAATTCAACAATTTCTTCTGTAATGGAGCTTTTGTATAATTTTGTAATAAATGCATCACTTACTGTAACTGTACATCCAAAATCTTTTGATTGAGTTGTTAATTGTTCTTTTGTTTGACTATTAAATGCTGGATTTGCAACAGTTGCTCTTAAAAATAAAAACAATTTATCCTTGATAAAATTTGGTTTAAGTTCTTTTAACTTTTTCTTATCCTCCAACATTTTCTTAAGCTTGTTGATAATCTGATAAAGAATATAATCAACATGTTTACCTCCTTGAGTAGTAGAATTACCATTCACAAATGAGACTTGTTCAAAATGACTATAAGGTACAATAGCATACTCCCAAATATACTCTGTTACTTCTCCATTTTTATTTTTAATTCTCTCGGTATGAAATTCATTTATAACTTTTTCACCCTCGAAGAAATACTTGGTATAATCAATAAGCCCCTTGCCTTTTAACTTGTCACCATTCAAATAAATTTGAACATTTCCATTTGTACATGCAATACAATCTAATACACGTTTCCTAATAAGAAGGATAGTATCATCTTCAAGACCTTCCATATCAAAACGTTGGTAGTCAGGTGTAAATGTAATTTTTGTATAACTTTTACTAGAATTACTAGTAATTTTGGCTTTTGTTCTTTCAGTCATATTATTACTAAATTCTTGAACAAACTTTTTCTTTTCATCTGAATCAATCGTTTCTACAATAAATTTACTAGAGTAAATATTTGTAAGCTTACTTCCAAGGCCATTCGTACCAGCACCAGTACGTACATTAGTATCGTCATAATTACTACCCGAAAGAAGATGACCAAAAATAAGTTCTGGAACGTAAATATTATGTTCTTTATGTAACTGAATAGGTACACCACTACCATTATTCCATACACTTATTTCTCCGGTTTCTTTAGAGTATTCAACTTTAATTGTTGTAACAGTTGCATCGCGAAAAGAATGGTCTGTGGCATTAGTCAAAACTTCGTCAAAAATTTTCATAAAACCAGGTGAATATTCGACCATGGTTTTTTCCATTTTAGGAATACCATCCGACTCTTTAGCTACCCATAGCTCTTCCATCTGTTTTTTCACAGAACCAATATACATACCAGGCCTTTCCAAAACATGTTCTCTTTGTGTTAATTTCTTATATGTATCTTCAATTTTCTTTGATTTAGACATAATTGCTACTTTCTGTTAAATAATTTAAAATTGTTTTTAAATTTCAATTATTTATAAAAATTTATATTAAACTAATACCCCTCTTTAGCTAAAAATGCTAAATATTTATTTTTTGGTTTTCCTTCTGGACATACCGTATTTAATTGTTTGACTGCATCATCCATTATCCTAGTAACCTCTGTTTCTAATTTTCTTACATCTACCCTAACTAATTGTTTAATGGTATCATCACTATAAATTTCTCTTAAAGCCATCAAATATCCTAATGAATATGTTGCATGTAAATTAGCTATATACGGGTTAGTATCTTGTTCAGCTGCTACAGCCCAACGCGAAGTTTGTCTAATCAATTTATTAATTCGTTGAATATCATTTATTTTACTGACAGTGTATCTTTTAGCAAAAAGATTTAAACTTAATACATATATTACACTGAGTATAAATATTATGTAAAAAACCATAATATATATTACAAAAAGATTTTAATTATTTAAATCGTTTAACATCTACATATCTACCAATAAACTCCTTAGTAATTTTTCAAATTCAATCTTTAATTCATCTAAATCAACTATATTATCAGTATCATTATATATAACCATATCATATTTATCATTTGGGAAATCATCTAAATCACACTCTGATGCATGCTGACTAATTTTTTTATAAACAGAATTGTCACCACGACTCTCCTTTAAAAGTCTTTCTTGATTTCTATTAGGAGCCACAACCTTAATCATTATACCCTCATTCTTAACAAAGTCATATTCATTCTTAAATCTCGCATCTGAAATAACATATACATTAACACCCCTATTATGATGTACATTTATCCAATTATCCAAAAACTTCACCCAAATATTGCGGTCTTGCTCTCTACCAACTTCCGTACCCTCATTTTGAAGCAATTGTCTCGACTCTGGAGTCTTATTCTCATACACATCACTATAACTTATATTATTCTTAGTCATAACATTTACTTTAATTTGGTCAGCAAATGCACATTGTAAATATCTATAATTTATTTTTTCAATCACTGGAACTATTACATTATTTGTAATATAATCCTTACCAGAACCTAACTTTCCAGTCACACCTATGACAACTCTTTTATTCATCGTAATTAATTTAATCAATAAGTTATATAATATAATTCATTTTTTGTTTTTAAACTTTCCTCTAAAATCTCACTTATAAACTCTATTTTATTCTTTAATTCAAATCGAGTCACACTCTCTCTCCTGTTTGAATACGAACTCAAATTTTTTACAAGTATTTTTAACATCAATTGAACAGCCTTTGTAGTTTCATTCATATTATCAATCACTTCCGACATCTTCTCCATTTTTTTAGTTTGTTTATCATATACTTCTTTCATATCATTCATACTTTGAATAATTGTATTTTCTTCGTAATCTTTTTTTAATTTATTCAACTCGAAACTTACACTCTCATACTTTAAAAGAACTTCGTCATATGTTTGCGCTTCCTCTGACATAATATATAACATCAAACATGATATTATATATTATTTATATACGCGAGATATACGCTTATTTAAATGTATTTATTAAGAAACGTAAATTTATTGTATATATAATAAGTATATTATGGTATTACATAACGCTGGCGCAATATCAGCAAGTCAAATACGTAGTGAATATAACCAAACTGGTTCATTTAGTTTAGCAGGTACCGGTCGAGGTTTAGATAAAAGAGTATCTCAATCTGGTCCAATTACCTATTCTAATTTTTACAACAAATATTATCAACCCAATACATCCAACTTAAAAGTATGGTTAGATGGTAAAGATTATTCTGGTTCTGGAACTACCTGGGTAGATTTACAAGGAAACGCCAATGGAACACTAAACAATACTCCTATATTTTCTAAACCCTATTTTACATTTAATGGAACTGATCAATACATTACTTTACCATCTACATCTGGTATTACTGAATTTACTACATCTAATAATTATACTATAAGTTTTTGGTCATGGATTTCGTCCACACAAGGCACTAGTGATAGTGATATTGTAGAAAAATGGTCTGGTACTGGTGGTTATCCTTATACTGTACGTTTTTTAGTAGGTAGTTCAGGTATAACTATGTCTACATATGACACTGTCACTAATCCTGGACTTACTGTTAGTAATTGTATAAATGTAAATGATTGGAACCATGTTACTGCAGTTTTTGATTGGACAAACAATACTATGACACTTCATGTCAATGGTGTTCAAAAAGGTTCATCAATTGTAACAAAACCAACTGGTAGTATCAGTAATACTGGATTATTAAATATTATGAGACGTGGCGATTCTTCAAAATATGTTAATGGTCAATTTGGTATGCTAATGATTTACAACACTGCATTAACTTCTTATCAAAACAAACAACTTTACTATTCTACTAGAAATGTTTTTAATATTGTATCCACTGAATTAGAAAACGGTACTTGGAATGTTTTATATGAATATCTTAATCCAATACGAAGTAATGCCACAACCTTAAATATATCGCGTGATTTCTCTAGTTCTTTGACAGCACAAACTATCAATAGAATAGGTTATTATATGCAGAATAATATGGGTAATGGCTCTACTACTTACTGGGTTTTTGTAACGATGGATGTTTATACAACTACTTTAAACGCTTTGAAAATGCCTGACATCGCAAATGCATTTGTCAATCAACGTAATGTAACAAATTTACAAGTGTATAGTAATCATCCTCAAGTCGGTAATTATACAGCTGCTAACGGAAGACTAGAAATATGGCCATACAATTATTCTCCCGCATCTAATTTAGGTGGTGGTAATACAAATACGTATGATTTTGATGATACAAGTGCTGGTAATAATGTATATGGATGTGTACAAGTACACGATATTACAAATTCAAAAACTATTTTAGCTTGGAATAATCATAATGCTACAATGCCAGATATCGGTATAGGTAATAATGATGTTACAAATATTAATTATAGTTCAGCAGCTGGTGCAAATACTGATTGGACATTTGCAGGAAACGGTGCTTATAACTGGAAATTCCAAGTTTTATTAGGTACAATTTCCTTTAATCCGGCAACTCTTGAATCAGGAACATGGAATGTATTATATGAATTTACTAATTCTAGAAGAGATGCAATTGGTGCTTTAACATACAATAAGGATAATACATCGATATATTATGGCAAAACATTTGCAAGAATTGGTTACTATATGCAAAATAATATGAATAATGGCCCAACAAGTTACTGGGTTTATGTAACAATGGATGCATATACAACTAATATTAATGATTTAAAAATCCCTGATGATATGAATCAATTCGTTAATCAAAGAAATGTTACAAATATAAAGGTATACAGTAATCATCCACAAGTTGGTACTTATACTGCAACAAATGGTCGTGTAGAAATTTGGCCATATAATTATTCTACAAATACAACATTTGGTAATGGTAATGGAGGTATATACGATTTCGATGATACACCAAGCGCACCCATGATTAGTGGTCATGGTTCAGTTCAAGTGCATGATATAACAAATTCAAAAACACTATTCGGTTGGAATATGCATAGAAGTACTACTTCACAAGATATTGGTATTGGTAATAATGATGCTACGAATATTCATTACACTTCTGCTGGTGGTTCTGATTGGACATCTGCTGGAAATAATGCTTATAACTGGAAATTCCAGATTTATATAAAAACTTCTTAATTTTTGTTTATTTAATTAGTAAATAAACAATTAAATATACCTTATAATTTATCATTATTTTCCCATTCTAATGTACAATTTCTATAATTCTTGAAATCATACAATTTCTTAAACATATTTATCAAGGCCTGATATCTAGGCTTTTCATCAAAGTCAAGCGTCTTTACATGCTTAAAATATACTAAAAATTCTCTAGGTAACTGCTCACATAATTCTTCATCAGATATTGATTCCTTTTTCTCTAAAATCATACGATATCTTTCCTTTTTCTCCTTGTGTTTTAAATTCTGCCAAGGTAATTTCCCACGAAATAGATAAATTAATAAATATCCAACTGCTTCTAAATCATCCTTTCTTGATTGTTCATGACCTTTATGTGCGGCAATACTAGCGTATCTTGCAGTTCCACAAAATTTACCACCCTTCTTAAATGGAATATGGTCATCGTTTCTTTTTACATACTTTTTAGCTAAGCCAAAATCTATACAATATAACTTTTTACCAGTATCCTTATCTATTACAAAATTATCTGGTTTTATATCTCTATGAATAAAACCTCTCTCATGAATATATCTCATCAACTCTATCATTTGAATAGCTAATAAAATTACAGTCTTTAATCTTAACTTTTTCCTCTTAATCAAAATATTCTCCAATGATGGCCCCAACAAATCCATAATAATTATCTTTTTATCCAACTCCTTATTTTTTACTACTTTCATATTAGCTACCCCACAATCATCAATTCTCTCCTTATTTAATGCATTATATACCTTTGCTTCTTCTAATAACCATTTTTCACCATCTTTTTCATCATTTTTTATAGGAATTTTTATAGCGACTTCTTCATTGGTTTTTTTATGCTTTGCAGAAAAAACATCTCCGAATGACCCACTGGATATATATTTTGTTATAGTATACGAATTTATGTCAGTCCCAATTAATGAAGTTAAGCTCTTATCTACCATTAATTGTAATAATTAAAATAATTTTTTGTTTTATTTTTAAATACTAACCGCAACTATCAATTAACCTTATTTAATTATTTTTTTTATTTATTAATATTATATGCCGTCTACATCTTCTAAACGCGGTGTTAAAATTCATCTTGAAAAAAATGCATTACCGGGATACAGCCTTTCCACAAAAAGAGCTGACCGTCGCGAAATACTTGATAAACTTGCAAAAACATTAGGATGGAGTAATGTCGTTAAAAAACTTAACGTACTATACATCTATAATATGAACAGATACCCTGTCAATGCTGCTAAATTCCGTAGAGATATGTATTATATCCAAAAAAAACACTCCCCTTCACATAAAACATCCGCTAAATCTTACAAGACACGTAAATCTAAAAAGTCTCGTAAATCTAAAAAGTCTCGTAAATCTAAAAAGTCTCGTAAGTCTAGAAAGTCTAAGACACGTAAGTCTAGAAAGTCTAAGAAATCCAGAAAGTCTAAGACACGTAAGTCTAGAAAGTCACGTAAATCTAAAAAGTCTAGAAAGTCTAAAAAATCTAGGAAATCAAAAAAATCTAGGAAATCAAAGAAATCTAGAAAATTAAAGAAATCTAAAAAGTCTAAACCTCGCAAGTCTAAGAAATCTAGACAGTCTAAACCAAGTAAACCGCGTAAATCTAAAAAATCAAAACCTGGTAAATATCGTAAGTCTCGTAAATAAATATTTTAATGTAATATTTATTTATAATTATAATTACTTTTGCTGTTGCTGTTGCTTTTGGTGTTCTTCCATTTCTTTAACAAAATCCTTCTTCATTTTATCTGTTATAATCATATCTCTACCAGATGTGACAAATGGGTCCATCAATCCTAATATATTTTTAATTTGATAATAATTTGGTAGTAAGCTATCAACACCTTGCAATTCAAATCTAGCGTAATTATTTTTATCCAATCTTATAGATAAAATCTCAGATGCATTAATTATCGTTTGTGATGGTATATCTGTTCTATAATCTATTTCGCTTTGTTCTGTTTTAACACCTCGTATAAAGTTATTTATATCTTTAATTTTTAGTTTTACCCTTAGATTTCTTGACATAAATTTTGTATTATTTACTAAACTAATATTAAAAATAAAAATTCTATCATTCCCAGAGTCCTTATAATATAGTTTATTCAAATCACTAGTAATTTCTAATTTGTGCCCTTTAAATTTTCCTATACTTGTTTTCATATAATCTATAATTAATTTTTTAATAGATGCTTCAAAAGGAAACGGAATATACGGATTCTGTTCCTTAAATCCTATAGGTTCTACATTGTCATCACTAAATGTATCTTTAAATAATTTAACTAATTCTTTAGTCTCTGACTCAAAGACATTTGGTATATAATATGCAGGTATTGCTATATTATTATAACCAACTATCGATGTAATATAATGTTCTTTTTTATTATCAAACAAATATGACACTATCATATAAGATATCAAAATGATAACAAATAATGCTACTATATCTTGCATTCTTCTTATTATTAACTAAGAAAATAATTTAAACTTAATTAAAAATTTATACCTCTTGAAATTGCATCAGACGCTTGTGCTTCTAATGCTGGTAGCCTCTTACTACGTTCTAATAATCTTTTCATTGTAATCCATAAAATAGAAAACCAAATACATAAAGATATAAACCCAAATACTATATTAACAACTGCTCCACTACATATACCTTTATCCTTACTCGCTCTTATATTTAAACAATCCTTAGTCAATAAAGTAATGCATATAGACGCTGTCATACATAAAATTGTTAGAAAAAATGAAATGATACATGCTAAATTATTTAATATATTTTCACCTTTATTACAAGAATACCGTAATGTTACATATAATATACTCATTAAAGCTGACACAAAAGCTACACATAAATAAAATCCAAACTGACTTGTTGTAATATAAGAATCATTATAATTTATCCATATACTACTACTAACTATACTTCCTATAGAAATTAAAATGTTAAATCCAAATAATGGTGATAATATATATTTCATTATGCTTTGTATTCGGTGTTATATACATTATTTTCACTTTTTAATTAATCTCAGGGGTGCTCAAAATTTAATCCTTTATATTTTCCAATAAAATACCAGTTTTAGGTGATACATACACAGATTCTATACCTAAACTCTTCACTTCATCGATATTATATGAGTGATCATCAAAAAAAACTACATCTTCATTTGTTACGTTTGTTTTTTCTAATATTTCTTGAATCATATCCTTTTTATTCGTATATTCTGAAATACTATTTTTATACGGGTTCACATCTTTTGTTTCATATATAATTTCATGAAATACATCATAAATTTCCATCTTATGTAAATAATGATACGGCGATTTATTATGAGTTGCTAAACATACTATTTTCCCACTCTTCTTCAACGAATACAAAAATTCTCTTATCTTAATAGTATATTTTTCTCTATACTCTACACTAACTCTATGTAAATATAATGTGTCATCTAAATCAAATACAAATACTTTATAATCCTCAATACTAATTTCATGCTCGAATATCATACTTCTTTTATTTAATTACTTCTATATTTCCTAGAATTAGTTAATTTTTCAATTTCTTTTAAACTTAACATTTAAGTATTTTTTTTTACACAGTAATGTTATATGAATACTTTTACAATTATCGTTGTACTACTAGTTTGTTGCTGTCTTATAAGTATAGGCATCTATTTTTTTATGACCCCTACAGATAAAAAATTACCTACTCCTCCTGTATCTACTCCTCTTGTATCTAATCCTCTTGTATTTACTCCTCTTGTATCTACTCCTCCTGTATCTACTCCTCTTGTATCTACTCCTCCTCTTGTATCTACTCCTCTTGTATCTACTCCTCCTCTTGTATCTACTCCTCCTGTTCCTCTTGTATCTACTCCTCTTGTATCTACTCCTCCTGTTCCTCTTGTATCTATTCCTCAACAAAACATTCCACCAAGACTGGAATTGGACATTGATGAGTTTTTAAAGACTGGAAAACGCATTTATAGATCTCCTATATCTAGTCTTCCTGTATCTATTCCTCGACAAAACATTTCATCAAGAATGGATTTGGACATTGATGAGTTTTTTAAAAGTGGAGAAATGATTTATAGATCTCCTACTCTCCCTCCTCCTGTATCTATTCCTCAACAAAACATTTCATCAAGAACGGATTTTGGAAAACGCATTTTAGGTGGTCGTCCGGAAAACAAAATAATACCAAACACATCAATCCTCATCGACTAGTAGTTAGCAGGCAAGGTACCCATTTATATATGCTTGGCCATATTCATCATAATCGAGAATATTTATAAGATCTGTCTGTGTATAATTTGAATAAATTCTTGGGTTTTCTTTTTTTCTAAAAATACTGGAAATATAAATATATGAAAGTAAAAATATAATAACTATTATCGTGGTAATAATCCATACATTGCGAATATCAAAGGTAGTATTAAACATTTTGAACAATATTTAATAACACAACATAACATAAAGAAATTTCACTTTTTCATTGATTTACGGATTCATTTAATTGAGAGTAAACAAATACAAGGTCTTATTTATTTCTCCAACCATCTCATCCCTAATATTAGTAAGGTCTGTATCCGAATCCTTCAAATAATTTGGAACCTCATACTTTAAAAATTGTACATATTCACGTAATGCATCTACAATATTATCATCATTGAATTGTTTTACTTGAACATTAAATGTACTTTTAAATTCTGGACGTTTATATCGTCCCATATATGTTTCTACAAATTGATCACTTAGTTCAGACAAGGAATCGTATAGTGCACCAGAACCAGTGTGTCTCGCATAACTTGTTGTTGACCAATGGTAAAGTCTAAGATTTAAAATAATGTTAAAAAAAACTTGAACGATGCTTTCACAACCCATGTTTAAATATACTATATAAATTTAAAAAAAAATTTGAACAAATTAATTGTATTTATTCTTCAAGTCTTCAACGATTTTAATATAATTAACTTGCGCTTGAACTTTGGGTGTTCCTTTTAATTTATCCCACACAGTCCATTTTGCTACATCCTTAAACATATAAAATGAAGGCTTATCTATATTAATATCCCCTACTGTAGCTTGCTTATAATTAGCATAAAGTTCGAGTAAATCATTATCACTTGGTTTACTCTGAAGATTATGGACTTCTTTACTTGCATTTTTAAATAATGTTTGAATAACTTGGGTTTTACTAGTCATTTATATCTTTTTCATATAAATGAATTAATTATTTAAAACGTACCTAACAATTCCCTCCACGTAAACGTAAGACCAAATGAAGAGTACTTTCTTTTTGAATATTATAATCTGATAAACTACGTCCATCTTCTAATTGTTTTCCAGCAAAAATAAGACGTTGCTGGTCCGGTGGAATTCCTTCCTTATCTTGAATCTTTGACTTGACATTTTCAATAGTATCAGAAGATTCAACTTCTAATGTAATTGTCTTTCCAGTAAGGGTTTTCACAAAAATCTGCATCTTCAATATAATGAATATACATGATTGTATTTAAATCATTTTTTTATAGATGATTTAAATTACTTTTATATTAAATTAAGCGCTCTTAGCCTTGCGAGATTTCTTTGATTTCTTGCTCTTGCGGGACTTTCGTGACTTACGAGGAGCAGATTTCTTGGACTTCTTGCTCTTGCGAGCCTTTCGTGACTTACGTCCAGATTTCTTTGACTTTCGGGACTTGCGAGACTTGCGAGACTTACGTCCAGATTTCTTTGACTTTCGGGACTTGCGAGCCTTAGATTTCTTGGATTTCTTAGACTTGCGAGACTTGCGTGACTTACGGCCAGATTTCTTTGACTTTCTAGACTTGCGTGACTTACGGCCAGATTTCTTTGACTTTCTAGACTTGCGTGACTTACGGCCAGATTTCTTTGACTTTCTAGACTTGCGTGACTTACGGCCAGATTTCTTTGACTTTCTGGATTTGCGAGACTTTCGTGACTTACGTCCAGATTTCTTGGACTTGCGGGACTTGCGAGCCTTAGATTTCTTGGATTTCTTAGACTTGCGAGACTTACGGGACTTACGACCAGATTTCTTAGACTTACGGGACTTACGACCAGATTTCTTTGACTTTCTAGACTTACGAACCTTTCGGGACTTGCGAGACTTGCGAGACTTGCGTCCAGATTTCTTTGACTTTCTGGACTTTCGAGGAGCAGAACGCTTGGACTTCTTGCTCTTCTTTGATTTCTTGCTCTTTCGTGATTTACGAGGAGCAGAACGCTTGCTCTTCTTGCTCTTCTTTGGAGACTTAGACTTCTTTGGTGAACGTCTACGTTTAGGAGCAGGTGAAGATGATTCCGATGATGAGGCAGCGGATTTAGCCTTCTTTTGAGACTTACGCTTAGGTTGGGAACGTTTGGTTGAACGTTTTACAGAGCGAGCTTTAGGTGAACGAGGAGATTTCTTATAACTTTTGCGACCAGCCATGTTTTGTTTATACTATTTGTAAATATTTTATTTTTTTGAAATTCAGCAAAAAATTAAACTAAAAAGATTTTGATTTAATTAATTAAATTAATTACATTTTAATTAATTAAAGTTTACATATTCCAATAATTGTTTATATTTTTCTTCAATTGGAATTTTTTTAGATTTTGTAGTTGTCCAATCTTTTCCTGATTCTTTTTGTTTTGGATGTAATTTTGTACAACAAAACGCATCGCCTTTATCTTTTGTTGCTTTTATATAATAACAATATTTAGGGATATTACTAATATCAAAGTTATCTGGTCTATTTTTATGTTTATAATCATTATCTTGTCTTAAAATATTAATTTCATGTTCAGTTAATCCGTCAATATCTTCTTTTAAACAATCTTCATTACTGATTTCTTCTTTATATTCATATCTTGCTAATTTAAGGATTTCTATAAATTCTTTTTTTAATTGTTGTGCATTTTCTCCTAATTTTCCATTTATACAACGTTCTACAAATAATTCTGGTTGTGTAATAATTAAATTACGTAAATGTTTTTTTGCTAATTCAAATTTACATTTAGTTGATAAATCTTTAGTTGAAGTAGTTTTCCAAATGTATTTATCTTTAATTTCAACCATCCATCTATCACCATGTCTCCCATCATCTTTAATATACCAAATAAAAGTTGGAATATTTTGAGGATTGATTCCGCAATTTTCTGGTAAATTTACTACTCTTTTTCTTTTTGATTGATTTTGGTTTTGAATTGATTGGTTAGCATATCTTAAATTTTGTCTACGATTATCTTGTTTAATCTGATTAATATGGTCAATAGAAACATCGGTAAAAGGTTTAACTATATGATGTAAATATTCTTCTTTATTATTATTTTTACAAGATACATAATTATTCCTTAAAAAGAAATTACTATTAGGTAATTTCTCTAATATATCATAATTAAATATAAATGGAACTTTATTGTTTGTTTCAGCAACAATATATCTTTTATCTTTATAATTTACTAAAGTATAGTTGTTTTTCATATTTATGTTTTAAATATAAAAAGTATAATATTCAATTTTTTTGAACGTATTGAGTTTTTAGAATTACCAAAAAAATGGTCGGTATAACATATGCTAACCCACCCGATCAGTTTGAGTATGCTAATCCACCCATACCAGCCATGATTCTGAGGACGTTATAATTGACAGCGTAGACTCGGAGTTGGACTGGAGCAGTTGCGGTGGTAAGGTCTAGGAGAAGAGTGGCATTGTCAATTCGGGACATGTTGACAGTTCCAGAAGGTTGATGCTGTTCAGGGTTGAGAGCAAAGGAGTACACATAGATACCAGTGGCAGGGCATCGAGTGTGATGTTGATAAGGTTGAACAACGTTGAAGTAGGTAGCATCACGAACGGAGAATCGGTCTTGTCCGTTAAGTTGGAGCTTAGCAGATGCAAGACAGTCATCACCAACGTATTCCTTACCGGAGGTGTTGGCAGAGTTGGTGTAATCAGCCCATCGGTTCTTGTTAGCAGCAACGTTGGAGTTGAGTTGGAGAACCCAGACAAGTTCCTTACAAGGGTGGTTAAGAGCAAGCTTGGACTTGACAGCGGAGTTGCTGTAAGATTCAGCTCCAGTGAATTGGAGTTGCTCAATTAAGTATTCGTGTTGAACTTGAGCAAATTGACGACGTTCATCAGTGTCGAGGTAGACGTAGTCAATGTAGAGGGAAGCATTGGCAATGCTTGGGACTCCAGATGATGGAGCACTACCAGTTGAGGTAATGTAACATTCAGATGCAGCACGGAAAGAGATGTTGAACTTGACTTCGTGATATTGGAGAGCAATAAGAGGAAGAGCAAGACCAGGGTTTCTGCAGAACCAGAACTGGAACGGAATGTAAAGGGTAGCAGCAGGGATGGAAGCTGCAGGGGTAGTGAGAGCGACAGTGGAACCAATCATGACGTTATAACCATCCTCCTTTTCAGCAGTTTGGGTAAGTTCGTTCCAGATGTTGAGCCAGTCACCGTAGTGACGGTCAATTTCTTGTCCACCGATTTCAATGTTAACGTAGTCAACGATAACGTGTCCAATGTTACGAGTCCATGAAGCGGTACCAGATGACATAGTCATAGCAGGGAGGTCAACTTGAAGGTAGACCTTGTGAATAAGATCACCGTTTCGGGAAACAGTGCAAGAAACTTTTCGTCCGAAGTCAACAGTTCCATTGAAGGTCTGTTCAATAGCTTCGAGAGCGAAGTTAGTGTGACGTCTGTAGACGACCTTGAAGAAAGTAATTTGAGGATTTCCAGTAAGATAGATATCTTGAGCGCCATAGGCAACTAATTGCATTAAACCACCAGCCATTTTGTTTTTATACTATATAAAAAGAAAAAAAATTTTTGAAAATAACGTTATTAATTTAAAAATAAATAAAATAAACGTATTTAATAATATTTTTCAAAACCAATCATAATTGTTCTATCTTCTATTTTGACATTCAATTCGTACCCATAACTCCTTGTATATTGTTTTAGCAAAGACAATTCATCTTCACTTAATAATATTATTTTTTTATGACCAAATAAAATTTCCACACCATATAAAGTTATAACACTTAATACATCCCTAATAAAACTTTGAGGTATATACCCCTCGTTTTCCATAAAATCAATAGTTGAATCATCTAATTGCAAATCAATTGAATTAGGTACACCTGGAGGTTTGCTAAAAATTTGCTCGGCTATATTTCTTGTATTATCTTCTTCCATCTATATGTTATCAAATTAAATTAATATCTAAATTATAAACGAATAAGGTAACATATAACGCAACAATCATATCCATTCAACATTATTATATTAAACCAAATTATATATATGACCAGAAAACAAAATAAATTTAAACATAAAATATATTAAAATATATGAAGTGTGAACATAATAAAAATCAATATTATTGTAAAGAATGTAAAGGAGCAGGTATTTATAAAGTATCTATTCTAACACCATGTACCCAAAGTGTCATATATATAGCTACTATAACATCTACTGTAAAATGTGCACGAGTAATTGTTATCATTAAGAAATGTATAATATTAAGTATAAAATACAATGTTATATTAAAAACATTTGATTCCAAAAAGTTATATTTGAAAAGGAGTAATGTTAAAAGTAAGCCAAAAGCTGCATGACCGCTATATATTTTGTCGTAACACCCACCACCTATAGTTCTATGATAAAGTAAACTCCAAAAATCTGTTTTTTTATTTAATTTAACTTTTATTTTAGAATTTCTTGGCAATATAGTACTTATAATTGTAAACGCTCTTAATAATATTAGTATCATAAATTTAACTATAAATTCATACATAAAATCATATGAAAATTTATTTATATTTAATATAATTGGTATAATAAATACTAAAAGATACCAATTTTTACTATAATTATAATCTGAATAATCTGCAAAATTTGAATGTATTATATCCCATATATTTGACTTATTCTTACATTTTTTACATTTATTATCCTTTTTACATTTATTATCCTTTTTACATTTATTATCCTTTTTACATTTATTATCCTTTTTACATTTATTATCCTTTTTACATTTATTATCCTTTTTACATTTATTATCTTTACCACCACCATAATATGCTGTACCAGTTCTGTATACAAATTCCATGGCTTTTAAATGAGTTATAGCAATAACCGTGACAATAATTGCAAATGTACTATGTTCTATTTCCATATTTGTATTTGTATTTATATATATATCTAAAAAATAATTAAGCAAAAGTTACTTAAACCTTTATTAAATTTATTTAAAACTAATTTAATATTTAACCTATGAACGAGTACACCCCCTTATTAAACGAGGAATATGATATCGAGGAATATGATATAGCCGAACGGGAAGAGGCTATTAATAACATTCAACAGGATATGTTGGATGTTCATGAAATATTTAAAACATTGGCCAATTTGACTATTGAACAAGGTTATCTTTTAGATAATATTGAAACTCATATTGATCACGTTGTAATAAATGTAGAAAACGCAGATATAGAACTTGCATCAGCTGAACAAAAACAAAAAAAAAGAAATACATGTCTATGGTATTTATTATTCATATTATTATTCCTCCTTTTTATAGTTATAGTCATTTTACTTGTTACACTTAAATGAATTAAACTTATTTCTTATTTAATAACCATTTCATAAAATTGTTATCTACACTAATTTTCATTATTAAAGAACTTGCTTTATTAATTTTATCCCATGAATTAACAAACTTTGGAAATTCTTTTGGATGACCATATCCACTACCATCTTCTATTACCCATGAGTCTGTATTTATAGGCTCCTTACCCTTACCTTTCTTATCCATATTTAATGATTGCTTCATAACATTCTCCTTCATTATTTCATTTGTCTGATATACATTTTCTTTACAGTTAATTATATCAACAATACTATTATCAATAACTAGTTCCTTTTCAGGTATATCAAATTTAGCTATAAATTCAACTAACTCTTCTGTCGATATTCTAAACGATGGATTAATCGTCAATAATCTCTTTAATAAAGTCTTAATTCTAGAATCTATTGTTGTTTTTTTATCTATATTTTTATGTAAGTCTATTTGAGTAGTAGCTTTTGAAAAAAATGCCTTTAAATCATGAATGTCATATATATCTGAAAATGGCAACATGTTAAATATTAATTCGTATAAACATATTCCATAACTCCATAAATCAACTTTTTTATCATAAAATTTTACATGATTTAAAATAACCTTATCCGAAATTAATTGTTCAAATTCTTCTATATTTAAAATTATTTCAGGAGCCATATAATATGGCGTACCACATAATTTATAATACTTTCTTTTTAATGCACTTGCACTAAAATCAAAATCACTTATACTTAAACTATCATTTAACTTGCAATCTAAATCAAAACATGCAAATCCAAAATCACTTAACTTGAATAAAAACTGATTATCCTTGTCTTTTTTTACTAAAAAATTATGCAACTTTATATCTCTATGTATTATATTCAATCCGTGAACATAGGAAATCGCATTTACAGTATCCTTTAAAAATTTTTTAATAAAAGACCCCTCAAAACCATTAAAGGTATTTCTTAATTTAAAATCACTTAGTTTGTAATCTTTTAAAATACTATACAAATCACCATACTGACAATATTCCATCTTAATATAATATATCTGGTCCTTAGTATCATACGAAAAATACTTTATAATATTTTTATGATCTAATTTATTTAAAACCTCGATTTCACTTTCTATTAAATCTCTTAATCTCTTATAATAATATTCCTCTTCTGAATCCAATTGTTGTAATAGTACTTTATTATCAGTATTATACGGAGTTATACTCACACTTTTCGTACCAGAAGCAACTGTTTGTGTATCATGTTTCATTAAATGTTTCATGTTACGCATCTCTATTCTAGATTTTTTAACATACTTCTTTACTAAACTATCCAAGTTTATCTCCTTTATAATGAATAAATCCTCTTCATCTTCATCTTTATCATCGTCGTATATACCACTTAGCATCAATAAACTAGAATTACTTCTTTTTCTCCTGCATAAATGCACATTCGAAAAAGAACCTTTTCCAATTTGGTTAATAACATTATAGTCGTTCATACTCTATGATAACTAAATAAAAAAGTTTTTTTAACTTGGAATTTTTTATTTAGATTTGAAAAAATCAGTCACGCTTTTATATCCTATTTCTATTAATTTATGTTTTTCAGAAGCAGTTAATGAAAAATTAACACTCTGTGTAATATCTTCTGTATGTATATATACAGTACAATTCTTAAATTCTTCAGTTCTTGTTGTATGCTTCTCTTTTTGCACCATATAACAACTTAAAATATGATATATATAACTTTCAATATCATCTATCCGCTCATCTACATCATGATTATCCATCTCTCCATGATTTATTAACTTGAAGCCTAAAAAATTTGTAAGGTCACCATCAAATACTTTTATAGGATAATTATCAATTAAACCACCATCTACATGAATATCACCCTCAAATTCATTTATAGTAAATAAAAATGGCACACTTATTGACATTCTTACAGCATCTAATACCTTCACATCAGGCGTATCTAAATAATTAAACTTTTTATAACAATATTTGTTCAAATTTGTAGCCATAATTTGAAAATCTACACTATTTATATCATATAACTCCTTCAATGTTATACTCGGATTAACTCCCTTTTTAATCATCAAGGATTGTATCCACGATATTAAATTAACACCACTGTCTAAACCATACTTGCTTACAAAATTCATAATTCTAATATCTTTAAGCTGATCAAATTTTTTATTCAACACTTCTTCCAACATTTCTGTATACGTATAATTTAATAGATATATTAAACTAAAGATACTACCAACTGAAACAGCACATATTGTCTTAATATTAAACAAAGGTATCTCACACTTACTAGCATCGAAATCTGGCTTAGCTTCCTCTATCTTTCTTTCATATATCATTTCTTCTATTTTTTTAAATATTCCCACATACGCTATACCCTTTATAGCGCCTCCACTAAAAGCAAGTTTATTAATTTCCATTCACGGTTACCTTACCATAATAATCTATAATTTTATTCTAATTCAAACGACAATTTTAAAAATTAAACTTTTTACTATATATCTCCCTTACATTAAATGACTTTTCCATCATATCTAAATCATTCATATGCATAATCAATTTATGGTCTTGTTCTATACCTAAATGAATCAAAATATACTTCCATTCAATTAAACCTCTATAATACATAAAATATCTTATCTCTTTTGTAATATCTCTTATATACACATTATTCTCATCCACTATACAACAATGATTGATTAAAGTCATATTATGTGGATGATATATTTTACACGCATCGTTAAAATTATACCGATTATCTTCAATAGCCTTAAATTTATAATATTTATTGTTATATTTATACCAATATTCATATACCGAATAATTCATTTCAGAAGTATTATGATTATAAGTTTTACTATAAATATATTTAGGTAGTATCATTATGAATTTATTAGAAATATACAAATAAAATTGTATACATACTACTAATAATCTATATAAACTTAATTTTATATATCCTAATAATATAGATAACATGATTTAAACATAATATACTATTAATTTTAAATAAAGATGAATTTCTCACAATTTTTAGTTCAAAATCCTGACGTACCAAAGATTAACACCATAGATGAAGAACACATAAAAATAGAAGGAGAAAAGGAAACGACACTGAAAGATAAAAAAAAAGAACCAGCTAAAAAATTAAAGGAAAAAATATTTGATATAAAACCCAAAACAATCGACCTAAAATCAAAACCAATCGTAGAAGAAGAATGTCACTATCAACCCCCAAAATTCAAAAGAGGTGATTTTGTTATTATTCAACGATTAGAAAATAGTGATTTAAATGTTTATAAGGGGTACTTTGGTCAAATTAAAGAATGTAGACTACTCACTAATTCAGCATACGTTATATTAGAGGCAATGAATCATCCTAGACCAATTAACTTTCCAATTGGACATTTAGTTCACAGAACAAAATTCTTTTAACTTTCAAATTAAAAAATTTACAAAAAAATTTTTTATTGCCTTATACTAATATGAAGTCAGTTAAATTACCTGAAAATATCGACTATTCGTTATATAACGGAGACAGTGGAATGAGTACAAAACATTGGGGACCAGCTGCATGGAAATTTCTATTTACTAGCATCATGGGACGTTATCCAAATAAAATTGATACAAATGATAGCGAACATATCATTATTAAAAATAGTTTTAAAAATATGTTAACCAGTCTTCAAATAGTTATGCCATGTGTTTATTGTAGAGATTCATTTAAGAAATTCTTACTCGAACTCCCTATTGAACCACACCTTATTGGTAGAATTGAACTAATGTATTGGTTATATTTAATGAAAGATAAAGTAAATAAAAAACTCATAAGTCAAGAAACATCATGTTATACAGACGAAAAACGTAAACTTAAGGCATTATTTTATACTGGAGGTATAACAGAAGACGAATATTATAAACGTATAAATGCATTCAAAGAAGAAACATTTAATACTATCACATCACCTCCATTTAAAGAAGTATTAGACCAATACGAAAGTTTAAGAGCAGTATGTTCTGATAAAGCAAAAACATGCGCCTTACCTAAAAAAAATGATGTATAATATTATTAATTTATAAATTATTGTTTGATTTATAAATTGTTGTTTGATTTTATCGGTTAATTTAATTTCCGATTTCAAGGAAACGACGGTTAGATCCAACTGGTTGTTCGAATGAACTGTTGTTGAATGGTCCAACTTCTTGTTTAGGGATGGGTGGACAAGAACGGATATCAAGGTATGGAATCTTATTAGATTGAATAACAGTGTTAATACCCATATGATAACCAGCTTGTAAAAAGTTTTGTTCTTGTAAAAGTTTAGAAACTGGGTTTTGTTTAGCAAAATCATTAGCATCATCATACTTTGGTAAGAGATCACCTGCAGATAATTGACTAGCTCCGGCTACAACCTTTTCGACTTGTTCTTGTTGGTCACTCTTTGCAAAAACTTGAGCTTGAATAGCACTGACTTCAGCTTGGGTAACTGGAGGTTGTGAAGATGGAACAACTAAAGGTAGAGAAGGCTTGGTACCGGCAACATTATCTAAACTTTCGCGGTTGTAATATTTCATGAAAAAGTAAACTGCGACAAGAATTAAGATAACCTTGAGCATATCATTTTTTTGAATCATTTCTAGTATGTCCATTGTGTTTTAATATATAATAATAAAATAAATTTATTTTTTTGAAATTAAAAGGTTATTTAAAAATAAAATATTTTAATAATCAAGTTCAAAATTATATCTTAAAAAATAAAGATACTTAAAATAAAGTTATTTAAATATTAAATAAAAATGAATAGCGACAACGAAGGTTCAGACTATCACAATGAATATAAAGAAAATGCCATAGATAAATTCATGTTTGATGAATCAGATTATATAATGGATTTATATTATGATTTACGTGATAGATTACCATACTTCCTTGACAAACTAACATTTGCTGATTTACTACATTTTATAGTTGAACTAAAATTTAATCTAACATATAATTGTAAACCTTACGATTCTAAGAAATTGTATTATTTTGAATCAGAATACAGTACCGAATTAGAAGCGTGCTTATATGTTATTAATAATTATATGAAGAAATACAAAAGATTCATTATCAGTTACGATGTTTTCTTAATATTTGCATACGAATTTACAAGTGTATATTAATTTACTTTTACTTTACATTTACTTTATACATTTTCCCTTTTTAAGAAAAATGTAAATAAAAAGATGCGCTCATCTGCATTTATGACAATATTATTTTTATTGATGTTATACATTAAGTTTAGTCGGAATCGTCGGGCAATTCTAGTTCTCTACATTTTTGATTTTTATATTCAATATCTGCTTTACTATACTGTATTTTTTCTGTTTTTTGAAGATAATCAATAATTTCTTGACAATCACATATATCAGAAGCTTTTTTACATTTTTTTGTAAGCTTGAAAATATCTACATTATATTTTTCTACAAGTAATTTTACTATGTCAAAAAATCCAAACTTAGATGCATACATAAGTGCTGTGTAGCCGTTTTTATTAGAAACATTATGATTTCTTGGAGCCTGATATTTTAATATATTATAAATTAAAATTTTATTTTTAGATTTTAACGCTTTCATTAAAAGTGTGTCGCCATTGTCAAAAATATGGTCTATATTCCCACTAGTTTCAGGATACCTGTTTAGCAAAACTTTTTTAATTTTAGTTAATTCATTAATCAACATTTATTAATTTTTTGATGAGTTTATATTTCAATTTTTAAGCGTCATAATATCAAACGAATATAGTTGTAACATTCTTACATCAAAAGGAATATGAATGATGAGTGGAATCAATTTTAAATCAGTTTACTTTATACATTTTCCCTTTTTATTTGTCATTTGTTTTTTTGGAATTCCATAATGACCATTTATAGCCATCAACATTACATCACACATATCATCTTTCTTACCAGATGTTTCTAGTGAATTTAACCATAGACCACATTCACTTTTATTAAACTTGTTTTCTAAAAACCATTTTGTATATTGAATACCTAACCATTTTCTCTTAGCATAACTACCCTTTAAAATACATTCAATATCTGGTCCTGTATATGCTTTTAACTTTTGTGAAGCCCTAACAAAACGAATAGTTGTATTTGAGTTATAATACAATTCAACCAATTTTCCATATAAAATATGTGAAGTAAATTTCATTTTCTGATTTACTTTAGGCTGTAATTCAATTAATACATGTGTTACTAAACTAAATATTTCTACATTCGTATCATATATACTTTGTAATCTAGTTAATACAATTTTAGCAATATCTTGTAATAAATAATCATTCACCATCTTTTTCTTAAATATGTGTTTTTTATCTATTTGCTTTCCGTTCATTAATTCCTTAGGAAAATGAGTCTTACAACAATGTGTTTGCTGACCGTTACTTAAATATTTAAAACCACATTTCTTACCACATACGTTGCCATTCTTTTGTAAAGACTCGCATGTATAATCATCGCTATCTAACGTATTGTATGTATCCCATAAGTGTATTTTATAAGTAGATATATCTTGTTTATCATCAGCACTCATAATACACATTGCTAAATTTCTCAAACCAACATCTATTGTTAATATCATTAACAATACATATTATTTTAATTTTTAACTGACAACGTATCTACTCCTTTACTCGAATATTTTTAGCTAATAGTAATAATCCTCCTATTAATGAAATATTAGCCCAAAATGGTATACATTTTGTATAAGTACTACAAGATGGAAAATGATATATAATAGTTGCCAAAATAGTAAATAATACCAAACCTATAGCACTATAATACGCCTCCTGTTTATTATTACCTGTTAAAGCATAATTCATAATTATTATTGGGGCTATAATCTCAAGTAATATTACCATCACTATAACAATATTGTAAAATACAATCGGTAAATCATATTGTATTTTTTGTTTTAATCCCTCAACTACTCCATCAAATGTATAAATCTTATTAATACCTGATATTAAAAACATTATTACTAATAATGTAAAACTCACCGTTGGATTTTCTATTGTACTAATATTAAACATTATTTATATATAATAACATACAATAAAATTAAATTTTAAAATTACATCTTATTTACAACATTATCCTTTCTATTACCATAAGAATAGTAAAAATATACGATTATGCTTATCATTAATATAACAGATACCATATATAATTTTCTAAAGTATTCATACCATGTCTGTTTTCTATAACGATTTTTAATAGGTATACATATTGATTCATTTATAATTTCATAATCAGTATAATCATCATCTACAATCACTATTTCTGAACAATTACACTTATTTACACGCTCAAGGTTATCTATAAATAATTCTCTACATTCACTTGTATGCTCAATTTTATGTTCAATTGTATTTTCAAGTGTATTTTCACTTGTAGTTAAACTTACACATTCGTCTACATCTTCTATACATTCGTCTACATCTTCTATACATTCGTCTACATCTTCTATACATTCGTCTACATCGTCGTCTATAGATTCACTTCTTAGAGATATAAGGGATGATGTTCGCCGTCGTCTTTTAATAATTATAATGTTATTATTGTCATTTGGATTTAATACTTCTTTATCCATATTTAATATTTGTAACCTTATTATATACGAATATAATAAATTTACGAATTTTTTACAAGTCTCATTATAATTTTTAATATTTTATTCATAATAGTCGGTTTCTTATATATTCTCTCATTTGAATTAAATTCAATAACAACTATATTTTCATCAAAGCGCACCGACTTTTGAGTTGTATTCATTACTATTTATAAATTAATTGTATTTAATTTATGTACGCACATGCGTTAAAATTAATTTATTCACAATTATATATATATATTATGAACAACGAGTTTGAACGGTTATCTCTTCGCAAATTTAAAATAAAAGGCATGGTTCCAAATGCCACTGTTCTTCTACTAGGAAGAAGAAGGTCTGGAAAAAGTTATTTAGTTCGTGATATTTTTTATCATCACAAGGAAATCCCCATAGGACTTATCTTTTCGGGTACAGAAGAAGCTAATCCTTTCTTTGGTGATTTTATCCCAGATTCATTTATTCATTCAGAATATGACCCAGATTTAATAGAAACCATGTTAACAAAACAATCTCAAAAAGTCAAGAAAGCTAGAAATAACGGGCATGCTGAAACAGATGGTCTAACCCCATCAAATAGAGCATTTGTTGTATTAGATGATATGTTACACGACGCTGCGGCATGGAAAAAAGAAAAGACTATTCAAAGTATTTTCTTTAACGGGCGTCATTATAATCTTTTCTTTATTTTAACCATGCAATACCCATTAGGTATTCCACCAGCTCTCAGAAGTAACATTGATTACGTTTTCGTTTTCAATGAACCAAGTATCAAAAATCGTAAAAAGATATACGATGACTACGCTGGAATGTGCCCTTCATTTGACCACTTTTGCAACATACTAGACTCCTGCACTCAGAACCACGAGTGTTTAGTTATAAAAACGTCAGGTAATAGTAGTGATTTAAGAGACCAAATTTTCTGGTATAAGGCATCTAAACACGATAACTTCAGAGTAGGTCACCCTAAAATTTGGAAATATCATGACTTACATTACAATGATAAATATGATACACAAAGAGATGTAGAACAAGAAGAAGTTGATAAACTTAAAAAGAAGTTTGCCAAAACAAAAAAATTAAAAATTATAGTGAATCGTCAAGGCGAAGCACTAGAAGCAATAGAAGAATCTGAATAATATAAATTAATCGTTCAAAATCTTATTTAAAAATAAAAATATTATAATATTAATCAAAATATTACAATATGAATCAAATTATTGCACCAAAGTCAATCAACTTTAATGAATTAGTTAAAAATTCTAACACAACTCTATCTCTTAATATTGAGACTAAAATGATTAACATTCTTAATACGGAATTTACAGAGGAAGAACAACAATGGTATATTGCGAATCTATATGTTTATATGAATTACCATCCAACAAATGATTATCCAATCAATCTTGAACATGTATTTAAAATGATTGGGTTTGCGAATAAAGAAAATGCGAAGAGAACGTTAAAGAATAATTTTACTAAGGATGAAGACTATAAAACAGTTTTAGTCCGTACGGACGAAAACCTAAATGGTAAAGATATATATGATGAAAAAGCTGCTCATCTCAACGGAAAAGCAGGTCCTTCCATTAAGAATTTAGGTGGACGTCCTACAGAAGATATTATGTTAAATATAGATACGTTTAAGAATTTATGTATGTTAGCAAAAACAGATAAAGGTAAACAAATTAGAAAATATTATGTAAAATTGGAGAACATTTATAACGAATTAATGAAAGAAGAATTAGATGAACATAAAAGTAAACTAGAAGAAAAAGATCAATTATTGATTGAAAAAGAAACTCAATTACAAGAAAATGCTAAATTAATTAATGATTTAGAACTCAAACCAGAAACAGAAGGATTTAGTAGTAGAGTACCTGGTGAAATTTATTGCATAAGAGATACAACAAAATCCGGACATATGAAAATAGGAATAGCAGATAAAACTATAACACGAGTAGACCAATTAAATGTTGGTTCCAGTACACATTCATTAAAACTTTATACAAAATTTGAAACATTTGATAGAAATCTTGCTGAGAAATTAATTCATCATTCCTTACATCCATTTAGGATTAAAAATCGAAAAGAGTGGTTTTATTTCAGAAATGACCACGAATTAGCTTATGCTATGAATACTATCAAAAAATCATTAGAATATATAACACAATTTAATATAAAAAATGCTGTAAATTTTAAGGAATCAACTCTAAATTTAGATGTAAATGTAGAATTAATTAAACTAGAAATTACAAAAGAATTGCAAGTAGAACACCAAGGTAAAATGAAAGAACATGTTGAAAACATAAATAAAACGAATAAAAATACTATACAACAGAGTGGTGCACATACTGGTAATTTTAAAGGAGCATGTTGGGTAAAGGATAAAAATATGTGGAAGTCTCAGTTACGAAATAATCAAAAAAATTTTCATCTTGGATACTTTTCTGATGAAATAGATGCTGCAAAGGTATATAATGATTATGCTTTGTATCTAAATGAACGTGAGAATGCAAACTTTTTGTTAAATGATATAATTGGCTATAAAACAGTAGCAAGAAATGTACCGGAAGAAAACAAAAAACAAGTCCAAGAAAAAAAAAGCTCCATATATAATGGAGTAAGTTATGATTCTAGAAGAAAACATTATGTTGCTGGTATTAAACTTACTGGTAAAACTTATAATTTAGGTACAAGTCAAATTGAAATTGAATGTGCAAAAATATATAACCAACAAGCATTATATCTGAATAATCAACTTAATACAAAATATGTATTAAATGATATAGAAAATTATGTAACTGTACCAAAGGATATTCGTGCGGAATTACTTCAAAAAAAAGAGAATGAAAAATCTAGCAAATATATAGGGGTAAGTTTTAACAAAGCTAACAAATGGAATAGTTATTATATGTTGAATAGAAAAAGAGTTAATCTTGGAACATTTGACACAGAATTAGAAGCATGCGAGGCATATAATAATGCAGTGACTGAACTTAATAAAAATGGTTGTAATTATAAAGTTAATAAAATCAATTAATGCCCACTTAATTGGACAACTTCTTCGCATTTATTCAAATATTTTTCTAGATAATGAATATCCAACCAGCTACTTCCATATTTGTATTCGTCAAGAAGTAGTCTATCTACTTTATGCAAGTAATTATCAAGTTTAGATTGCTTAGTATCATCTTCTAAATTTAGTTTCTTATAGAATCTCGCGGTGTCACAGTAATCGTTATATTTTTGCTGATTCATATTGTATTATCTTATTATATTATATATTAAGATATTTTAATTCATTTTTTTTTGTTTGATTATTACAAGGTTACATGGAACGTACATTTACAGAATCAGGAATCATTTTACCAAACTTTAAAGATTTGCCAGAATCATCTGCATCTAAATTAAGTCTTGAAAAATTTGCCAAATATATGGATAAAATTTTCTTGGAAGATTTAACATCCTTGCACCCAGAATTAGGTACATGTACTCTTTATTCTCATTTTATTTCAGACTATTACATAACAATAGATTTCAATACGTTTACCTATGTTATTCCTAATCATATAATAGATAAACTAAATGAATGTAAAATTAATCGTAATATTAGATTTTATGTATTGCCTCTTATGTTAAAATTTAGCGAAGATGATTCACATGCAAATGTATTAATAGTGGATAATAAAACTAAAACTATAGAAATGTATGAACCACATGGTTCAAAGTTTTTATCAAAAGATATATTTTATGAATTAGAGTTTCATATTAAAGATTTAATTGCTCATATATTATCCAGACGATCACATTTTCGATTCAAAAATGTTCATTATAAATGTCCAATAGGTTTTCAAACAAAGCAAGCAAAACTTGACAGAAATACTGGACATTGTGTAGCATGGACGCTTTTTTTTATACATGTTAGATTGTATAATTTAGATTTGAATACAACAGAAATTATAGATATTTTTGATAAATTTGAACCAGAAAAACTCGATAGATATATACGACAGTATATAACATTGGTAGATAAAGATACAAAAGATGTTAAAAAATTTTATAAAGATTCTTATTTAAAATTCAAGCTTACACCTAAAGAACAAGAGCATGTTAAAAAACTTATAAAATATAAAGTTAAGGAATACTTTGATAATCTAGATACAAATGTTAATTCTTATAGTGGTTTGGCATTTCATGAAGTCAATACTATTTTTAAAGAATTCATAAAATACAGTCATTTTGATTTTTTTCACAATTTATACTTTAAAACAGTTGAAGATTTTTTTAAGAAGTAATATTATATTAAAATTTAATTTATTAGGTTAATATAATATGGACGAAACTAGTCAACTATTAGATACATATAATATAGAGGAGACTAATAGACTTTTAGACGAATTACTACAATCATCCAAGATAAGATATCTTAAAACATTAGAAGTTAATAATTTTTCAGATTTAATAGTTGATATAGAAGACAATATCATTTTACCTAATTTAAAACAACTTGTCCCATCTGAATCATTTGTTCTAAGAGAAGATATCTTTTCTAAATATCTTGACAAAATTGTTTTTGATGCATTCCAAAATTATGGAAATCAAATGTGTTTATTTAAATCAGTCTTTTACACTGACTACTTTGTAACTATAGACTTTGTAGACTTTATATACAAAATTCCTAATATATTATTAAGTAAAATCAACCAATGCATTGCTAATCCATCAGTTAGATTTTATGTTATACCCTTACGTCTTAATTTAACATACAAAGATGCTCATTCAAATGTCGTTATAGTTGACAATTTATATAAAACAATAGAATTTTTTGAACCACATGGTAGTGCATTTATGGGTTTTGAAGTACCTAAACCCTATAATATTGAAAACCATGTCAAGATTTTACTGTCCCGACTCTTTCCTATTAAATCACAATACTATATATATAAAAATGTTCAAAATAACTGCCCCAGAGGATTAGGTCTACAAGGTAAACAAAGTATGATTAATCCACAAAGTGGTCATTGTTTAGCTTGGAGTCTTTTATTTATACATGTGAGAATTAACAACTTATTTTTAAGTACAGAATATATCATGAATTACTTTAGTAAAAACTTTACACCTATAGATTTAGACATATATATGAGAAGATATATTGGTCTTCTTGAAGCTAGTACATACAATATTACAAAAACAATACCTAATTTTAAATACAGCTTAAATTTATCACCTCAAGAAAAACTTTTAATTTCAGAACGTGTTGCTTCCCTTACTAAACAATATTTACTAGAATTAAACAGTGATAAAGATAAAACAATTATTAATAAAATATTTGAAGAATTAATATCATATCATAAATTCCCACAGTTTAATGACATTTTCTTTAAAAATGTTAACGAGTTTATCCAAGGATTAAACTTACCTTTACACAAAAGAAAACTATCTAATACAGAAGAACAAGCAATAGGAAAAAAATTAAAACAAAAAATTTCAAGTCCTTTAGAATTATTATTCAAAGAAATAGAACCTACACCTGAATCTACAACAGAATCTGAGTCTGAATCTGGCTCTGAATCTGAATCTGAGTCTGAATCTGAATCTGAGTCTGAATCTGAGTCTACAACTGAATCACCGTCATTTGAAACTGGATACGAATCAGAAGAAGATGAAGATGAGCTTAAGGATTTATATGAACAATTTAAATAAATGGACTTACTCACGATTATTCTATAGATATTAATATTATTCTAAGATATTAATATTATTCTATGATTATTTTATATGTAATCTCTCATATAAAATGTATTTACCCAAGATTTTTAATTAATTTTTGTTAAAATATTTCAAAATTCTATAAAATGAATCGATAAAACAATGTTTATGTAAAAAAATTAAAAAAGTACTACTGAATATTTTGAGTAAAGAGGGAGGTTTTTTTTTGACTTTTTTGATTTTTCGGACCCCCAGATCAAGAATTTTTTTGACAAGTTTAAGATCAAAACTGTTTTTTATTTTTTCAAAATTTTGGGCCCGAAAAATCAAAAAAGTCAAAAAAAAACCTCCCTCTTTATTCAAGCTTTAAAACAACAAAAACATATAAAGTTCTATTTTGAATGGATAAAATGACATTTTTATGTAAAATATTTATATTTACTACTAAAATCTTGCGTAAGTTACCCAGAATATGTTAGTTATATTTTTATATATATACGAAAATGAATTGATAAAACGTGATAAACCATAAAACAAACCAACAATTTAGATATAAATATTTGCGTAAATTGAATAAAAAAAATTTATAAAGATAATATATATATTGTAAATGTTATTCAAGTGTAATTTATGTAATAATGATTTTAAGAAAAAACAGTCTTTACAAATTCATTTAAATGATAAAAGATGTAAATCACATTTATTAGAGAACTTGTATCAACTACATGAATTTATTGAGAGTTTAAGGATTGCTTCTAATAGTCAAACTATTAACCAATCAATTATAGGCGGTGACCATAATACATATATAAATGTTAAAATAGAAATAAATCCTATTACTAAATTAGATATATCTCATATTGAACCAGAAAAGATGAAAAATTTAATTGAGAAATATGATGATGACATTACACATAAAAATCCTGAAAAGTTAAACTTATTACTTACTGATTATATTAAAGATGTTATATGTGATAAAGAACACCCTGAAAATCACGCTGTTAAATATATTAAAAAGAAACCACCAACGTATAATTGTTTTATAGAAGATACAGAAGGTAATACAGTAACAGTAATTAAAGGATTAAAAGATACATGTGAAGTACTAAGTGACCCTATGTTAAATACTCTTAAAACAAAATTAAAGGAATTTTTACAAAAATATAAAGAAGATGAAGAATTTGATTATTCTTTATATGAAGATGCTATTAAACAATTAAGAAAAGAACTAAATAAAGGAGCTGTTAAAAAAGCATTAAGTTCAGTCTTACAAAATGATATACTCAATAATATTCAAATGAAGTTGAATATCAGTGCTAACAAAAGTTAATAAGATACGTTAAATTATGTTAAGTTAATTAAATTTCGGTTACACGAATAATACCTTCATCAAGTAAACGATGGTAGGTTCTACTACCAACTTTAACACGCCTTTTAGTTTCAGGATTTATAATCCAATCATCTAAAGAAGGTCTTTTTAATGTTCCTTTAATCTGTTTCAAATCATCGGCATTAATATCACTTCTACATAAAGAACATATAGTACCATTATTATTAATATGAATATCAATGCATTTAATATGAAATGAATGTTTACATGATAAATTAATAACTTTATCACATGTTTCATTTGTATCAAAACAAATATTACAATTATAGTCTTTATTAATAAATGTATCATAATCTATATCTTCACCTTTTTGTAAATAATTTTCTTTGTAGTCAATGTATTGATAATATTGTTCCAAAAGATAAATAACATTATCATAGTTAATTGTATAATCGTCTATTTCAAAACAACGTGTAAAACTAGGTCCATAAGGATATTCATCCATTAATTCTGTCAAGTCATTAAATATATCTTCTACATATACCATAAGATAATTATGAATAAATGTCGTAAATAATTCGGGTTGTGAATAGTCACGTATATATCTTAATAAACATGTTTTCCAACTTTGAAATAAAACATATTCAGTATAAGATGGGTCATCTCTACCACCAGGTTCATATGTATATGGATTATTATCAAAAAAACTATGAAAAGTTAAAAGTACAGTTTCTATACCCATAGAACTTGTCCATTTTTCATTATCACTTGGCCATGTATTTAAAATTGTACTACAACATTTACCATCTTCGTACATATTTGGGTGTATTCTAACACTATCGTAATTAACAAATGTAACTTTTGGAGGAGAATGCGGGTAATCTTCTGGTATATCAAAATTTAACCTAACAAATTTATGCCTATATACAGAATCATATGGACATTTAATAATAGTGTACACTCTATTCATATTTGCTTCATCGAATGAAATCAAGTAATCATTTTCTAATAATGGTTTTTTATTTTGTTCTAGAATCAAGGTTCTTAATTCTTTTAAAAGTCTCTTATTCATACTTATATGAATTATAATTAATTTTAAATTTCATTTTATTTTAAAAATACCATGGATATCCTCCGCGATATCCACAGCATCTTCTATATGGATACCCTCCTAACCCATATCCAAATGCTCCGTATGCTCCTAGTCCTCCATATCCCCCCAGTCCTCTATATCCTCCCATATAAGGATATATATGATTATATCCGAATCCACGGTACCCTAGTTTTTCATCACCTGGTTCACCTGGAGTGCCTTCTGACATAACAGTTGAAGGTTGGGTACAACCAGCCAAATGCACTTCTTGTGGCATTCTGTTATGTAATATGTGTGGTTTTATTTCAGTTGTCTTAGTATTTCCATGAGAAGATGACGTAAAAGACATTAATTATATTAATTGTCTATAATTAATAAAGAAAAAAAATTTCTGATTAACGTTTACTTAATTTACCTTCTTTATATAATTTATATAATTTTTCTTTTGTTGTTTTCTCTTTTTCTCTTTCTTGTTCTTTTTCTTCAATATTAGTTGGAATAAATATAATGTTATCTTTCAGTTGAACAGACCAAGTTAAATTTTTATTAGTATTTACTAACATGATATATCTTAACTCGGGGTCAACTAGTTTAAGTAAACCTCCAACTCTGAATTCTTTTGTAGTAGTATTAAAATATCTTATCCATACTTTAAATGGTTTAAGAGTTAATAGGTATCGTTTATCTTGCATCGTTTTTAAAGCTTTATAACCTTTAAGTTTTTCTTTAATTTGCTCTTTTGTCATATTGTCTTGTTTACTTCCTTCTTTTGGTTTCTTATATCCAGATTCAACTATAGATGTAAATCTATATTTACCACCACCCTCCGATGAATATCCTGATGAGACACTTTCAGTATCACTGTCATCATAGGAGTCTTCTTTTTTAATAATTCGATAACCTATAGAACTGGTTGCGATTTTTTTACTTGACATTCTTATTATATACAAGTAAATTAATTTTAAATACAAGTAAATTTAATTTAAATTTAATTTTTAATTAATTGTCGTCTAAATATAGATAATTCGTAAAATTTTTTTAATACGTTATCATAAGATAATGATGCCATATATCAATAAACTACTTGAAAATGTTAATAATATCATTCCCAAGAATCAAAAGTCTGGTGCTTTATGGTTAGGGAATTATAAATCGGCATTAGACCCTGTATTTTTAAAAGATAATGATATTTCAGTTATCATCAATTGTTCAGCTGATTTACCTTATATTTATGATATTTTAGACCCGGCTAATCATGGTTTAAATAAATTAGAAACATTTAGAATTCCAGTATATGATTCACTCTTAGATCAAGATATTTATATAATGGAACAATATTTACATACAGTTTTACCCTTTATCCTCAAAAAACTTTTAACAGAACATAAAAATATACTTATTCATTGTCATGCTGGTGCACAACGCAGTGCGATTTTAATCACTGCCACGCTGTTTGTCTTGGTAGATAATGAAATTATGCAATTTGACGAAATACCAAATAAAACTGACAAATCAAAATTGATGAAAAAGGTTATAGCATACGTTTTAGCGAAGCGCCCTAGAGCATTTAGTTATGGATTTAGAGTAAACTTTAAAAAGTCTCTTGAAACATTTTTTAATATTACATTATAGTTGCGTTTTATTTAAAGATAAACTGTTATAGACGATATACAACCCTATTAAATGACCGAAGAAATCAAAGAAGATAACAATTGTATTGTTAAAGCATTTGAAAATAATCCCATAGCAATATTACACGAAGATATTAATAGTAAAAAGATGTATTATTTTAAAGCATCTGATATAGGAAAAGCATTAGGTATAGTTAATATACGTTCAACAATCCAAAATTATGATGATGATGAGAGGGTAGTACGTAATGTCTACGACCCCTATGGTACACCTCAAGACACTATTTTTTTAAGTTCCCAAGGTGTTTACCGTTTACTTTACAATAGTAAAAAAGAATTAGCCAAGAAGTTTAGAAAATGGGCTGGAAATATTCTTGACGACATTATATTTAATGAATCAGTAGAATTAAAGAAACAACTTGAAGAGAAAGACAAATTAATTCAACAATTAGAAAATAAACCTGATACATATGGGTTTGGTAATGAATCTGGATATATTTATTTAATTAATGATACATCTACATTAGGTCATTATAAAATAGGTCTAGCACTGAAACCAGATGGAAGACTTATAAATTTAAATACGGCTTCAAGTACTTACTCTTTAAAAATTGTTTGTAGATTTGAAACTAATAACACTGAATTTTCTGAAAAAATTATTCATTTGGCATTAAAATCATTTAGAATAAAAAATCGTCGCGAATGGTTTTATATTAAAGATGATTTTGAGCTGGCTTACACTATTAAAACCATAAAAAATTGTATAACATTTTCTCAAAACTTTAATTTTAAAGATTATACTGAATTTAAAAATGCAAATATAGACTTAAATATTACTAAACAGTTAGATGAAATAAATAATGAAACTGTTTTACAACAAGAAATTAAAGAAGAAAACTCTAAAAAATGTAAACTAAATGCTCAACAAATGTCTAATAAATCGGGTAATTACAAGGGTGTATGTTGGGAGGAAACAAAACAAAAATGGAGTTGTAAATTAAAAAAAGATTATAAAACACATTTTTTAGGGTATTTTGATTCCGAATTAGATGCTGCAAAATCTTATAATGATTACGCAGTGTATATCAATCAAACAGAAGACTTAATGTATGCATTAAATGATATTGAAGATTACGTTCCTATTCCAAGAGATATTCCAATAGAAACTAAAGTAAAAATATTAGAGAATAAATCTTGTAAATTTACAGGTGTAACTTTTGTTAAATCAAAAAATCATTATCAATCTGGTATTAAACTTAATGGAAAAAGTTTACAATTAGGTTGTTTTAAGAATGAAATAGATGCTGCAAAAAGTTATAATCAACAGGCTCTATATTTTAACGAAAATAAGAATACTAACTATGTATTAAATGCTATCCCGGATTATATAACTATTCCGAATGATATTTATAGTAATAAAGTTATAACTAAAAGTAGTAAGTATTATGGTGTAACATTAAATAAACAGAATAACAAATATAAAGCCTTATTAGTTTATAATAAAAAACAAATTCATATTGGTACATATTCAAGTGAATTAGATGCAGCGGAAGCTTATAATAAAAAAGCAAATGAATTAAATGAAGAAAATAACAAGTTAATTTATCAAATTAACAAGATTAGTTAAATTAAATTGAAAAATTTATAAATAATAGTATTTATAAATTACATTATGTCTATTCAAAAATTGCTTACACTTTTAAACAAATTAGAAAAAGATGATTCTATTGTTTCATCTAATTATTTAGAAGACGATATTCCAATCGTTAATGAAATTGTAAATTTAGCAGATGAATTGTTAATTACAACTGAAGGTCAATGTAATTGGAAAAATATGTCTATTTTAGAAGTTCATAATTTTGATGTATTTCCACTTGAAGTTGATTCTTTTGGATGGTTAGTTGCTGGTATACATACGGATAAAGGTGTTATAATTTATGGATAAGATGTTTACGTTTAATGTCCTAATAAATAAATAGAACATCCAGCAAGAATTATAGCAAATGACATTATATTAACTAAAATATATATATAACAACACTTGTAGTTATATTTTTCTCTTTAAATGTTGTCACTAAGAAATAAATTCTATATATTATAACACAAAAATCCTAAATAATATTCACTATTATTATTCAAAGTCCATCTTTTTGAAAAATATATCACCAACAGTAGAAATAAAACCACCTAATCTATTGTAAATAGACTGTGAAATTTATTTATAATACTTATAAATAAAAATACTTTAATTATAATTTACACTTGAAGTTGATTCTTTTGGATGATAGATAAAACATTTAGTATTGGTCGAATCGGATCTTTTCCCATTCGCCTTTACCAGCACCTTTACTCCAAGTTGGAATAAAATCTCCTTTACACCCATCGTGATTATGACAACCATCGTGTGCTTGTAAACGACCACCTCTTGCTACTATAGAATAATCTCTATCTTTTCTCACAACATTATTTCTTAAATCATCTAATTCTGCAAGGATATCTCTATCAGAAGCGTATAGTCTTTCTTTAGCCCATAAATGTTTCGCAGCTAAACCTTTATTATAATCACCTATATTATTCTGATCGCCTAGAAGACGAAGCCAGTCATTATCTTGGCGAAGATGAGTATCACCAATACGTAGAGCGTCCCAAACTCTTACTACACGAGCTTTACCATTTTTACCACCACCTATAACATTTAATGATCCATCTACACCGCCATCATGACGTCCATAACTAATTTGTCCAGCATTAGCTTCTCTATCAAATCCTTGTCCGAATTGTATAGCTTTTGTATTCATAAGAAATACATTATCTTTTGTAAATTGATAACCCTTATCATCACCTATTTGCATAAAGACATTGTCATCACTTTGAATGTGTAATTGTCCATCGTCATAAATTTTACTACCACCATAACCCCAATCTATTGCTTTTTTACCAGCTGGTAATTTACATACGTCTCCATCAGCGCACCATAAACTAGTTCCTTTCAAGAAATTTTTACCCTGTTCTGAATCATAAGCTAGACCAGCAGCTCCTGCAGCTCCTTGTTCACCTCGGTCTCCTTTATCTCCTTTACCTCCCTTAAATTCGTTAAACACCTTTAATTTATTTATAAGGTCTAATTTTTGCGCTTCGTTGAAATCATTCCATCCAACTGAACCACTGTCACCTTTTGCCCCAGCTGGCCCTGGTTGTCCTATTGCTCCAGCTGGCCCTGTTGGTCCTGGTTGTCCTGGTTGTCCTGTTGGTCCGATTGGTCCGATTGGTCCTAGTTGTCCTTGTCCCATTATTTATATTATATATTATATAAATAAAAAAAAATTTTTAAATATATAACCATTTATCACAATTTTTAAATATATGACCACTTATCACAATTTTTAAATATATGACCACTTATCACAATTTTCTTCGCAAGATTCATGATATGTACATTTTGGAAAGTCTGTTTCCCAATGTGGTAAAATATTTTTAATTAAATAACTTAATTGATGAGTTCTTATAGAATCCGATAATCCTAATTTACCCTTCGAGTCATATATACACGAATTACCTACTCTACATTTTGTTTCAACATTATATCCTAATGACCAGCAAAGATTACCACAATGACCATGCATTATACTATCAGCATTATGTCCAAAATGATAAATTCTATTATCTTTTGAAGAATAATTAACATTAAGTAAATCTAAATAATGTTTACCTCCAGGACTATCAAATGTAATAACTTGTTTATTATATTGTAATCCTAGTAAGACGGATAAAAATCCACCTAATGAATGACCAGTAAAATACACATTTGAGTTATCAAAATCTATTACCTTTTTAATATTTTCTATAATAATAGGCAACATTGTTATATAATTCTTATCAATACTGGTTGAATTTTCATAACATGATTTTTTACAATCATATTTAGAGGTAGAATCATCAGTACAATAATTATTAAAAAGTTTACTTTCCTTATAATAACAACAACTAAAAAATAAGTTGTCGTTAAATTTATCATTTGTTACAGTAGAATTAAGCATACTCAAGAACATTGGAATAAAACTAATACTTGTTCCTTTAATAGCTACAATGTTGTGTGTTTTATTTTCATCAGAAAATAAATACCCTTTGATATCATTTGGACCAACAGATATATCACTTGTTAAATTATAATCTACTTTATCCCATTTCGAGTCATTTGTATCCATATATGCATCATAACTCATTAACATCATGTTTTTAATTGTATTATAATTTATTGGTATATCGTAATTGATATTCTTGGTTATTTGATTAGGAAAATCCAATTCAAATATAGGTCCCTGATGATGTTGCAATGAGGTATAGGGGCGTTTTAATAAAAATGATGACGTAAATATATTCTGTAAAAAAAGTGAAACCCTCATATTAGACTTGAATAATTTCTTGTTTTTAAACTACATTTGATTTAAACGACATTAGATTTAAACGACATTAGATTTAAACGACATTAGATTTAAACGACATTAGATTTAAGGCGAATTTTAAACGATATTGGTTATGATACTAGGTAATTTTTTACTGTATTGTTTCAAAACCTTTTTAATATCCATCTTTTTATAGGAAATAAATTCGAATTGATTACCTCCAATATATTTTATAATCCATCCATCTGAAGCTGCTTTAAGAATGCAAAAGAATTTATATACAAAATTTAAAATAATTCTTCTATGATTCATTCTAATATATACGAATGATAATTATTTACTAGTTTTTTATTTAATAACGCGTTTAAAATACGTAAAAATGACATTAAAAAATGTTGTAAAATGTTAGTACAGTTTAAACATAACTCATAATTAAACTCATTATGAGAAAAAAAAAAGAACACGATAAGGATATTAATCCTAATCAGAAACGTAAATCGTCTCAACATAAATCAACAAAAAATCAAAATTCTATTCTTAAACTACATGAGGACAAAATGAATGAATTTAATATAGTATCAAAAGAAAAAGTTATTAAAGAATTAAATAGTTCACTGCAAAAGAATATAGAAGATATTGATTTTTTGAAAAAAGATTTTGCATTAAAAAGAATAAATAAAAAAGGTATGTCTGATTTAGAATCAGATATCCCATCTAAAATATCACGTTTAGAAGATGCTAATAAGACGATATCTGAAGAAATTCACTATATTAAATCTGGTAGAAAAGAAACAGATTACATATTAAGGACATGTAATCTAGTTAATGATTATATATTATTAGAAGATAGAGAAAGAGATTTAATGATGAAAGAGTATGATACTAGTATAGAGCAGGAATTATACGATTTAAATCAACAAAAGAATGATATAATAGATGACTATATGAAAGTAATTGACCCTAATTATACATCTTTTAGAAAAATGGCATGTAATAGAAAGGATATATATTGCGAGGTATGTGACAGTAGATTAATTCCGTCAAGTGGGTTTGCAGTATGTTATGATTGTGGTTTAAGTAAGCCTACAGTACAACAAGCTGAAGAACTTGGATATAAGGAACTACAAGAATTAGATTATAGACCACAATTTACTTACCAAAAAGAGACACATTTAGAAGACTGGTTGAGACGTTTTCAAGCTAAAGAGAACAAGGAGATTCCACAAGGAATTTTGGACAAGGTGGTTATGGAGGCTCATAAACAGAGAGTTAAAGATTTAAGTACACTAACTGAATTACAAGTTAAGAAATACTTGAAAAAGTTGGAGTTGAATGATTATTATGATAATGTCATTTCTATTATTAATAGAATAAATAAAAGACCACCATTTATATTGACACAAGAAGTTGAATCCAAGGTAAAAGAAATGTTTCAACAAATCCAAGCACCCTTTGAAAAATATAAAGACCCTAGTAGAAAAAATATGTTGTCTTACTCATATTTATTACATCACTTTTTCCTTATTCTTGGCTTACCACAATTTAGTAAATACTTTTTCTTATTAAAAAGTCCTGAAAAGTTAAGACAACAAGACCAAACATTTAAAAAGATAGTAGAAGAGTTAGCTAAAACAGACCCTAAAACACCATGGAAATTTTATCCTAGTATATAATGGTAGATGGTTAATATATATAAAATGGTTATTATATATATTAGATTGACTTTTATTCATCAAATTCAAAATTATCCAATACATTATCGATAGATGTTTTAGCATTATTAGCTAAAAGTCTTAGAGTTTCAATTTCATCACTATATTTTCTAATATCTTCTGATAATTGTAATTGGTGTTTAATAACTTCATTTTCGTAATAAAATCCACTGACATTTTTGTCAATATTCATTGATAGAGATTCTAAATCTTTAATATGTTTTGTTAATTGATTGTTAATATCTAGTACATGATTAATATAACTACTTGTTTGACTAGATATATTTGTAGATAATTCTCCCTGTAATCCTAATAGAAATTTATGCAAGTCAGTTCGCAAGGATATATCCTTTTCATTATAGTTTGATTTCATATCAATTTGAAGTTGAACAAGGATGCTTGTTAAATTTTGAGTAAGGTTAGTGAATAAATTAAATAAATCAGTCTTATTAGTATTTGTATGTGTTTCACAACATTTTTGTAATGCTTCTAATAATTCACTTCTATTTCTATTATATACCTCTTCAATAACTATCTTGAGTTTTAATTCCAAATTTTCTAGACATAATAAATCACTAGAACTATCAGAATCAGAATCATGTTCATGTGCAATATTTTTATTAATACTATCTAATAATGAATTTTTAATATCTAAAAGTTTAGAATCTAAATATTCCTGTAAATCTGTATAGATTTTATTTTCACGTTTACGACAATCACAACATCCATCCATAAATGTAATAGATTCAAACTTATTATCTAATGTATCAATTTTATTTTCTAAATTATTAATCTTATTTAATAATTCTACGAGTTGACCGTTTTTCTTAAATAAAGACATTTGACTATATAAGTTTATGTATTAAAAATAAATTATAAAACTAACGTAATTATTTTTTTTGCGTTAAAGTTAAGTAATTATTTTAAAAGATAGTTGTATATAAATGTCTAAAGGAAAAGGAAAAGCTATAGATTATTTAACAGAAGACGCACCTATTCCAAGCCAAAAATATGCTTTGATTAGTATTGTGGGTCCTCATATGAGACAAAAATGTGATGTTTGGGGTCTTAAGATTCGTGGTGTTGCTGATTCACTTGATAATGCCAAAGCATTAACTAAGCGTATTATGAAGTTAGATAAGGATTATGATATTTACACAGTTGATATTGGAAAGTTTTTCCCATTAGCAGTTGAACCATATGATGTAGCAGATGTTGAATACGAGAACAACCAATTAAATGACCTTATTAAGAGTTATCTTGAAAACAAAGAAAAGGCTAATGAACATTGGCATCATCGTAAGCAAGAAATGATGAAAGAGGCTATTCGCGAAGGTAAGGAAGAAGGTCAACGTGAATTAGCAGGTAAAAAGGAACATCCAATTGCTGTTTTACAAAGAATCAAAAGTTTTGAAGATAAAATTAAGGAGGAATCAGAACAATTAGATAGTTTAAAAGACGATTTGCGACTTTCACAGGAAAAATACGAGTCTTATACACAAGAAGAACGTGAATTAGCTGATGCGGAATTAAGAAAGGCTATTGAAACTAATGTAGAGGTTAAAGTAGCAGAGGAAAGTTCATTAACTATTGAAGAAATTAGAAATGAAATCATGCAAGAATCCGGAATCCAAGGTGAAGTAACAGAAGTAGATAGTGATAGTGATAATATTCAAGATACACTATTTAAATTAAAGGCTCTTGAAGATGAAATTGGGGAAATTGAGTCAACTTTATCATCTCTAAATAGAGAAACATCTCCTTCTGTTTTCAGTACATTAAACAATAAATTAACTTATTTAAAAGGAGACCATAAATCTTTAAAGGAGCGTTTAAATGAAGCTAATGCTGTAAATTCTTATATCAATAATAATTATGCAGATGGTAAGCATGACACTTTGTTTGAATAGATTCACTGCTACTCTTAATTTTTAAATATATATTACTAAATTTTAGAAACTTTATTTTATTGTCAAATACTATATTAAATGAGTGACAATAAAATAAATACATCTGATTCTATACACATTGCATCTCGTTATGTTTTACAAGGTTTAGCTATCGCATTAGCTGCTTATTATATACCTCTTATGTATAAAACTAGTTTGAGAAAGCCAACTTTTCAAGAAATATTTTTAATATCAATTACAGCGGCATTTACTATGTTTTTACTAGACCAATTTATTGAACCCGCTGGATATGGTGCTAAATTAGGTGCTGGTTTTACAATTGGTCAAAAATTAGTAACGATGATTTAAATTAAGCTTTCATAATTAAACGTTTAATATGATAAGAATTATTTTTAAAACTAGTTTTATGAACAGGCATTTCATATAATTTATATAAATCTAAATTTACATAAATAGAGTTCATTTCGTCATCTGATATACGTCTATACGCCCTTCTATATAATACATGGTCAATAGAGGACCTATCGTATTCTTCACGTGAATAAGTGATATAAACTCTATTTTTGTTCAAATCAAACTGTATGTTTTTACTCATCTGTATACTAAAGGTACAAAATAAAAAATATTAATTCTAAATCCGAATAAAAATTAAATCAGTTTTTATTCGTGTTTATTTAATTTTCGTGCTTATTTATTTTAAATTATAAAATGGATTTTGATTTAATTGATTTTTAACTAAACCGCCATCTATACGGTTATTTTCAACCTCACCGTATTTATGATATATTGCTTGTTGAGAACCAATAACTTCCTTTGATGGAATAACATTTAGGAAATTAATATTTTCAACTCTATCTTTAGACCTTTCCTTAAGTAACATATTTGGTGTAGATTTAATTTCACCAACTGACCCTGTTCCACCAGAAATAGAACCCAGAGTTGATTTACGTCCACTAGGTCTAGCACCCTTTAATAATTTTTCCTTCTTTTCGGTTATTTCTGCATTGTGATATTGTGTTCTATTTTCAGCATTTGATGTATGACGTTTACCAGTTCCACGATAATTTTGTACATGTACAGCATTTCTTACTTTTTCTGGATTTTCAAATGTAGAACGAACCATATTAGTCTTATTTGATGCATTAGCACCACCTGAATATGAATTATCAGATGTCATTTCTTTATTTGTTGTTTTTGCTCTATATTTAGCTACGTTATAACCAACTTGATCTTTTTTATTAGCTTGTCCCTTATAATTTGTATAAATAAGACTCTCCTTATTAGTTGTCTTTAAGGAATAATCAGTCATTCCTGTATTATCATTCTTATTAATAAATCTTCTAATATTACCAGAATTATCACGTTTTTCAAGTAAAGTCTCCTTAATTGTTGATTTAGCTTGGTCTTGTAAAGCTACATGTTGACCTGAATTACTTTGGTTAACATTTAATGATTGATATTCTTTTGTTGTATCTCTCTCTAATTCAGGTAAATTATAACTTCCCTTACCATAATCATTTACAGTTGGGATTTGACTACCCATATTTCTTTCTGTATCAGAACGTAATTGATTACGCTTAGGTGCTTGGAAAGCAGAAGAAAAATCTAATTCATCTGTATTGTCAACACCCCTTAATCTAGGTCCTGATGCTAATGATTCTTTAGCAACCTTTGCACCATAATATTCAATATTTTGGTCTTGACGAGATGTTAAAGTTAAATTTTCATAATTATCTGTAGAACGATTAGCAATAACTGCACCTGTACTTGTAAATAGTCTTTCTGGACCTAAAGTATAATGTGTATCTGGTCTATTTTTAACTACAGGCATACTTGCTGCTCTAACAGAACCCATTTGACCGGCTTTAGTTCTACCCTCATAACTAACTTGTTGTTTATTAGCTACACGTAATTGATCGATAGATGGATTAAAATTTTTACTTAAAGGATTAGTAGTTGTACCTGCAATTGGTGCAGAAATACGTTCTTCATAGAATGGTTTTTCACCTTGTCGAAACGCTGAAGGAATAAATCTTGATTTATCTATATTATCAGTTAATAACGGTGTTCCTGTAATATCTTGTTTAACTACATCAAATTGTGGTGCTACTTCTTGTTTATGAATAAATGTAGAAGTATTACCTGTAAAATTATCTAATGTAGAAACGTTTGTAAATGTCTCAATATTTTGTTTTACATTACTTCCAAAGAAAGGAACCATATTAGAATGGTCACGTTGAATTGTTTGACCAGTTAGTAAACTAACACTCTCATTTGTAAGTGGCCCTCCACCAAAATTAGAAAATACTTGCTGACTATCAGATGGAGTAAGCGTAGATGGATTAAACATGGGTCGGTCTTGAATTTTTCGTGTTTGAACTTTAAACATATCATTACGTCTATTGTCATCATCTATCTTTGCCAAGTTTTCAGATGATGGGTCCTTAAATTTAATATTTAAAATTGTATCGTTACCTATAGAACTATACGAATTATAAATAGGAGGTAATATACCACTGACTGATGGTTCTTCAGCATCTTTATAATTTTGTAAAGAACGATGTAGGACTTCGTTATTAGATGCCGCGACTTTATCTGAATTATAAATGTTTAAAGAGTTTGGTTTTTCAAGTTCTGACATCTTGGTAATTTCGGGGTCCTTTTGAGTTAAATTTCGAACATTTTCTTGGGCACGGGGGGTCTTATCTTGAAGATAATAACCTGCCGCGGTTATTAATCCAACTAATGCTATTGTTTCCATAATTATAATATTACAATATAAAAAATATTTTAATTTGTCTTAATTTAATTAATAAATATACCTTTTTTTTATACTTTCTTTATACTTTTTTTATAGAGTAATATTAGAAGTATGAAGAAATGTTCATATACTAAATATGGCGCTGGTGAAACTATCCCTACATCTGACCAAGATAAACTCGACACAAATTTAATAGAATATTTACAAATGGATACACTCCGATTAGAACCCATAAAGGAATTACTTGAAAAGGGAGCTAATCCAAATATTAAACATCCATATGTTTATCCATTTACTACAATTACAAATATGCTTAATCTTAAAAATGGTAAGGAAGTTTTAGAATTACTTTTAAAATACGGATTAGATCCTAATTTACAAGATACTCATAGTACAAGAGACTCCTTATTACATTTTGCAGTTAAATTAAATTTATTTGATATTGTTCAATTACTTGTTACATACCATGCTAAAGTTAATCGTGGTAATAAGACTGATGAAACACCCCTTATATACGCTATTAAAAAAAAGAATGTTAAAATAACAGAATATCTTTTACAACATGGCGCTGACCCAAACAGTATATACGATTCAGGAATTACATCCTTACATCTAGCGGCTGTCAATAATTTACAAGATATAGTTGAAATATTATTAAAGTTTGGGGCTAACCCAAATATTATGGATAAGAACAATCACACTCCATTAACATATGCTATTATTAAAAAACATACAGATATGATTCAAATGCTCTTACCAAAATGTGACATTGATACTCTAGAAAATGGTATAGAACATGCTGCTGCTAATAGAGATTTAAATATTCTAAAGATATTAATACAAGATGATTTGTTTCATGATTTATATGATAACGAAGAAGTGCTACTTAGAATAGGTTCTTCTATTATAGAAAACTTTTTACAAACACTTAGCGATATAGATATAGAAATTATAACATGGTTAATATCATATATTGGGTCGGGTATATTTCGTATGGTTCTTGAAAATCAACAATACATCTTAACTGAGTTAATGTATATTTATTCATCAGATGTTAACAAAATAGAGTTTTTAATAGAATTAGGAGCTAGTGCTGGTGCAGTTAATCCACAAACAGGAAATACATCATTAATTGTAAGTGCCAAGAATACTTATACTAATATAGATGTAGTTAAATGTTTAGTAAATCATGTAAAAGATAAACCCAAGTTTATAAATAAAGAAAATCGCGAAGGAGAAACAGCTCTTATTTTATTTGCAAATTCATCAGACAACATAATCAAATATTTAATTGAAAATGGAGGTGATATAAATTATAAAAATAAACTAGGAGAAACATTTTTTATGCATGCTTGCAAATCATCATTTGATATCTCTTATTTAATTACCAAAGGCGCATATATTAATAATCAATCAAAGAGTGGAGAAACAGCTTTAATGTGGGCTATTAAAGATGAAAATGATACAAAGGTAAAAATTTTATTAGATAATAATGCTAATATTTTATTAGAAACAAGAGACAATAATGCTTTAGATATAGCTATAGAAATCGACAATTCTATCATTTTAAGAGTATTAAGTGAATATATACTTGTTAATAATATAGATATAAATCCAAAATATAACAAAATTATAGCTAAATATACAACAGAAAATAGATTAAAATGGAAAGATGCATGTAAAATTAAAGACACACAAGACATAGATAAATATAAAGAAGTATTTAAAATAGAGTCAGATGATGAACAAGATATATGTAGTAAATTAGATGAAAAAGAACAACAATTTATGGATACTAAAAATAAAGTTATAAATCAATGTATAAACTCTGAAGATTTAGATGGTAATGACATAGAAGATATATACCCTGAAAATTTTTATTCATATGAACAAAATGGTGTAACATATTGTGAAGATATACGTACTTTATTTAAATTATTAAAGTCATTTAAGAAAAGACAACCACCAAAACCTTTAGAAAATCCTTATACTGGAAAAGTGCTACCTGATACCATTATTCAAGATATAGAAGACAAGTATAAATTATATAATATTATTTCTACTGGAAAACCAATCGAGGAAAAGATAATTACACCTACAACACCAAGACCAAAAGATATACTAATAACTCAATTGTCATTCTTTTACAATATTATGAAAAATTTATCATCTAAAGATATTTTTTTATCATCTCCAAAATCCCAAATAGATTTATTCTTACAAGACCTGTTATCATTATCAATTAATAGCAACAGTTTATTCTCGATATCGGATTTAGAAAAATTAAAAAGTGACGATTTAGATAAATACAAATACCAATTGATTCAATTACTATTAGCAAAAGTTATTAGCGATAAATACAAATACACAGAAGGCGAAACTATAGTTTATCCAACTAGAGAAGCCATTCAAAATACATGGAACAAAATTTTTAAATAAATTTAAGGGCCCGAAGGCCCTAAAGTTTATTTTTTAATTAAGTTTTTTGATTTTTAATTTACAATACTTATCTTCATCACTTACAAGAGTGACATTGCATTTTCTTTACTTAATACAGGACCTGGCAAAGCTGCTCTGTACTTAAGAAAATGTTTATCGTCAGTTTGCTCCACGTACACTTCAATGTCTTCATCGTCATAAAATTTATATGAATGTGCTGTCAAGAATGATGATACTTCTTTGATCTCATCTTTAAGTAATAAAATATTATCACGATGATTTGCTCCAAAGCTAACATAATATAAGCCTTTTCTAACTTTGCCAATAAAGAACCCCCCACGATCACTTTCGCTTACACCCTTAATTCTCCCACTGGTTTCACGTTCAAATAAGCGATTCATCTTCATTTCACATTCACTAATAATTTTCATTGTCATTGTTTACAAATTTTCTAGTTTTTATTTAAAATTCAATTTTTTCTGATGGGATTTGCTGAGCTACGGAACAAAATTTAAATAAATTTAAGGACCCGAAGGCCCTATTTTTTTTTGATTTTTTAATTTTAAAGTTTTTTTGGATTTTAAAGTTTTTGATATTTAATTAGTCCACCCAATCAATGTCTTGATAATATTCTTATCAAGGGAATTAACCTTTTTAGTCACTTCTTCAAGTGTGATAATAGTTCCTTGCTTCTTATATTGACCATGTAGTTGTTTCAATGTTCTATACAACTTATGAGTCTCTTCAACAGTAATACTATGCTTAATATGACTCTGATAATACAAGTTATGAACTTCCTTATATAACTTGGTCATACAATGCTTAATCATTGCAAAAGTCATTTTACATTCAGGATAATTAGCCTCTAGGATTTGAAGTTTATCTGAGTCTTCAAGAAGTTCTAGATAACGCATTCTAATCAAGGGCACATTACCCCGAACTTCCTTAATTTGAGTATAATGATTAAAGTCATATTGGTACAACTTCCATGAATTATTAGATGTATCCAGAAACTTCAAAATAACACCTCGCTTGTCTGGCAAATAATAATCATCAAGTGGATAATGAATAACAGATGATGTATCAATATTCTTTGTTCTACGAATACAACGCTTTGGGTCTTCATTGTAAAAGTAATTTGTAAAATCTTCTTGCTTTGTTTCATTATTAATACGTCCAATATAAATCAGATTATTGAATTTGTGATTAACAACAATACGATTCTCCTTATGAATAAGAATAAACATATATGTATTTGTTTTATCTAGATTTTCTACATTATAATTTGATGTATTGAAAATTTCCCAAAACATATCATTAAATGTCTTTTCTGAACTCCAATAACTTTTACGCGCATCAATGCATCGAGTAGTTGCTGTATACCACGTGTCATTATAATTATAAAGACGAATAACAGTACCATCTTCACAATATTCCATTCTAAAACGTGAATGCATTGACTTCAAATCCTCAATTTGATTGACTTGAGAACTATCCTTATTAATATTAACAAACTTATTTTGAGACATGCAAACAACCTTATTTGTTTCCTTTTCAAGAATAAGTCCATTACACTCTAGTTGCAACGGAGACAATTCAGAAGTATCACGTTGAGCTACAAGTAGATACAGATTATTAAGAGGTTCTTCATTCGATTCACGAACTTGGATACCTGACTCCACTGCAATCTCCTTAATTTTATCAAAAGACTCTGCAGTGTTGATTAAATTTTCAATGTTATTAATTGAAATAAAAGTAGTAAGCTTGTTTGAGTTAATTTGAGACATGATGAGTTGATTTAAGATGTTATATTTATCGCAAATATAACATTTTTTTCATTTTTTTTTTAGTAAAAATTTTATATATACTAATATATAAGATGGAAATCCAAACACTAATTTGGATAGGTCTTATTATAATCGCGCTTTATTTCTTTTGGAATAGAAAAGAGCAATTTACCAAAACATGTAATACACGAATTTGTAACTCTAAAATGAAAGATTTTATTGACAATTCATGGTCATTCAATAATTCATCAGAACAATTTAAAGAATGTAGTGAATGTAAAAGCCTATGGTTTAGGTCATCGGAATTTAAAACTAGTGAAGACGGAAATATATGGGAGAAACATACAAATGCAAAAAGTGCTTATAACGACATCAAACTTTAAAATGTAATAAATCTTTAAAATGTAATAAATCTTTAAAATGTAATAAATCTTTAAAATGTAATAAATCTTTAAAATGTAATAAATCTATCAATACTATTATTTGTTACTACAACAGATGAATTAATACGATTTTTAACTTCTTCTAATTTCTTATCATCTAATGTATTTGTTTGTGGCATATATTGTTGCTTACCAAATAAATTCTTATTAACTTTCTTGAGATTCTGTAAATCTACTTCTTCTACATAATCTCTAGATACATACATAGGATATTCAATCATCTTATATACCTTTCTTTCTTTTGTAGCATTTCTAAATTCGTCTATACTTAATTCACCACCAAACATTTTTAATACACATCGTGGTGGTGCTTTTGTTAATGGTTCATCTATAAAAGATGCCAATGATTTAATATACTCATCCTTGTATTGTAAATTATCTTTAAACAATGCTTCAATTCGATAGTCATTATATAACATCTTTATGTAATCATCTTTCATATCTACGGTATATCCACCAGTTAATTGTTTATATAAATAAGTAACCATTGATTTCGTTTTAACACTCATATCACTATTTGCTAACATACATGCAAAACTACAAAATACACCTTTTACACGAAACTTTTTAAGTTTTGTATTATAATCAGTTGGTAAACCCACAGGAATAGAATCAAACTTATGACAACACCACCAGCAAGATACATCAGTTTTATCTATCCAGTTATCTGTTTCAATAAATTGTGATAACACAGAATATACACCTTGCTTTTTAATATCAGCCTCAGATGCTTGAGAAACAATGGTCTTAGTAGCTTTAACTTGTTGATTGACATTATTTAATAATTTGGATAAGAGATTATCATCGTTATGTAAATTTTCAAGGTTTTTAATTAATTGGTCATCTTGTTTTAAACGATGTTGTAATCGTTTTTCGTATAATTCCGTTATATCTACTTTTTCATCATTTTCAATATATTCACAAAGAATATCGTCGTCGTTTTTTTCATTTGTAAATGATTTCGGAATATCTGTTTCTGAATCGTCATCATCGTCATCGTCGTTATCGTCGTCTTCATTTTCATCGTCATCATCAACTTGGTCTTGTCCTTCGTCGTCACTTTCAAATGACCTTTTACCGGTTTCTAAGCTTGATAATTTAGTACCAAATATAGTATCTTCTTTATTATATTCGCTTTTTAAAACATCATAGGTAATGGTTTTCGTGAGTGAATCTTCATCATCTTTAATATCCAAGTGCAAGATAGATTTATCATTATCATAAATAATAGTAGTTAATGGAATCTTTTTTCTAATGGTTGAACTAAAAAACTTTAATGCCGCCTTTCTTCCACGTTTCTTTTTCTGTTTAACTTCTTCCTCTACCTTTTCCTTCTTCTTTCTTCCACGTTTCTTTTTTTCTTGTGGTACAACCTCAACATCAGTAGGTAATTCAATTGGATTTTTACGTGGTCTTCCTTTCTTTTTCTTGACCGAAATATTAACATTTTCAACAACTAATTCGATATTTTCTGTCATTGTATCTATATCACTTATTATTCAGAAATGTAATTCAATTATTTATAATTTTATAAATCAATTATTATTTACAAAAACTTTTTTTAAATATTAATATTAAATAATGTCAAACGATACTTGCCCAAGTTTACTAGATACCTTAGGTTTTCTCAAATTTCCCGAAATTCCTAATATTAATATTGATAATACAGTTCAACCTAAATTAGATGAACTTAATGCTTTAATTCAACCCTCTTCTGAAATGCAATCAGACTCTGTAAACTCCGAAGAATTTACAGTACCTGAATCTGAAAGCGAACCAGTAAGTGAAGATTTAGAACAAGTATCTAGTGGTGTTTTAAATTCAGAATCTGAACCAGTTGATGTCGCCCTTCTACCTACTGAAACTCCAAGTGAAGTAGAATCTGAAGCAGAAACAAGTGAAGCAGAAACAAGTGAACCAGAAACAAGTGAACCAGAAACAAGTGAACCAGAAACAAGTGAACCAGAAGAATCTGAACCAGAAACAAGTGAACCGGAAGAATCTCAACCAGAAACAAGTGAAGTTGTAGATGTTGCACTTTTACCTACTGAAGCTCCAAGTGAAGTAGAATCTGAACCTGAAACAAGTGAAGCTCCAAGTGAACCTGAAGCTACAAGTGAAGAGGAAGAATCTGAACCTGAAACAAGTGAAGCTCCAAGTGAACCAGAAGCTACAAGTGAAGAAGAATCTGAACCTGAAACAAGTGAACCAGAAGCTACAAGTGAAGAAGAATCTGAACCTGTAGATATTGCACTACTTCCTACTGAAGAAGTAACAAGCGAAACTCCAAGCGAAGAAAATAGTAGTGAGGAGCTTAAGACATCTGACTTACTAAAAACAGAGATACCTAATAAACAAGCTGGACAAGGTCGAAGACGTAAGTCAAGAAAGTCAAGAAAGTCAAGAAAGTCTAAGACATCTGCACCTAAACGCAAGTCAAGAAAGTCTAAGACATCTGCGCCTAAACGCAAGTCAAGAAAGTCTAAGACATCTGCGCCTAAACGCAAGTCAAGAAAGTCTAAGACATCTGCGCCTAAACGCAAGTCAAGAAAGTCTAAGACATCTGCACCTAAACGCAAGTCAAGAAAGTCTAAGACATCTGCACCTAAACGCAAGTCAAGAAAGTCAAGAAAGTCAAGAAAGTCAAGAAAGTCTAAGAAGTCTGCAAAGTCATCTGTTAAACGTAAGTCTAGAAAGGCTTAAACTTACAAACAAACTTATTAACTATATTAACAAATATAGTTAATTAAAATTAAACATCTGTATGACAAAACAGATGACGTGTACCGGAACTAATATGTGTTTTTTCCATTTGTTCTACAAATTCTCCAACGATATGACCATCTTCATTTGAATAATAAACCTTTCTTATACCGAGCTTGGATAGTTTTTCAATACATTGAGTACACGGCCTTGAGTTGCGTAAAGCGAGATTTTTATTGATTCGTATAACGAGAATATCCATACCACGAACCTTTTTTTTGGGAAGTCGTTCGAAAACTGTAATTTCAGCATGCATCGTCTTATAATAAATTTGGTCATTTATTTTGATTTCTTTTATAAATTTATTTGCACCAGACGAATAAATTGTATCACCTGATATCAATGCAGCAGCATGTTTATAATAAACAATTGACTCAATAGCTATCTTTTTCAACAATCGTATAGGTTCTTCGAACTTGTGATTATACATATTATTATTATTATTGTTGTCAACTATCTCCATATAGTTCTTTAATAATGTGTAAATTATAATAAATTTCATTTTTTTTCAGATGTTGACATATGTTTCCTTCAGTTCCAAATTAAATCCAGCATTATCTTTTTCCCATATATTTTTAATATCTAAAACAACAGTACTATATGAACATCCAACTCGTGGTACTGTAAATTTCTCTTCTGTATTGTTAAATAAACTTGTAATATGGTATTTTCCATTTGTATTAGGTAAAAAACATTTAATATAAAAATAATCGCCTTTCTCATAATAAAAAGGTGATACATTATCTATAGGATTGTATGCTTGTTTCTTATATATAGTTACTAAAGATTTGTTGATATATTTTAACATGGTGTACAAGTTTAAATTATCGTATTTATTAAAAGAGAATGACATGTTTTTTTTAAATGGGTCAACCCATGTAATTTTTGGATTATGTAATTTAATACCTATTGTCGGAGTGAAGAAATAATTTTTACCTGAGCCTCCTCTTTGATGTTTTTCAATTAATTTTAATGTATCTGTTGAAATTAAATCATTCATAACTTCACTGTTGAGAATGAATCTTCCAGACATTACTATTAATAAGAAATAAATTTTATTCTGAATTTGTACTTGTTTTTGTTCTACAACAAAATCTACAACTAGGACATTTTGTACTTTGTTTTGTCAACCATTCCTTTATACATGTATCATGATAAATATGATTACACTGTAACTGAATTAATGAGTTATTATCTAATTCTTCCTTTTGCAAGTCTTCTAAACAAATATTACATTGCTTATTTTCTATTAACGTGTCATCTGTAACTACATCTAAATTATCAAATTCATCTGCAGATAATGTAACCTTGACATCTTCAAAATCATTTAGATTTTCTGTTATAAACTCATTGAAATTAGTAAATAATGATTCAAATATTGAATCTGTGAAATGATTTGTTAATTGTAAATCTAATGAATTCCAAATAGGTGATTGAATGGTTTCGTATCCCGTATTATATCTTTGTATATATGGACTATTACTACTCGTTTCATCATCACTAAAACTTAAATGTGCAAGTATAGGTGCACGTGGAGGTTGAGGTAGAGGAGATATAATATGATTGTGCTGACTCTGTGTACGTGACATATTACGTGCTTGTATACGAGGTGAGCGTCGTACACGTTGATGTCCTAAAATATTTCTTTGTTCGTCTGGATACAGTTCTATAGTTCTGCGTAAAAGATATGCGTTATTAATTATACTTTGATTGAGACGAAATTCAGGTGTATTTTCATACTCTGTATTAAAAGGTACATCATTTACTTCCTCAACAAATCTTTCGAATAAATCATTTATATCGTCGTCCCAATCCATGTTATGAAGAAAATCTCTTATATAATTCATATACCTTATTATTAGGTAATGAGAAAAAATTTTCAATTATTACTTAATTGAAAAATTAAACATCAGTTCTTTTAAATCTTTTATTTATATTGTCTTCATTAACATAATCTGGAGATGTTAATAATCTATTATCTAATGCAGCTTGGACTAAAGACTGATCACCATACATGTTTTGAAATTGCAAAATCATTTTCTTATCATGTTCAATCTTTAATTTCAAATCTAATTCCTGTTTTTCCAATAACATTTGTTCTTGTGATTTAAAATTTTGTTTTCCATAATTACTTGGATTCATATCCATATTTCTATGTTGCATTTGTAATTCAATTTGACGTTGAGATTCTTGTTTAGTTAAAGGTTTAACTTTTTTTGATGTTTGTGATTCAAAATCATCGGGTAGTGCTACTTTTTCATTTGGATTCTTAGCAGCTTCAAATGATTTTTTATAATCAGAATAAGTAGCATCATAATAACCAGCACCGCTTTGACCATATGTATCACCAACTATCATTAAACCATTATAACTACTAACACTTGCAGCACTTCCTAAATCTCCACCATTGTATCCATTAAACCCATCTGTTGATGTATGATAAACGCCGACATCCATATTACTATTCCCGTGTTGTTGTTGCTGATATTCAAATAATTTATTAAAATCATTACTGTTAAATTGTTTTGTATCAAATAGTTGATATGGCTTATACTTGAAATTATCATATTCTTTGGTATCTTTTAATCTAGGATCAGTGTCGTAACCAAAGTCATTTGGTGATTTTATATGTAAATTATCAAATTCCTCATTAAACATGTCTAATTCATTTGAATTATCAATCTTTTTAGGTTTTAATTTTGTAGTATTTGCAACTTCAATATGTTCTCTTTTTTTACTGTGATTAACTGAACGTTTTTTATTAATAATATATTCGTAAGATTCAACAAGTACTTTAAAATGTAAATGAGCTTGGTTAATTTTCTCTTGGTCTTTTGTTTTTATCTTATCTGGATGCCACATTTTAGCCTTTTTTCTAAAAGCTTTAGTTATAAAATCTTCATTATCATCCGGAACCACATCTAACATAAAATATGGATTGAAGCTTTCTCCATTTATTATTATTTTATCCATCTTTAGTATTACATCTTAAAAATGTTACAAAAATTAAACGAAATTATATATATCTTATAATTTAGTTTATATATGTTTATTATGTCTTATGTTAAGTTTATGTTTTATCTATAGATAAGTATTTAATATATACTTTGTCATATTTTCTTTAAAATTCTCGTGTAATAATTCATGAGAAATATTTAATTCTTTTCTACATGACAATGCTGTTTCATCTTGGTTTTCGATGTAAACTAATTCTTTCTTTAAAATATTACCATATATCAAGAAATCCAAGTCTTTATATGTAATATTTATATCACTTAAAGCATGAAATAAACGTTGTGTAATATCATCTAAAGACATATGAAGAACATCTTTAGTAAAATATTTATACAATGTAATAATATTATTACGTTTACAGTCATTTTGTCTCCAAACTAAATAATTAAGAGTTTCGTATTCCTTATCAAATTCAGCATATTTAGCATGAATAGTAAAATCAAAATCAAGATCAATTTTCATAAATTCTTGTGTAAATAATCTCGTCACATAACTAGACATAGTAGTAAGTGTTTTATTAATATTTCCATTATAAAGGTCTGGATAATCTGATGTATTGTAAAATACCATATGAATTTCATCATTAAATGTATAAATCATATATGGGTTAAATCTATTATAACAACTCTTAGATACACTTAATAGAATGTCATTATAATTCTTAAGTTGAGTGATTTTTTCTGTAACAGAATTATATGGAAAATTCAAGTATTCGAGAATATCCTTTGACTTTAAAGAAATAACATATGGCTTATATCCTGAAAAATTATTGTTATTGTGTTTATTCAAAAGTGATTGCATTCGTGATTTGAGAGATACAGGGGTGTCGTTATTCATAATAGTTCTCTTAAGATATGATAATAATTCCTCCATTTTGTATTATTAATAATAAATATAATTTCATTTTGTTTTTACCACACTGTTTTAATTCTATTTAAAAATAATTTTACATGTATTATATAAATAATATGGATTCTTGCGGATATAATTCTTGGAGCGAAATTTATTTTACACAGCTTTTTACAACACTTGGTCAATTATCAGCCGTACTAATTAGTGGAACAGTTGCAGTTCCCGTAGTTAGTTATTATTCAAAAGGTTTAATGAAATATTTCAAGACCGAATAAATTATTCCTTCTTTTTAGGAGTTCTTGGTTTTCTTACTTTTTTAGGTTTAGTTTCACTTACTTTATCGCCATCGCCAGTTTTATCACTTTTTTCTGTTTCTAACTGATTATCTCTTGTAGAAAAGAGGTCATCAATTATCTCTTTGCCGTTTATTTCACTGAATTTAATCATATTAAATAGTAAATTTTTTAATTTTTAAATTAAACTTAAAAAATTCAGTTTTAATTAATTTGTAATACCTTTTTACGAACTCTTTTAGGTTTTTCATCGATTTCTTTGACTTCTTTAACTTCTTTAACTTCTTTAACTTCTTCTTCTTTAATTTCAACGTCTTCGACTTTATTTTTTACAGAAAATTGTTGTAAAATAATATCTCGATCTCCTTTACTAAAATCGTATTTCTTATATTCAACTTGTTGTTTAAGAAGACTATTATCCTTTATGAAATCTAAAAATGGTCCTTCTGCATATTCTTTACTTTGCTGAATCAATTTACGACCAACAGCTGTTACAATACTACCTAATTCTTTCAAAATTAAATTGCCCTGACCTCTTCCCAAAAACCCATAAGTTGAATTTAATGATACTTTAATAGCTAATTGTGTAGAGTTAAGAATATCTTCCAACAATTTATCACCATTCTCATAAGCTTTTGCCATTTCACGTTTTACCTTTTTACGTTCTGCATAAAGTTCTTCCAATAATGCTGGTAAAACACCTTGATTAATTTTAACTTTTTCACCATTAATCTCTTCGGTATGTGGCTGAACAACTACATAGTTATAACTGACATCTTTCTTTTGAAATTTTTCAGAGTCGTCACGACTAGTTTTAATTGGGTCATGTACACGACAATAATATACAATTTTATCCAATGAAGTACTATCAAATAAATCTATACTTTGATTAAATGCTGATAGTTCTTTTTCTTTTGTTCTAATTTTAGTCTTCATTTTCTTTTGTTCCTTGATATCATCCAATGATTCGCATTCTATTTCTAAATTTTCAATATCTCTTTTTAAATGTTCTAATTCTTGTCTTTTAGATACCTCAAAATATGCTTGTTTACCACACATATTACCCTTATTCTTACCACTTTTGCCAATACCTTCACATATATGTTTTAAAGTATATTCAATTTTATCATCCCATTTAAGTCTCTCATATCTAATTTTTGACCCGTTAACTTCTTCTTCAAAAATCCCTTCTTCTTCCGATTTTGGCATATATTCTGAATGTCTAACAAATGATGAATAACATAAGTTACGACTAATCATAATAGTAGGATACAAACTTGCAAAATCTAATACCGCAATATTCTCATTATACATACCTGGAGTTGCATCTAAAACTGTTGCTCCTGTAAAACTTGTATCTACAAGGTCATCTCCATTTGACAATGATACATTTTTATGTTCTATACCTTTAAAATTACATTTCGATGTAAACAATTCAGGTTCTTGTAATTCTGTATTACTAAGTACTATAAATGTAGTCTCATCTACAATCTCTGAAATTTTACCATTAATTGTTACTAATTTACCATATGAATTTTTATTTCTACCACAGTTAATTTGTACATACTCTCCAATATGCTCTAAGTCAAGTGAATGTTCTTCTTTTGTTTTAACTATAATTGGATAACTGTCTTCATTAAAATTCGTATGTGGTACCAAGAAATCCATTTGACGTGCCTTACGCAATAATTGAGAAAACACCTTAATTGTCTGACCTCTTGTAGTTAAAAACCCAATAGGTACAAAAGTAACATTTGCCAACTGAATAATTGTAATTAAAACAAGTTGTTTATCAACCAACTTTTGTAATAGTTCTGTATCTTGAATACAATACTCACCAATAATTCTAATCTTTTCAGGTGTTCCATCATCATAATATTGAAAGATTTGTTTGGCACTTACATCATTCTTACCTTCCTTTAAAATCTCATTTGCAATATAATCAAGTTTGTAACTTGGATATTTCTTCATACCACGTTTATAATGAATCAACAAGTCATAATTCAACCGACCTGGAATATAAAATCTAACAAAATCTGAATCACCATATGCACTTGAACTAAATGTTTCTTTCTTTTGAACTGTAGGGACATTTAAAAGTCTACTTAATTTTGATAATACATAACCATCTAAACCATATAATTTTGCACGTTCGTAAAGGTATCTACAATCGAAAGTATCACCGTTATATGTATACATAATATCTGGGTCCATTTCACAAATTAAATCTGCCCATCTTTTAATCAAATCCTTTTCCGTCTTGCATTCTTCAACTACAACGTTCTCTTCCTTTATAGCTTCGCATTTTTTCAATGTCAACAAATGTTTAACCAATGTAGATGATTCTTTATAATATTTATATGTTGTAGCTATTTGATAAATAACATTAGGATATTCATTACCTACTTTTTTCGATGGGTCTGGAAACGTTCTATCATATGAATATGTTTCAATATCCCAACTTGCCTGTAAAAAATTAGCAATATCTTTTTTGTCTTTGAGCGATACTACGTCTTTCCAATGTATCGAAACTTCAATTTGACTAGATGCAGAATCTTGTGATATTTCAATTTTATTTCTTGGTAATTTAATCCATCCGGCCATCAAAATATCTTTAATATGACAAAATCTCATAAATGGTTCAAAATTACTCTCATATAATTTATATTTCATTGCTTTACTATTAATACCGGGAACAATGACTGGATTTTTAAATATATATTTACTCTTATTCATGGCTGTATAATTATTAAATACTAATCTGAGAAATCTATACTTTCTTCCATTTCTAAAACCATACAAATCTTTCTTTTCAATAATACTACATTTATCTTTTAATAAACAATCAGCAAATGATACAAATTCACCATTTACTTTAGCTTTTGATAATTGATAACTATTTTTTAAAAAATCAACAAATGTATTTAACTGTACTTTATTAAAACGGTCAGGTACTTTTATATAATAAAATGGCGTAAAACTATGAATCTTACAAGTAATAGAGATACCCTCCGTTGTAACACCAAAACACCTCATAGTATATCTATCTAAACACTTTTCTAAATCACCTGAATTACTATCACATGAATCATCATCAATAACTCCAGACTCATCTTGTGTATGCCATTCAATAATTTGAAATTCTAAATCATCTGTTTTCGATATGGTGTTTTTAATATACTTGTTTTTATAATATCGTTCCATCACTTGTAATCTTATTAACTTATTCTATTATTTCATTTTTTAATTAACACCGCAAAAATTTATAAATTTTGTTATAAATTTTGTGAATAAATTTGGTGTGTGTATAAATTTTGTGTATAAATTTTGTGTATAAATTCGTGTTAAACTTAAATTGCTTATGCAATTCTTGTTATAGACACTGTCGATGAAATTGGTATTTCTCCAGCAATAGCGGGTGTAAAAGAAACTACTACGTTATTAGCAGAATTTCCAGCAACTTGTACTGCTAAAATGTTACCGGTTGTTATTGGAAGTAGAATGAAATTACTCCATATTTGATTAATAGATGCCGATTGAATATTTTCTGTAGTTGCACTTCCCGGAATTTCCAATCCATTTAAAACTATTCTTACTGCTCCTACACGTGCACCACCTACAGCTGCCATAACAACTGAATATGATAGTCTATATGTTCCCGTTTGGTTACATAGAAAACTACCACTTGTATCATATACCCACCCATTAATCTCTGGTACTGTATTGTAAACAACATTTTGAAATAAATTAGCCGCTGTAATGGTTTCCGTATTCGTTTTGGCTGCAAATATATAATTAGCATCCGAAACTATAGTACCGGCTGGACCAATAGGTCCTTGTGTACCAGTTAACCCAATTGGTCCAGTTAAACCTATTGGACCTATTGTACCTGTTAATCCAGTTGGACCGATAGGACCTTGTATTCCTTGTGGACCAATAGCTCCTTGTATTCCCTGTGGACCAATAGGTCCCGGTATTCCTTGTGCTCCATCAGGACCAGTAGGACCTTGTATTCCTTGTGATCCATCTTGACCTTGTATTCCTTGTGGACCAATAGGCCCCGCTATACCCTGTGCTCCATCAGGTCCAGTAGGACCTTGTATTCCTGGTGGTCCCACGAGACCTTGTATTCCTTGTGGTCCTATAGGACCTTGTATTCCTTGTAGTCCAATAGGTCCTTGCGGACCGATAGGTCCTTGTAGACCAGTTAAACCTATAGGACCCATTGTTCCTTGGGGTCCTTGTGGCCCTGGAGGGCCTATATATGCGCAATAACATCTTATACTATTACAATTATTACAAGTCATTAAATATATATATGAATATATATATGTATTACACAATAAAAAAGAAAATACATAAAAAAAGAAAAAAATTCAAATTTCAGAATTAAACAGGTATGCTAGCTAATTTAAAAATTGTAACAGTAGCTGTAATCTGCGGAGATGCGCTACCAGAACCAGTTAGACCATTAAGAGTAATTGATGGAGCAAATGATGTATGATTTTTAACTTGTAAACTTGCAGCAAATCCAGTAGGTGATAAATTAGTAGGGGTTATGAGGTCATCATCTGTTAATAGAACAATAACTGCTGCCTTATTTTGTGAGGAACCAGTTGGTGACCCAATTGTTGTCCCAGGCAAAACTACATTATTCTTAAAAATAGTGAATTGACAAGGTTCTTGATGATATAAACAATAATGTATATGATAATATCCACTCTCCCATATATATACTTCTGATTCTCCAAGAGTATGTCCAGCATTACCAAATGCAACTTGGTTAGTATCAAATATTACAGCCTGTTCAGCAACTAATGTCTGATCACTTTCACTATCAACGTGTATAAATGTTTGTGCAAATACAGGACCTTGTGGTCCAACAGGACCTTGAGGACCTTCTGGGCCGGTTAACCCAATTGGACCTTCAGGACCTTGAGGACCTTCTGGACCGGTTAAACCAATTGGACCTTCAGGACCAACAGGACCAATAGGACCTTCAGGACCGGTTAAACCAATTGGGCCTTGAGTACCAACAGGACCTTCGGGACCTTGAGGACCTTCAGGACCAGTTAAACCGATTGGGCCTTGAGTACCAACAGGACCAACAGGACCTTCAGGACCAGTTAAACCGATTGGACCTTGAGTACCAATTGGTCCCTGGGGACCTTGAGGACCTTGAGGCCCAGGAGGACCACGTAATCCAGGAGGACCAGGAGGACCAGGTGGACCTCTAGGACCCCAGGGGCCAGGTGGACCAGGTGGACCAGGAGGACCGGGTGGACCACGTATTCCAGAACATCCCTGTGGACCACGAGGACCAGGAGGACCAGGAGGACCTGGTGGACCCGGGGGTCCTTCTTTACAACAATCCGAGTCTTCATATGGGTATTCATGTTCAGGTTGTTCAGGGTATTCAGGTTGTTCAGGGTATTCGGGTTGTTCAGGTTGTTCGTTTTGTTTATCTTCAGCTGGCTTATTTTCTCTTTGTGACATAATTAAATATATATAATGATATATATATTTGTACTCAACAAAATAAATTATCAAAAAAAACACACAAAAATATTTATTTAATTTTATTAAAAGTTAATTTATATTTTTATATGTATTTATCATAAATTTATTTTTCATGATAATTAATATATTTTATATATATAATGAAGATTCCGTATGATGTTTTATATCACATATATTTTATGATAGATGATTACCCGACACTATTAAATTTTAATGTATTAGACAAGACATTTTATTATAATTATATTAGAAGATATAATAAATCTTATAAACATAGATTTTCGGTATTGTTCAAAGATGTATTTTCATTTTTATCCTTATTACCAAATTTAAAACCAAGGGATGATGATATTCAAATTTTTATGTGTATTCAAAGTATGTGTATTGAACCAGTATTAAAACCATTAATTTCCAATGATATTATATTTATGTATAGGCTTTATAAATCAGCTATTTTCGAAGAATCTACTGTAAAATTAGGTATTAATTTAGCAGCTGATTTAACAAACATGATTTTAATCCAAGGACCAAATCATATTGATAGAAATTCACAAATTATTTTTAATAAAAATAAAGTAAAGATTATATTACCTAAAGATAATAGAATTTTAGAACTTAGTGTCGCATTAAATTTTTTATATTTACGTAGACAATTTCAAATGTTTGATAATTTTAACCAACTGTTAAATTAATTTGTTCGAACCATACCTTTACATTTATAGGGAAATTATCATCATCATATACATATTCAAAAATTGTATTGTAACCTAAACTTTGCATATATTTGTTTAGATTTTCGTATTGTTCTTGTGTAATATTTCGCAAGTTTGTTGTTTCTCCATAAAGAGTTTTCATACCATTAAAAAAGATATTGATTAGTATATCGTCTATTTTAACGTTTGCATTATCCGGGTTTGATGTATCTAGACGTAAGTTATATGTACTAGGTGGTTTAGGAGATTCAGTAAAAATTACGTCAAAAATTTGAAAAGCGTCTTGTTCAGTAGTCATTTTAAATATAAAATAAGTTATATTTAAATAAGTTCCCATTTTATTGGCCTATTTTTATTTTTACTTTTATTTATTTCATTAAATATATTTGAACCTATGAATGGTTTATCTGTTTTATAACAACTCAAAGGACTAGGGTGACTAGAACATAGTAATTTATGTTGAGATAAATTAAGATTAGAATATCTATTTAAAGCAAAATTTCCCCATGAGACAAAAATTATATTATTACATTTTTCGTTTATAATATCAATAATATGGGTTATAAACTTTCTCCATATATATTCGTGACTATTTGGTGTTTTTTGTGTTACTGTTAAACTAGCATTTAATAAAAACACACCTTGCTTCACCCAATCACTCAAGTCCCCGTGACTAGGTTTAATGTTAGCTTCTTTGAATATATTTCTTAAACTTGGTGGAATTTTTACATTTTGATTAACAGAGAATGCAATTCCATTTGCTTGAAATTTACATGAATGATAAGGGTCTTGACCTAGTATAACAACTTTAATATCTTCTAAATTGCAAAGATGAAAAATTTTGAAAATATCATTTTGATTAAAAGGATAAAATTCCGAATTATTATTTTTATCTTTTTCTATATTTAAATATTTTGTTACATCATCTAAAATAGATAAATCAATATGTTCTCTCCAAGTTTGTGGAAATAATTCTTTTAAATCAATGTCTTTTGTGTAGTTCATTTAAAATATTATTAAAATATAAAACTCGATATAAAACTCAATTTAATTTTAAAATTTTTTTTATATACTTATTATATATTAAGTATGGCTATAGATAGAGATGGATGTGATGCTAATGCACCTAACTGTATTCAAGTAAAAGAGAATTGGAATAACTGTGTTGCATGGAATGAAACAGGCTCAGGTAAACACGATGATTGGTGCAGAAATGACAAAGGACAAAATTGGTCTCATATAGGTCAAGATGGAGCTGGGTGTTCTAAAGGATTTGGTAAGGGTGTATGTGGAAAATACATGTATAGAGGCCCTAATTGTGATGACTCGAATTCTGATGAAATCTGGGATAGTGCATGTAACGGAAATAGGAAAATTTTTCCTAATTTAGATTCAAAACGTAAAGAATATTGTAATAGTAATAATGCTAGAGCTCGTGATGGCAAATGTACTGAATGGTGCAATGCAAATGGTGGTCAATGTGGATTAAGAGATAGACTCATTAAATGTGGAAAGTATAGCATTTCTGATAATGATTGTAATGATAATAAGATTAATCAACTTGAAGGTAAATGTATAAGCATGGGTTTTATTGACCAAACTAACAAAACCTCTATTGGAACTGCTCAATGTAATCAAGGTAGTATTGATTCATTTTTAAAAGAATGTAAAACTTTTATTCCTACATATATTTCATCTGAATCTGGGTGTACATCTTCAGGTTTAGTAGATGCTAAAACTAGAAAGCTTGCAGCAGAAAATGCTGAAAAAAGTAGATTACAGGCTGAAAAAGATGCTGAAGCTGGGCGTAAAAGACAACAAGAAGATACTGATAGATTACTAGCTGCTCAAAAGGCGTCTGATAAAAAAAGAGAAGAAGAATTGCAAAAAGTGTCACAAGAACAAATTGAAGCGCGTAAAGCTGCTCAATTACAGATGGAACAAACTTTATTAAGTGTAGTTGATCCAGATGCGATACCAGATAATCTTAAAAGTAAGGTCCCACCCAAATCTGATAATAATACAATGTATATAATTATAGCGATTATTGTGTTTTTACTTATTAGTTCATCATCCGTCGCATCATTTTTTTTAACACAAGGTGGGGAATAACTTATTAATAAGATTCAAGTCTCTGTCTCTGTCTACAATATGGACAATGATATGCTCCGTATCTACATCTATTATAATAAGGACAGTTCATGTGATGTTCTTCTTTAGAATTAAACATCATACCAAAAAATAATATTATTAATAAAAAAAATGCCAAGTAGTTTAACATTTTATATTTACAAATAAAATAATTTTAGAAATCATCCAAATCACTAAGTAAACATTCATCATCTGCTTGGTGTTCAATTATTTTGACTTCTTCTTTATGTTTTTGTAATTTAGCAATATCGTCTAAGTACAGCTTATTTAGAAATTTCTTTTTTTCATTTTCTGTCATATCCAAGTAAGACATCTTTAGTTTATTATTCTCCCAAAATGTTATAGTTTTATTAATAAATATTAATAAATATTCAAGAATATCATCTATATATTGTTGTTCAACTGGTACATCTGTGACTCTTATTTTAGAATTATATTTTTCTACTAATTTTGAATTCTTAAACCCTGTTAATAAAAGATATAATTGAATTTGTGTTTTCTCATATTCTCGTAATGAATTAAAGAATCCCTTGGTTCTATTTTTAACTTCTACAACATAATTGTTTTCAGGATTATCCAAATCTGTAAAAATACCGTCCATCTTACCGCCAATAAACCAAGTATATTTTTCTGTTTTAATAATTTTATATTTATAATATTTTTGACTTGTGTCTAACGTTATATTATAATTGTTTTCAAATATCTTAATAGCCGAATCTTCCTTTAATGTTCCATGGGTCTTATTAATAAGAGATTCTGTTTGTTTTAACAATTCATCTTTTTGTTCTTTTTTAATTTTACCTTGCTTTTCTAATTTATCAATGGCTTCATTTGTAATTTTACGTTTATCTTGTGTTTCTTTAGATGAACTAGAAATAGTTTGAATAATATCCTTACCTAAATCTTTTTCAATCTTTTCAGATTGTGTTAATGAAATACTATTAACTTTACTTGTTAAATTATCTATATCATTTGTAACTTTTATAGATTTAGTTTCGACTTCTTTGATAAGTTTAGAATATTGTCGTTTTGTAATTTTTTTATCCTCTAAATTTTGTTCTATAATTCTTTTCTCATTATCAAGTAAAATCAAGTCTGTTTTTCTAGTACTAATAAGATTATTATATTCATCTAAACATAGTTTATATTCTGGGTCATACTTTTTCCATAATCGTTCAAATGGAGTTATATAATCCCATTTGTTTTGACCTACAAAAGATGCTATTTCACTTATATTTAAAAAAATTGCTGTTTTATTATCTGTAGATGACATAACTTATTTATTAAATGACACTTATTTAAATCAATTATTTTTAACGTCAATAAAGTTTTTAAGTCCAAAATTAGCATTTATTTTATTGATAAAATGTAGCTTATTTATAAATGAGTAAATATAATGTCAAAATAAAATCAACTCCTAATAATATTGAAAATATACACTCCACCGCCGCCGATGTTTGTCCAACATGTCACCAACGTTCTATAGTATCTATAATGCAAGGGCCTCAAGGTATTCAAGGTATCCAAGGCGTTCAAGGTATTCCAGGTCCTATGGGGACAGCAGGGCCTAAAGGAGAAAAAGGAGACTTGGGTCCACAAGGACATAAAGGAGACCAAGGTTTACCAGGACCTCAAGGTGACCAAGGACCTCCTGGACCCACTAAAGGAATAAAAGGAGACCCAGGGCCTATTGGACCAAAAGGTCCTCAGGGTTTGAGAGGACCAGAAGGACAGAGAGGTCCGCAGGGAGCATATGGACCAAGAGGATTACCAGGTGCGCGTGGTTCACCTGGGGTGCAAGGTGTACAAGGTCTTCGAGGTAAAGGATTACCTAATGACATGCATCTTGCAGTTCTTAATAACGAATTACATATCAAGTATTTGAATAATACTATAATCGTTACACAAGATGGGTTTATTATGTTACCTAATTTTAACATAACAAAAGAAAAAGCAATTCAAAAAGGCAAAAATATATTGTATGTAGACGCAGAACGTAACCTGAAATTAACGTGACAAAAAAGTGTAAAAAGTGTAAAAAGTTTAAAAAGTTTAAGAATTAAGAATTGTTTATTGTTCCAATACAATAGATTATCTTTCCTTTTATACGTGAAGTCCAGTTTATTTTTAAAGAAGTTCCATCTTTTTTAATGTATCTATTTGTACTTGATACTACTTTTACTTCTTGAATATTATCCATACTCTGAAGTGTTGGAGCTATATCTTCTGGATGTATAAAATCTAATAACATTTTATTATACATTTGTTGTTTAGTATAACCAAGGGTATCTAGAAAAGTAGAGTTTATCTTTTTAAAACAACCTTTCATATCAACTATACATAAAAAGGATGGATTTGCATCAAAGAAATGTTTGTATCTAATACTTCTTCTGTTTTCGTAAGAACTATTGTCATCACCGCCACCACTAAATATACTATATCCATCACTCATAGTTGCACTAAAACTAATACTGGCAGTCTCAGTTGATTCTTCGTGTTGTATAATAGAATATTCGCTAGTGAGTTCATTGAGAATATTACAATCTATAATTGATTTATCAAGATTATCAAGTTTAAATTTATAAATTTCTGATGATACATCACAGTGAAATCCGACAAAATAACCTACTGAATTAATATTAATTGGAATAATTGTAACTAAATTAATAAATTTATCTTTGTTTTTTCTGAAATTATAAGTTATAAATTGACATTCTTCTTTGTTAGAAAGTTTTTTTTTAACGTTGAAGAGTAATTGATTATCACATTCTTGTCTTACACTACCTCTTTTAACTTCTCCGTTTGGAGACTGTAAAAATCTAGAATTTTTACCTCTAATTTCGGATAATGAATAACCAGTTAACTTTTCAAAAGAACGATTAGTATAAACAATAGGTTGGTCTTTTGCCGTTGTACAGATAGTAAATGCAGTAGATTCATCAACCTGTCCTATATTATATACAGGGTTTGGTCTATTCATAACTCTATATAAGATGTCAATTGGGTTAATTTCGGAACTGGAATATAATCCTGAGAAAGATACAGGTGTCTTTCTATTTAATTCTAAAATTGCATTTTCGTCATATTTAACTACATCTTGGTCTTCCATCTTGTATCCAAAACAATTTGCTAATAATTTTATGTTAGTTCCAGGTGCTATAGTATTTATAGAAGTATGAGTATGACCATTAATACATGCAATTAGTTTAGGATGTAAATAAATTTCTCGAATATGATTTGTATCTTTATTATCTAAATAAGCGCCACCGTTCGCGCACATATGAGTTGCATAATGAGTTAATATAATAGATTCCATATCTTCTCTAAAAAGTTCATTTATGATATAATATTTTGATTGTGAGAATAGTTCAGATTGATATTCAAATGTTAATAATGTATTTTCTTCCATAAAAATATTTTTAAAATTATTTGCACCCGGTCCCCTATTAGACCATAATGTAGCACCTATAATTTTGACATAGTCTTTTTTGTTGGCTAATGTGTCAAGAGTAAGATGAACTGTTTCATTATATATGTTATAATATACATAAGAATTGTTTAAAAAATAAACATTGTGAGGAAAATCCTTTGCATAATCTAATTTTTGTTGCATCGTTTCTATTTTTTTATGACGTCCTCTTAGTATAGAGTAATATTCATGATTACCGTATACTAAAAATACATTTTTATAAATTTCAGAACATTTTTTTAAAAATTTATTAAATAAAAATGTTCCTGGGTGCCCTATATCCCCCACTAAGCAAAGATTGTTTGCCGTTTTTTTAATGTTTGGTATAGCAGTTAAATATTCTAAATGAATGTCTGATATATATTGGAACATATTAAATAGAAAATTAAGTATAAATTTCTTAAAATATATACTTGATAAAATTTGTTCATTTTTTTTTTATAATTAGAATTACTGAAGAGGAGGACAAGGTGGGCATGGAGGAGGACATGGAGGAGGACATGGTGGTGGGTAAGGGTAACATGGATTGTATCTATGATGTTTAGACTGAATTTTACTAACAAGACTTTCAGTTGTAGCTGCAGAGAGTTGGTCACGTAGACGTTGCATTTCAATATCGCGAGCTACTTTTTGTGTTTCAAAGTTACTTTTTGTAACTTCTTCTTTAAGTTCGCAGCAACATTCTGCCATTTCAGCTGCGGTTTCAGCATTTAATTTAACAGCCTCGTATTGAACTTGGGCGTTATTATTAACGGCTTGTAGTTCCAAAGTACTTTCAACACTTGCAAGTGCCTCTTTTGTTTTAAAAACACTTGTAGATGCTTGTAATTCGATATTAGTAGCGTTATTATTTTCATTAATAATGACATCTTTGCCAGAATTAATTACGGCATAATGTTGGTCTTGTAACTGTTTTCTATTTTCTAATGCGATTGATTGTTGAGCGGTTTCAATGTCATTAGTATTCACTTGAATTAGATTTGATAATTCATTATTACTTACAAGAGTTGTTCTTACATTTTCGCCTCCTGTTCGTTCAACTGCAGCTGCAATAGCAGTTCCATTTTGATTAACTGAGTCAATAAGTTGGTCTGCATTTCGTTCGACAGCGTCGCGATTAGCGATTTGAGAGCGATAAATGTTATCTTTAATGTTAAGACCAAGACGTTCATTATTAGCCATATTAGCTAAATTAGTGCCATCTTGTGTTTGAAGTATAGCAGCAGTATCAGCGCATTGTACCGCAGCACCGTCTGACGCTACTTTATTTATAGTATCTAAAACTTGTAATTGGGAGATTGTATTTGAAGTATCCATTATTAAAAAAAAAAGAGGTTTTCTTTTTTAATATCTAAAAACAAAAAAAATTTTTGAATAAATGTTTTTTTTGTTTAAAATAATTTTGAATAAATGTTTTTTAAAATAAAATAAAATTTAATTTTAATGATGATGAGAAGAACTTCCTAAACGATTAATAAGATTTTCTGTATTAATAGCTGCAAGAGCATCTCTGACTCTGTTATTCTCAATTTCTTGAATAACGTGCTGGGTAGTTTGGGCAGAGTTTTGAACAATTTGTTTGAGTTCACAACAACACTCTGCTAATTGTGCGGAAATGGTGTTTTTATTTTTAAGAGCTTCTAATTGAACTTGTGCGACATTTTGAGCAGCTTGAATTTCTAATCTAGTTTTTACAGCAGCAATATCTAATTCACCTTTACCAGCATTTGTTGAAGCTTGGAGTAAGATTTTACCAGTATTTTTATTCTCATTAATAAGAATATCTTTACTAGATGTAATGACCTCGATGTGATTTTCTGAGAGTTGTTTTCTAGTTTCACCAGCAATTGCTTGTTGAGCAGTCTTAATTTCTCCAGCATTATGGGTAATCATAGTACTCAATTGATTTGTACTTCGTTCAGTAGCATTAACACTAGCTGCACCAGTACGTTCAACTGCTAAAGCAATATTGGTAGAATTTCTTTCAACGGCATCTCGTGCCCAATCGGCATTTCGTTCGACAGCATCGCGAGTAGCAATTTGAGAACGATAAACATTATCGTTAATGTTAAGCCCAAGACGTTCGTTATTAGCCATATTAGCTAAATTAGTACCATCTTGTGCTTGAAGAATAGCAGTAGTATCAACACATTGTGCTGCTGCTGCATCTCTTGCTGCTTGACCAACAGCGCCTAAAACATGTAAATTTGAAACATTATTTGAAGTATCCATTATTAAAAAAAAAAGAGGTTTTCTTTTTTAATATCTAAAAACAAAAAAAATTTTTGAATAACATTTTTTTTTTGAAATTAAAATTGTTTTAATGTATTTTAAATTTTGTATTTTAAATTTTGTATTTTAAATTTTGTATTTTAAATTTAGTTTATTTATAAAAAATTTCCAACAGTGTGATGGTGGTGATGGTGACCGTGTCTATTTATTAAATTTACTGTGTTTGCATATGCGAGTGCTTCTTTTAATCTGGCTGTTTCATTTGTATTTATAGCTGCCAAGATAGTACTTTCTGAATCTGCAATGTTTTTATTTGTATTGCAGAATCCTTCTGAAATATGAGCATTTGTTTGACAATTGTTTCTTTCTGCTTGAAGTGCTAACTCGTTAGTTTTTTGAACTGTAAGTAATTCTAATGCACATTTAGAATCTGCGATATCTTTTTGTATTTGATTTTTACTATCTGAGATTTGAAGTGCTAATGCACTAGTAGAACCCATAAGTTGAACCTGAATATCTTTAGCGCGTGTAGCATTTGCAGCGTCATTTTGTGCAGCCTGTAAAGCTTGTTGATTTGCTATTAATTGAGCATTTGTATTAATGCTACCTACTCCTCGTTCAAATGAACTGGATAATAACCCGTAATTTCGTTCGGTAGCAACTAAATTAGCGCAACCATGTCTTTCAGTAGACATTAAATTGTGTAATCCGATATTGTAAGTTGCAGCCCAATTTTTATCACCGTTTCGTTCGGTTGCTGCAATATTAGCTAAGCCAAAATTTTGTACTTCATTTCCAACTGCTAAGCCAAATCGTTCTGTAGTAGCAATATTTGCTAATCCAGCGCCACCCCAGAGACCGTCATAGCCTAAGCCGTAACCTAAACCTGGGTATCCTACACCTGGGTAGCCTAAACCACCTAATCCTACTCCTAAAGCTGGGTCTACTAGACCGTTGTATCCTAAACCGTATCCTAAATAAGCCATTGTATTATATTAAAAAAAAAAGAGGTATTCTTTTTTAATATCTAGAAATATAAAAATTTTTTTGAATTTTTGAGTTAATTTTTTAAAAGTAAATCAAAACACTTATTGATTCAAGTTCCATTAAATTTTTTCATCATTAATTCCATATTAGCATTTGCTAAGGCATCCTTCATTCTATTATTTTCCAATTCTCGTATAAGTTGTTGTGTTGCATGATTTGTAGCTGTCATCATTTCTTTTAAATCACAACAACACTCCATCATTTGAGAAGACAAGACTTTAATATTATTTAAAGCTTCCAAATGTAATTGCGATATAACTTCAGCAATTTGTAATTCTATATGATGTTTAATATCACTTACACATAATTCTACCTTACCTATATTTTCTGATGCTTGTATAGATAATTTTTCAGTTACTTTGCACAATTCTAATTGTATATCTTTATTTGATGATACAATAACACTTTGAGTTTCGCTTATTATTTGTTTTATATCACTATTACCTTTTTCTTGTGATAAGAGAATATCGGTAGATATCTTGTTTACTGAATTTTCAATTGTACCTACCGTTTTATCAATTGATGATATTATATCACCTTTAGACCGTTCTATTGAAACACTATTTTCACTTCCATTTCTTTCAACTGCCGCTAAAATTTCTGAACCATTACGATTAGATGCATCATTGGCCACAATACCTGCTCTTTCAATCGCATCTCTATTAGATAGGAAAAAGGACTGGCTTGTCGCCATATTAGCTAAATTATTACTATTTTGCGAATCTATAATTGCAGCCACGTCTACAGATTCTTTATTAGGGGTTATTTCATACTCTACCGATGACATATTAAAGAATTATATTTATTCCTTAATATAAACTATAGAAAAAATTTTTATTTAAAAAGACTCGCCCATGAACTAATTTTTCTTTTTGGTTGTGGTGATTCTGACTGTGGTGATTCTGGCTGTGGTGATTTTGGTTGTGGACTAGGTGTGTATACTATTTTTATTTCTTTGTCAATTATTTGAGGTGTTGTCTTTTGAGGTGTCTTTTGTTTAGATACTTTTAATTTAAATTTATCAAAGTGTTTAAGCAATTCTGGATGAGCATATGTTGAAAATGAAATATTTTCAATAGAATCTGATATATTTAAACTATTAAACTTTCTCATTAAACTATCTTCTGATTGCGGAAATCCATCACATACTTCACATGACCCAAAACCACCATCTATGTAAATATATTTATTTTTGTAGCTATAAATCACAAATAAAGACCCTTGCCAATCTTCTTCACACCAATAAAAAACCATTTTAACGGGTTCTTTAAAAAGTTTTTTATGAAAACTTCTTGAACCATAAATTTTTTCAACATCTTTTACTGTTAAATAATGTCTTTTAATTTCTAATAAAAATGGATTTAATGAAAGAAGTGACGTGTCTTTCGTGTCTTTAGTCGGAGGTGGAGGTGTAGGGGGTTTGAATGAATCTTCGCGTAAATTCTCTTTTAACATTTCAGCAAAGCTTTTTTTAAACATGACTAGTTATTATTTTACTATAGTTATTCATAAAAAAGTTTAATTTTAAACCTGGCTTCGTAAATTAAACTCATAAATTAATTAAATCTCGACTCGTAAATCTAGTAAATACATTAAATACTTAAAATAGCATCTTTATTATACTTAACAACATTATGATTCTCACCTTTATAACCATAACAATTTGATAATAATTTTACATTCGTATTTGGAATAACTGTATCGATCTGAACATGCGTGTGTCCATTTATACACGCAATTAAATTTGGAAACCTAGATAACTCGTTGATATCAGTCACATAACCACTTGACATTAAATTTCCTAAATAAGGTCCATTACAAATAGAATTAACGCCGTGATGTGTTAAAAGAATAGTTTGAAATGGGTCTATTTCAAGTTCCTGTAAAATATATTCCTTATTTCGTCTAAAAAAACTTCTGGTATCATCTGGAAGCAAGTTTTGTTTTTTACCAGTATAAATATAATTATAATCATTCATCTCAGACGCTACCCTATCTGAAATATTTGACCACAATGTCGAGCCAATAATTTTAATATAATCATTAAAATGGTCTTCTCTTTCTAATAATTTTTTAACAGTATTATCATATTTATTAAGAAGAACATGGTCATTATTAAGAAAATATACATTTTCCTTAAATTTTAAAGCTTCTCTCTCAATTTCTTCCATTGTTTTAATATTATTTGGTTGACAATAATATTCATGATTACCAAAAATAACAAATACATTTACCCAATTTCTTGCACAATAGTCGAGGAACTCGTGATAAATATCCGAATAAGCATATCCAATATCTCCTAATAAAAATAAATTCTCACATCCTTCTATCCTTTCAAATTTAATACTATTTAAATTCTTATAATGTTCAAGGTGTAAATCTGAAATATATTGAAACTTGACCATCTTAACTCTATTACCTTTAATAAATTTATTACTTTTAATAAATTCATTTTTTAAATAATGTTTGTCATTTTATGTAGGAAATGTTTTAGTACATTTTATTTAGTCGTCTTCTTTCATCTTAAAATCACTTGGTTTTAATTTTGCACCCCCGTATTCAACCAACTTTTCATTTGTATAATTAATAATGTCATCTAATGCTTCTTCATTATCACTTAATACACATTTAAAGAATCCTAAAAGAGGTTTTGCCATTTGTTCCAAATAACACTTTCTATTATATTTAAGATTATGTTCAGTAGCATACTTTGGGTCCTCTCCTAATTCACTCTTAGCTAATGTTTTATCCGCTGATTCAATAAAAATATATGGAATACGGTCACCAACCTGTACTTCTTCATGACGCGCTTTTAGTTTCTCAGCTAATTGCACATGCACTGGTTTTGTTTTATAACTCTTTGCCAACATAGCTGACACAACAAGGTCATCAATATCAATTTGATAATTATCAATCCTATCTACATAACTTTTATAAATTTCTACACTATCATTGACACCACCTCCATCTTCATTTACAATACAATCAATAACTTCTGTATAACAATTTTTAACCATCTTACAATAATCACGTCTCGTAATTGCAATACCTGATTTCGTAATCTCTTTCAACTTAAATGGGTCCTTCATATTCTCATACTTTTTACCAATATAACGTTTCTTTGTCAATAAAATAAACGGCTGAAATACTTTTTCAAATTCCATCTCAATTGGTTTACGATTAAAAACCGTATCAGTTAAATTATCTCCACATACAGTAGCCAATTTAAATGTATCAGCACGATTTTTATTGAAATCTTGACGATTGTATTTTAATGAAAGGAAAACACTGTCTGTATTATAAATTTGTAATTGTCCAACACCAGCTCCAAATCTTCCGATTTCTGTTTCTATATCATAAACATAATCATATTTAGACCTTAAACATTCAATATTAATTATATCATTTGAATATGTTTCTGAATTATTTTTAGGCTCTAATATAAACTTATCACCTTCCATTTTTATATATATATTATTACCACACGAAGTAAATAAATAAAAAGCTCTTTGTGCAGATAATTTATCATCAAATACTTGTCTTTCTAAATTTTTTATAGAAAATGTTATTTTATTATTAAATTCTTTAGGAAAACTATGTAAAAGTGAATCTCCTACTTTTAAATCTCCCGGTTTAATAGGTTCTTTATTTTCTGTTATTAATGAATGGTCTTCTGTAACATCAATACATCCTGTATGAGTTGATACCCTATACATTTTCTTTTCACATTTATGTCGGATAACTTTTTTAATATCAACCCATCCAATATCACTCCATATTTGATAATCTGACAAACAATATTCTTTCTCTAATCTAATTGTTTTATCAAATAACTTAAAACCTGGATACTCAAATTTTTTAGATTCTTCAAAAATACTCTGAATCGTTTCAATATAAATGTTATCATCTTTCTTTAAAAGAACAGGTGTATCTCCTGTAACCGAATCGCCATATATGATTTTAATCTTAATATCAACTGGAACTTCCGGGTCTTCTTTGAATTTTTCGTTCGTTAATTTTAAAAAGTATTCTTTAGTATTATCATTAAATTCTATTTCAATTTGGCGGTCAGGATACTTGTCCCTTAAAAGAGAATAAATCATTTCAGTATCTTCAATAGTAGTTGTTTTAAATTGAGACATTTTCTCCTTTTAAAATAATAGAATATTAGTTTTAAATTCAATTTATATATAATTAAGCTTCAACTGGAGCTGGTTCTTCTTGAGCTGGTTCTTCTTGTGCTTGTTCTTCTTGTGCTGGTTCTTCTTCTTCTTGTGCTGGTTCTTCTTGCGCTTGTTCTTCTTGAATTTCCTCTATTCTTTCTTGAACTTCTTCGACTACTTCTTGGAATTGTTCTTGGACTTCTTCTGCTACTTCTTGCAATTGTTCTTGAACTTCTTCTAATAGTTCAGATACTTGTTCGGAGATGGGTTTATCAGCATTGTCGTGGATTTCTTCAACTACTTCTTGAACTGCTTCAACTACTTCTTGTGAGACTTCTTGAACAGCTTCTTGGACTTCTTCGATTACTTCTTCGAGAACTTCTTTAACATCTTCAACAAATTCTTGAAGTTGTTCTAAGATGGGGCGTTGGGAACGTTTTTGTTTTTTAATAGCTTTGCTCATTTACCGTTTTATAATATAGAATAATATTTTATTTTTTAATATAAAACACAGATTTGCTTTATACCTTGTTGGAAGGAAAAGAAATGAATGAACATTTGGTAATTTTTAAAGAGCAAGATAAACAACTGGAAGAATTGTTTAAATCAGTCAAAAGACAAAAGGAAATTGCGCAGCAATTAAATCAAGAGTTAGATTCTCAAAATCAATTATTAGAAGATTTAAGAGAAGATGTGGAAATAACACAACAAAAAGTTAAATTATCGAATAAAAGGTTGGATACTATGGTGGGAAATCAAAGAACATGGTTTCAATGGATTAAAAGTTGGATTAATTAATTAAATGTTATTATAGTATGGGTTAAAATCGAAAATTTTTTTAATGCATAATATTAATTAGTTTAAAATATTATGAATGAACAAAATAATGTATTAAGAGGCCCTCAAGGCCCATCTGGACCAAGAGGTATTCAAGGACCGCCTGGCCCTAGAGGTACTCAAGGACCGCCTGGATATAAAGGAGACCGTGGAGAACAGGGTTCTCAAGGACCTATAGGTGAAAAGGGAGATACTGGAAGTAAAGGCGAGGTTGGTAATATTGGACCTGCTGGTCCAAAAGGTGACCGCGGTGAACAGGGTTTACAAGGACTGATAGGTGTTAAAGGACCTAAAGGTGATATTGGATTACAGGGTATTCCTGGCCCGCCTGGCGAAAAAGGGGAACAAGGTATTAAAGGTTCTCAGGGAATAAGAGGCGTACAAGGTCTTCCTGGTTCGCAAGGTGATAAAGGAGATAAAGGAGATAAAGGTATTCAGGGTGAACAAGGACTTCCAGGTCCTCAAGGAGCTCAAGGGTTAGTTGGTTCGCAAGGACCTCAAGGTGAGATAGGACCCTTAGGTTTACAAGGGCCTCAAGGCGAACGCGGTGATAAAGGATTACGCGGGGAACGTGGGTCGCAAGGTATACCAGGACCAGCTGGCGAAAAGGGGGATATAGGACCAAGAGGACCGAAAGGTGATGTTGGACCTATAGGTCCGCAAGGTATTCAAGGAACATCTGGAATAAGAGGTCCATCTGGCCCCCAAGGTGAAAAGGGAGATATTGGAAGTCAGGGGTTAGTTGGTGTAAAAGGTGATATAGGACCACCGGGTGTACAAGGCCCAATCGGTGTAAAAGGTGATATAGGACCAATAGGACTACAAGGAATTCAGGGTCCAATTGGTAATAGAGGACCTAAAGGAGATGTAGGACCAATAGGTTTACAGGGAATTCAAGGTCCAATCGGGCCTCAAGGCGAAAAGGGAGAAATAGGATTAAGAGGTGCACAGGGTCCATCTGGATTAAGAGGACCTACTGGTGAAAAAGGTGATATAGGTAACCAAGGTCTACCGGGTTCAAAAGGAGAAAAAGGCGATATAGGTCCACGAGGTCCACAGGGATTACCTGGTATTCAGGGATATGGTCCTATGGGACCTAGGGGTCCACCTGGAAAAGATTTTTGTTTGCCGGAAAATATGACAATAGAGGGTATAAATAACAAATTATGTATTAAAAATCAAGATGCGACATTTATGTTAAATGATTTAAGTCAATTAATATTATTGGATATTAATTTTAATGAACAAGATGCTAAAAGTACTGGTAAGGGGACTATTTACGTGGATGAAAATGGTAGTTTAAAAGTTGTTTTATAAATTTAAATTCATAAAATTAATTTATTGCTAAATGATAAACATGTCAGCTTGTTGTGGTCAAGGTGTTTCTAATTTAATGTCTCAGTTTAAAACTACTAGTACAAATTTAACAACTTTTTCTGTTAAAAATCATCCACACGATTTAAAACCAATGTCAACGATGTCTCCAATGACAACTACTCAAACAACCCCTCAAACATTTACAAATACGTTTACTAAAACTGGGTTTATGAAATTTAGTAGACCAACACAATAAAAAAAGGTCCAAGGTCTATTATACCTTATACTTGGTCAAAAAATGGATTTTAAAATATACGCGCCCTACAGAAAACAAGTAAACTACTAATATAGCATTATAATTGACGGTGTTTTATACATCTTGATACTATTGAACAAAACATTTTTCCAATCTATTCTATCAAACCATACATCTTCTTGTTTGATTCGTATGACAGAATAGTTATTTTCTAGTGCACATTTCATTTTAATCTTGTCACGTTCTTGTGTGTCTTCAGGACTTTGCCAATTACTTATTTGCTTGAAATGCTGAGCACCATCCAGTTCAATAATTATTTTGAGATTCTCGATACAGAAGTCAAAAGGTAATTTTTGTTTGTTTTTGCACCATTCAAATGTAGCCTGGTGTTTAACTTTTTGATAATGTTGCTCTAACCACTCAAATACTATGCCTTCAGTCTTATTTGTACAAAATGGACACCAAGATTTCATATTTGAAATACTACATAAAGTAGTTTTAAATTCATGATTATTTGAACATAAAAATATAAATTTTTTACTAGAAAATTTAAAAATTTGTCTAGGTTTTATTGTATTCTTATCTGACCAATATATACTTTTATCACTTGAAGCAAAAGATATATTAAAACAATCTTTACAATCATCATTTTCACATAATAATTTTAAAGAACAATAAGAACACCATTTGTTTTCACGTATATGACTAGTGCTAATTTTAAATTGATGATTACATTTAGTACAATTAAAAAAATACTTTTTATTACTTGATTTAAAAATTTGCCTAGGTTGTAAATTATTTTTATTACTCCAAAATTTTGATTTTTCATGTGATGTAAATGATTTTTCAAAACAATCTTTACAATCATTATTTTCACATAATTTTTGATTTGTGCAAAATGAGCACCATGAATTCATATTTGAAATACTAGACAATGATGTTTCAAACTCATGATCACATTTATTACAATCAAATATATATTTATTAGTTGTAAATTTAAATACGTGTCTAGGTTTTAATTTATTTTTACGTGACCAAAATTCACTTTTAAGATTTGATGCAAACGATTTTTCAAAACAATTTATACATTCAGAGTTATCACATAATTTATGATGTGAACAATAAGGACACCATCTACCTACTATTATATTGTTTAAAGATATTTCAAACTGATGAGTACATTCAGTACAATTAAACCAAAATTTATTACCATTTGATATTGATACTTTTCTTGGGTCTAAATTATTTTTATCACTCCAAAATTTACTTTTGGGATGTGAGGCAAAACTTTTTTCAAATAGTATTTCTTTTATATTCATTGTAATAAGTATAATATAATATACAATTTCATTTATTTTTATAGATTCTCCAATATGTAGGAAATCTAGGTTTCTTAGAATATTTGTCTTGTTCAAAATATTTAATTGTGATAATAGTTCCGATTGGGAATAAGGTCTTATAAGCTTTTCTATCGGTATCTGTAAAACCTGAACCGACCTTAAACTCATTTGTACCCATTTTTGGGTCAAGCCATTTAACATGTAGAGCACCTAATCGTCCTTCATTTCTACCTTCACCAAATTCCATACCTTCTACTATGGCTTCATCGTCCATAAAGTCCTTTACTTTTAATAACATACTACTTCGTTTATTTTCATAATAACTATCTGGGTGACGCAACATGGACCCTTCACCGCCTTGAGATACCCATTTTTTATGTAATGTATTAAATTGTTCTATACTCTTAACTTCTATATGTTCAACTAATTTAACATGAGGTACATCTTTTAACAAGGTTTGCATAATCTGATATCTTTCCTTAAAAGGTTTATGTACAAGTGGTAAATCAAACACCATAAATGTTATTTTTCTCCATTCTGAATCAACTGGAATCTTTTTTCTAACAATGCCCATACTATCAAAATCGCCACGTTTAGTATATAATTCACCATCTAATAATGTACCTGCTGGTAAATGAGAGGCAATGTCATCTAAAAACCATTGAGGTGCTACAAATGGTTTATTATTTCTTGAGAAGAATTCTCCTCCATTTGGACCATTGTAAAACAACGCTCTATAGCCATCTAATTTTTCTGATATAAAATAACCAGTAGGGTCCGCACCTGTATATTTATTTGCTAACATTGTAGAAAACGTATTTTTATTAAATGATTTAATAGATTCTTGTTTAACAGATTCACTTTTACGTTTAACAGATTTACTTTTAGCCTTTTTACTTTTACGTTTAACAGATTTAGTCTTTTTAGATTTAGACTTAGTCTTTTTACTTTTGCGTTTAACTGACTTAGTCTTTTTAGATTTAGACTTAGTCTTTTTACTTTTGCGTTTAACCGACTTGACCTTTTTACTTTTGCGTTTAACTGACTTAGTCTTTTTAGATTTAGACTTAGTCTTTTTACTTTTGCGTTTAACCGACTTGACCTTTTTACTTTTACGTTTAACTGACTTGGCCTTTTTAGATTTACTTTTGTGTGACTTTGTTTTAACTAACTTAGACTTTTTACTTTTACGTTTAACGGACTTGGCCTTTTTAGATTTACTTTTACGTGACTTTGTTTTTACTGATTTGGGCTTTTTAACTGATTTTGGCAGTTTAGAAGATTCTTTTTTCCATCTTTTAGTATTATTTTTGGTGAGAATGACCGTCCAATAATTCCCATCACTACCTATTTTTTTGGTTCCAACTGAGAATAATGTTGCAGAGTCAGATGGACTCGGTCTTTTTGCGTTCATTATATACTATATAATGAAGTAATATATTAATTATTATTAAAGTCATTATAATTTTTTTTTTTATTTATCTATATTATAAATATATAAATGTCACAATTTACACCTCCGCTTAATCCTTTAGCAACTTTATTTCACGGAACTGTAACTATAGAACCTGGTTGTGATTATACTGCTGATACAGCAGGTGGCTTATATGGTTTCGGTGATATGTTTGTATCACGACAAGTACAAGTTGGTTATAATACACCTCTCCCTAGTTTAAATCCTTCAACCGGTAGTTTGGTGGTACATGGTGGTATTGGTGTTAAAGAGAACGCTAATTTAGCATTAAGTTTAAATGTTTTGGGTACAACTGGTAATGCAACAAATCTTAGGGAAACCCATATTGATACTACTTGGGGACCATTACAAGTTAGTGGTGGTAATATGGTTAACATGTCTGTAGGTGATGGTATTTCACTTGCTTCTACTACGGGTCCAATTATGGTTTCAGGAGGGAATTTTATAAAGATAGAATCTTCATTCAATGCCGCAAACGCTATTCAAATGACAAATAAAAATGCAGGAGGTGGTATTTCTCTTTTAACTGGTGAGAATAGTGGTTATCAACTTGCAACTGGTATCGCAGGAGCAGTTGTATTTGCGTCATCTGGTAATATCAGCTTAACTGCTAATAATGGTTCTGGTTTATTCAAACTTAATACCGTTCAAAATAATCAAAATCTAACCCTTGATTTAGCTGGTCAAACAGATTCGGGTATTTTAATTCAAAGTGCTGGTAAAAATACAACTTTAGATGCTATTGCTATTAAAACACTCGAAACTGGTGGTAATATTGTTATTTCTAATAGTGGTGGTACTTCAAATGCAAATATTCAACTACTTGCTGGTACAACTGGTCTTATTGGTACAACAAATACCGGTGGCCCAATTCAATTAACAGCAAGAAATGCTGCCAGTTATTTTGTTGTAAATAATACTATAGGAAATGTAGCAAATGATTTAACAATTGGAGTGAATGGTATTTCAGACAGTTCACTAGTATTGGAAAGTGAAGGTATAAGCAATACAGATGCTATTATTATTAGAAATACAAATACACTAGGTTCTATATTAATAACTAACGCGACAGCTGGTAGTGGTGGTATGTCTATGTATACTGGTTCTGGTGGTTTAACTGCTAAAACTCTATTCGGTGGTATTAATTTAACTGCTAGAGGAGCTGCTAGTAGTTTCATTAATCAGACAACTACTGTATCTGGGCAAGATTTAGTGATTTGTGTAAAGGGTCAATATACTGATAGCGGTGCCATTACAAATCCATATCAAGAGCAATCCAATAAATTAATATTATGTTCGGACTCAACAAATGTAGAAGCCATTTCTATAAACGCAAGTGGTGGTATATTCTTGAGTTCCGGAGGTCAAATTAATATTCAAACACTTAATACCGCCATCGGAATTAATATTGGTACAACGGCTCCAGTGCCAGTTAAAATTGGTACAACTAATTCTACAACAACAATTAACGGTAATCTAGATGTTCTGGGTACTACAACTACATATGATTCTACTATTGTTCAAATAAAAGATAATTTTATTGTAGTTAATAATAAACCTGGTAGTGGAGCTCCTGGTGCACAACCAACCGTAGATGGTGGTTTAGCTATTAAACGTTATCAACCAGTTGGTGAGGGTCCATGTTCACTTTTAGCTGGTTCTGTTATTTCTGATACACCTGAACTTACTGGTACTGTGACATCGGTCACAGTTGGTACTTCAAGTGCAATTTCAGTTAGTACCCCTGTGTATCCAATCACCGAGACTACTGCAGCTTTTAGTGTGGCACCAGACTCTTATGCTGGATATTGGTTAAAGGTTACTTATTATGATGGATCTACAACAGGTATAGAACCATCACCAGTTATAGAAGACCATTCTGGTGATCAGTGTTGGGTTAGACGTATCAAGGCATCTACGACATCAGAAGCCTTGAATACAGCAACATTTACTATTTATAATGATGCTGACCAACTTAATCCAAATGTTTTAGGAAACCCAGTTCCAATAGAGGGTAAAGATTATCCTAGTGCTATGCCTTCACCACCCTTATCAGGTAATCAAAGATTAACCTTCTCTCTTTATCCATGTCACTGGATTGTCAGTATGTGGGATGAATCTAACAAAGAATATGCATTAGTTTGCTCACGTTCAATTGGTGAATATGGTAATCTAGCTGACCCAGATCATTATATTAATTTACATGTCAATAATATTAAAGCAAATGCACTAACGGTCAACAGTATTAATAATTTGACGGCTGATGTTCAATTTACTATAACATTACAACCCAATACAACACCGGTAGAACTCTCTCCAAGTAGTTCTATACCTACTATCGATCAATTAGGTTATACTTATCCTAACTATGGTGTATTTATTATTTTAGTTAGACCAACAATTGCTCTATCTACATCTCCATATGCTGTATTTGTGGTTGGTAGACGTCAGGGTAATACTTGTGGTCAAGTTGCTCGTCTTATTTCTGTTAAAGGTACCAATGGAGAAATGTTAGACATGTCTTGGCCAGCCCCAATTCAAGACGTATTATTAGGATATCCAAACTTATTCTATCGTCCAGCTCCAGGCACTGGAGCTGTTCAATTCACTCTTAAATTTATTGCTGTTTAAAACGTATTTACTTTTACTTTTATTTTATCACTTTCATTATTGATAAAATGCAAACTAAAGTAGTGTCTTTTATTTAAAAATAAAATGTATATTATGAGTATATGTTATTAGGAACTTTTTTATTAGGAAGTCAGTTTATACAAGATCCAAAACCAGGATGGATTAAAATAAATGGTGTTGTATTAGGTGAATCTAAGAAATTCTCATATAAAGTATCTTGGTCAAGAGATATTGGAACTTTATTAGATACTTTATCAAAAGACCCAGCAATAACATGTGTTTTGTATAACTGGAAAACCGGAGACGCATATACTAAATCCGGATTTGACTTGACAGATAAGAGTGACTATTCCAGAAATTCAGAATATACTACGTTTATACTTAAGAATAAAATCAATAAATTTATTCCTCAACCACCTCCAATTCAACCAATTCAACCAATTCAACCAATTCAACCAATTCAACCATCACCAACTCAACCTCAACCTAAAAATTGTTATGTTAATTGGAATGGAGATGACTTTATGTGTAATAATTATAAATTTGCACCAGTAGGTCCTAATGTATATTGGTTAGGACATACAGAGAGCCATAATTATCCAGAACGTAATCAAGTTATAGAAATGTTTGAAGTTGCATCTAAAATGAAAAGTACAGTTATACGTTCACATACATTAGGAATTAGTTCTGGTAATCCTAATTCTTTGAGACCGAGTGGTGTAGTTTTAAATGAAAAAGCGTGGGATGCTATTGATTTTGCGTTTTATACGGCTAAAAATTATAACATTAAATTAATTTGTCCATTAACGGATGCGTATACATGGGCGAATGGTAATTATGGAGATTTTTGTAAAAGTCGTGGTGTACCTAAAAAAGATTTTTGGACAAATATAGATGTAAGAAGTGATTTTAAAGATTATATATCAAAATGGTTAAATCATCGTAATAAATATACTGGTATAAAAATTAAGGATGACCCTACCTTGGCTTTTATAGAATTAGGTAACGAACTAGGTAATATTCGTCCTGACCATGGAAGTGTTAATGTTCCAACAAAAGAATGGTTAACTGATATTACATCATATATAAAAAGTATTGACAAGAATCATTTGATTCTAGGACCTTCAGATGAATGTTTAGGTAGTAAAGAGTCTGATGATTTTAATGTTAAAGATATAGATGTGTATTCTGGTCATTTTTATTCAAAAGATTATTCTAGACTAGATTTTGGAGCTAATAGTTCTAGAAATGTCAATAAACCCTATATAATAGGAGAATATTCTCCTCATTTTGATAATGATTGGTTTATAGAAATTGAAAAAAGAAAAAATGTAAAGGGTAGTATTTTTTGGAACTTGTATCCTCACGAAAATGGTTTAGTTGGTGGTTTAAAGATTAACCATCAAGATGGAGAGACAGTGTGGTATCCTGAAGACCGTGTAACGTTACTAAAAATATCAAATCATTTTAGAAGAATGCAAGGATTACCCACTGTTCAAAATATTTAAATAGATAAGAAATAACTTCTAATTAAACTTGAAAATTTAATTAGATTACATTTAGATAGATTTGATTTTGGTAGTAAAATTATATGTAATGGTTTCTCCATTACGTTCAACTTCTACCTTTTCTGACTTTTTAGTTACTCTATAATCATATGTTTTATGCATAGAACCTTGAGTAGTCTCACGAATCTTAACCTTGAGACTCATTGGACCAGTTGCGTTAATAGAATGATAGGCTTTGCTGAATGCCTTTCTGGCAGCGCCTGCTGGAGTTTCTGATAGAAATCTTCCTCCTGTGTAATTTACACGACCACCTTTTGTTTTTTGAATACTTTCAATTGTAAAAGAACGAGACATTTTATATAATTAACCAATAAATAAAATATTTAAAATTTAAAATTAATATCCATATATCATTTTGAGATTAAATTAACAAATTACAACTTGAAACTTAAAAGCGCCTCTAAATCATCAAGACGTTTCTTCAACAGAACATTTTCTTGTTTTAATTCCTTGATACATGCCATATTTAATGCTGTAATTCTGTCATATGCTAAACTATAATAAGCATCTTGACTATTTCTCATTAGTAATTCTGGGAAATGTTCTTCAAAATCTTGGGCTATGAAACCTATATGGTCATCATGGTCAAATGCATGAATTGAGTTATATTTTAATGGAGTAATGTTTTCAATTTTGTCAAGCATTGACTCCAAAGGTCTGAGATTTTTCTTGAGACGAGTATCTGAACTGGATGTTACTGTACCTCCTACATAAACATCTTTTAATATACCAACACCTCCAGCAATAGTTAATGCACCACCACTCGTAACGCTTGTAGCATTTGTTGTTTTGGATATACTTACGCCACCGGTTACCATAAATGCAGCTGTTGTACTATTTGAACTATCAGCAACACTTCTAACCATTCCTGTACCATTTACATCAAGTGTTTGTCCAGGTGAAATAGTATTAATACCTATATTACCACTTGACCCTATTAATACTCTAGAAGCACTACCGGTTACATCATATATACTAAATCCTGCACCCGCACCACTATCTGTAGCTGTAGAACCAACGTGGTAAGTTCGTCCACCAGCAGCTGTATTTTCAAATCTAATTACAGTTGCATCTATAGTAGAACCTACGAGTCTCATAGGGAAATCACCATTAAAAACATCTAATTTATAAGTTGGATTCGTTATATTAATACCTACATTACCGTCATTTGTATACAAGTTACCAAGTGTATTGGAATTAAATTCTGCTCTTAATCCATTACTCACATATAAATTTGCACTTGAGGTATTTGTTGTTACTAAATTTGTTGTCGTATTATTTGTTGAAATAACTCTTGGAATATATCCTACTTCTCCGACATATAAATCTGCACCAATACCTGCTCCACCAGCAATTGTTAAACCATTACCAGAAGATGCACTTGTTGCATTTGCAGTATTCTGAATTGAAATACCACCAAAAACAACTAAAGCTCCATCAGCTATATTAGTTGACCAATCTGATGCCGTAAGAGTTAAATAGGCAAAAGTGCTACTCGCTGCTGCTGCATTAGAATAAGTAATTGTTCCACCCACAATAAGGTCACCAGCGATAGCTGCACCACCGGCAATTGTTAAAGCACCGCCATTTGATACATTTATAGCATTTGTACCACAATTAATAGACAAACCACCTTGAAGAACAACACTACCAGTTGAACTATTACTACAACTTGTAATATTTTGGAAATTACTTAATGC